CATTGGCGGTCTTGCTCAACATGGAATCATAATCCAGATTGCCAGTGACCTGCTGGGTGATATTGGCACGGGTTTCGTCACTTACAGTCACCTTTGTGGTGGCATTTGCAGCGGAAGTAGACTTAAAATCACCTTTCAGAGCGTCAATATAAGTGGTATCAAAAATCGTGTCCACAAGGCCGCGATTGACGGTTTCGCCCAGAGCCTCCCAGATATCGCACATCTGGTTGTAGATCATGGGAGCAGTATCGTTTAAAATGTTGTAATTGTCCTTCCAGCTGGCCATCTTGGCATTGGCGTAAGTAGCGTCGATATCGGCATCACTGGAAGTGGAGTACATCGGGAACACTTCACGAGCTGCGTCGTAATTGATGGGCTGATCATAAGACATCAGAATACCCTTGACGAACTTCTTGACAGTATCTTCGTGAGCTGCGGCCCAATCTGCATCAAACACAATGCCATCCATGACCAAAGAAGAAGAAGACTTGGTATCAAAAACAACGGTGCTGTTGGTATAGGTTTTAGCCTGAGTCAGGTACGGCTCCCATGTTGCAGCCACATCGATCTGACCAGCAAAGTATGCCTTAGCAGTATCATCTGCCGTACCGAACATGATCAGGTTGTTCATAATGGTTGCCTTATCCGCATCGGACAGGTTGGAATTATTGACAAACCAAGCAACCAGGGTTTCGGCCTCAGAGAATTCAGGAACGCCGATCTTGGCATTGACCCACGAATTCACATCCGCAAACTGAGTGGAAGCGATAATACCGTCACCGCCATAGCTGTAGTTGGTAAACACCGGCATGATAATATTCTTACCGGCATCCGTAAACTTCTGAGACAGGAATGCGACACGGTTCGTAGTATAACCGGCGGCCTGCAGATCACCAGAGATCAATGCATTGCTAGACTCAGTAGCATCGTTGATGACATTGATATTCACCTTGATGCCGAGCTGGTCAAATACAGAGCCAGGCTGAGTAGTGAGACCCCCATTTGCGGTTAGGATTGAAAGCCACTTTCATATTGACCAAGTTCGTTACGCTTGGTGGATAGTTTTCTAATTGGATATGTGCAATCGATTCGCCTATGATATTGACCAGAATTAACTCTGTATACTTCTCCGCGATCAATACCACATTCGTTTGCTATTTCTTGTACTGTAAGTTCTGAAGATTTTAAAAGGTCTATAATTTTATCACGAGTTTTTGATGGTAACCCAAATTCCCTTATCGGGTAGGAAATATTTGGTCTGCGCCAATGGGTGCCATTATTTATATTTATAATGGTATGTCGTTTTACACCAGTCAATCTTTCAATATCGTCAAATGGTATATCTGGATTTTGAAGCAATTTAATAACTTCATTTATTGATTCGTCATCCATTCTTCTTATCATTCTACGAAGCGGATATTCATATAAATCCGTATTTCTCCAAGATGCGCCCTTATTTACGTTTGTAACATATTTTTGATTTACTCCGTATTTTTGAGCAATCTCATCATAAGAGAGATCAGTATTTATTAGATCCTGAATCATATTATCGATCTCTGTTTGTTTCAAAATGGCGACAGGATTGTTTTCTCCACCACTATCTTGTCCACCGTTTTGAATATTATATCCAAACTCCTTTTCATTTGATCGATATTGACGAATAAAATATTTTTCTAACCCGTTATAACAATCTCCATAATATAAGACTTCTACAGAGAAATTTTCCCAACCATATTTTACGATAGCATTATGTATGGGATGGTTCATTCTCTTATCGTGCTTATGTTCTTGAAGTCGTCTTTTTAGATTATTTGTTTGACCGATATAGATTTTACCATTGATATTGTTCGTGATTTTATAGACACATTTATTCATCTTCAACGCTCCTATCCAATCCTTTATCCCTACATCTTTCAATGTAGAATAGACTATATCACCACCCATATTGCAGGGTGCTTCTTCACAGTCCTTTACGAATTCAAAGGATCTTAGTCGTTGAACCTTCCTCTATTCGAGGCTTGGCTGCTGATTTCCCATTGTTGAAAACACTTAGCACATATTTTGCAATATGGTTTTATTTCAGCTTATGTCATCTGATTGATTTTTTCTGCTTTCGCCGCATTCGTACTTATGCATATTTCATCATTGCACTGTAGCTCAATCAGCTTTAGGGCAACCTAATCTCCTAACAAAATCAGGTTGAGTTGTTCCAGCAATTCAAAGAAGTTCCATCACATGATTACTCATATGAAGGGGCTAACTTTAACCCGCCCACTCATCCAGAGACAGATTGATTGTGTCGTCGCTGGTTGATGCATTCGTGGTGACATTCGTGGCAGGCTTATCAGACGCAGTCGGCTTTTTCTTGTCGAACTTGATCACACCGCCCTTGATGCCACCAACGACACCAATAGCAACAGCCACAGCAAGGACTACACCAACAACAGCGCGGCCAGCCTTAGTCAATTTGAACTTAGACATGTTATTCTCTCCTATTTAATTTTTGATTTATTTCTTGGACTGAGTGTTCAATCCAGAAGACTTTGTGAAGGTGTTCAGATCAGGAATGCTGTAAGTTGTTACGTTTGGATTGCTCTTTTTGAGACTGTCCAGGTACGAACTCACCTTATAATCAGCAGTGTTTGCGTCCGCCTTATCAAGCTTTCCCTCTCGACTGGTCTGATACAGAACCTTTGCACCCGCTGCTTTTTCACGGCTTTCCTGAAGGCCATCACGGGTAGCGTTGAGCATTTTATCGGTGCCGGTAGATGCACGCAGACGATCCAGATTGGAATACACATCTGCAACCTGTTCGTTCGCCTTCAATTCGGCCACTACATCCTTGCTTTCACGCTTCAGAGCAGCCAACTGATTTTCAAGCTTTTCCTTAATTGCCTTGACCTCTTCCGCCGCTGGTTTCATTTTTTGGAACTGAGCAGATAGATTCTCGGCTTTATCAAGCTCTTCCTGTAAAAGACGAGCGTAAGTAGTTGCAGACTCTTCATCACCGCGACTCATGGCAGCCTTTGCACGTTCATCGTAACCCTTCGCCTGCTTCTGACAGGCAGCGTAGTTATCCTGAATCGTCTTGAGCTTACCCGTCAGGTCACGCAGAGTATTGCAGGCATCTGTGTATTTCTCAGTCATTTCATCGATCTTCTGAGCATAGATAGCGCGGGCACCATCTGGTGTCTTGGCTGTATCCTGCACAAAGACCTGCAAAAAACCACCGGCAAGAGCTTTGAGCTGCTGACGAAATGACGGAAACAGAATTAAACTGCCAACAAAGGCGAAACCAGCACAGAGAAAAGTAAACTCAGCAATCGTGAAAGAAAACATTACTGGGCGACCTCCTTCCCGGCGGGCTCCGTCTTATCCTCTTCGATAAATTCCTCGATAGAAGAAATCATCTTGAGTTCATCCTGAACTGTATTGGTGATCTTTTCAATGGCCGCACCAGCTTCAACGTTGCGATTCGTCAAAGCTTCGATCTGTTCCTTCATAGATTCGATCTGCTGGTCGTTGCTCTTCATCTCGTCAAACAGTGCATTCATCTTATCGTTACCAACAGCCCGCAGAAGCTCCTTGCGCTGCTTCGCATCAGAGATAATCGCGGCCGCATCATAACCAAGCGTCGTCATCAGGTTTTTGACCGTTGCTCGTTTTGTTTTGGTGGGCATCTCAGACGGGAATGTATCGATCACATCTTTGATCTTGTAGACAGTAACAGCGTCGGCAGGGTTCATACCATTGGTCTCGTAAACCGCCCGGACATCGATGGTATCGCCCTCAGGAACCTCTACCTGAACCGGTTCGTCCTCTGGGAAATCTCCATTGATGTAATGATCTCCGACGCCACTACAAACGCGAAGCTCATTCGTGGTATCCGGCATATCATACTCAGAAGCAGCTACACCCTCAACAAGACCTAGTTTTTCAAAAAAACTTTTCTTTGCCATAATTTTCTCCTCTATATAATTTATATAATTGGTGCTCCAAGAGTTCCATCAGGCTTCACATAACAGCCGTCTCGAATCTCAGAGAACCCACCACCATAGTACCAACCATGCGACTCAACAAAATCTAAGAACACGTCTGTGATTTCATCAAAATTCGCGTTATCTGGAATGGTCAAACAACCACACAACTCAATTTCGTGCGACATGTTGTCCTCCTTATGAAAATTTCCACTTGAAAATCTTCTTGATACAGATATTTGTGATCCAGTCAAACAGAATACTGAAAATCACAATCGCCAATATTCCAACAAACACCAGAGATGTACGGCCACGAGCGGACGAAGTATAGATCAGATAGCCAATACCGTACTTCGCATTCACCGTCTCGGCCACTGCGATATAGGTCCAACCGATGGCGTACATTGTGGCGAATGATTGACAGATGGAAGGCGCTGCGATTGGGAAGACGATTCGTGTTACTGTGCTGAACTTCCCTGCTCCATCAATGCTGGCCGCCTCGATCACATCATCACTGACATCGTCCATAGCGATCAGAACACTTGGAAGCATAAACACAAAGCTGGCCACAAATAAGAAAGCGATCTTCATTTTCTCTCCGATTCCAAACCACATAGTCAACAGTGGATAGAAGGCAGTGACTGGCAAAAACCGCATTGCTCGAATTGCTGGATAGAGCAGCTTTTGAAGCGGATGACAGATTTTCATCAGACAGCCAAGAGGAATGGAGATGCCGGCGCTCAAAGCGGCTGCCACCGTAATGCGAACCAGCGAATATCGGAATGCTTTCAACATTGTTCCATTTTGGATCAACAGGAAGAATTCCCGAAACACAGCGCCTTTCTGGGGAACAAAAATTGGCGAAGTCAAAGCCGCGCCAATGTCCCAGATAATCGCCAACAGAATCAGAAGAATCACACGATAGATCCAATCTTTCTTCGTCGTTTTCATTTTGAATACCTCATAATATTTAATTTTCAAAAAATGGCCTGTACCGGAATTGAACCGATGTCTCCGCCGTGAAAGGGCAGCATCTTCACCTCTTGACTAACAGGCCATAACACGCGGCAAGCAAGATTCGAACTCGCGGATGTATTACCATCAATGGATTTCAAGTCCATCGCTTTAAACCACTCAGCCATTGCCGCATATAACAAGCCTTTTCACATCATGCTCGGGATGATTCTTGACAATCGCGTAACAACGTGATACACTTTTGCCAACTTAACTCTCACTAGACACACCAGTTCCTCAATGACGGACATTGTTCTCGCGTCTCGAGCGGATTGGAGGTGCTTAGATGAAGCGTTAGGCGAAAGATTTTCTTGATGTCGCTGGTGACATTTGCAGTATCGTCGGGCTCATACTGATGGTTCTGCAGATGAATCACGTCATCGGGTAATCCTGACAGCTCAGTGGTTATGGCCGCTGGGCTGTTTTCTTTTCTTGATCTCTTTATCAACATCTTCCAGAAAGCTCATCCAGTTTTGAAGATCAAATTCATCACCAAAATCAAACCCTTCATCCAGACGTTGATATAGATCCCGCTGAAAGCACCATAGCGTTTTATCTGTCAACTCGCTCAGGTGCGGTGTGATGAAATCGATCACAAGATCAGGCATATATGTTCTGCGCCCGACTGTGTATCGAACAGCACAGTTACAAATGGCACCGAAGTCATCATCATACGGATCGATCATTGCCATAATCTTCAAGCTCCTTCCTGATTTGTTCATTTCTGATTTGATTCGTCCTGTGCTTCGCGAGACGCTTATCACGAAGTTTTGCCTTTGCCCAGTTATTTCGAACTCCACTCCAACGTCCGTATCGGTGGTCAAATTCATCAGCACCCCAGCCTTGATGACCTATGATGCCTTTATAAATTTGCTGCTGTTTCATAAAACTGGCTCCTTTCTATAAAATAAGGGATACTGTTATGTAATTTGTTTGGCACGCCCAGCAGGATTCGAACCTGCAAAATGACAGTTTTAGAGACTGCGGCTTTAACAATTAAGCTATGGGCGCATATCGAATCCGAATGCCCGCCCACGGATATGACGCTCGCTCTTCTATCTTGTCAGCGTCTCCACAAGACTGTTCACCCAACCACAGACAGGTATTGGTGCGATCGGTGGGAATCGAACCCTAACGATACTCAAATTAAAAGTTTGATGCCATACCACTTGGCTACGATCGCATATAAAATGCCTACTCATTTCAGAATGATGTGATGATGTACACTTTCAACAACATAATGAACTTTCGGACTTGTCGTGGCCGGAGTTTAACCGACATCAAGCAGTTTCCTGCCGTGCTACCTTTTGTTCTGCTACACGACCATATAATCTGTTTTTGAGTTGGTGAGACTCACGCACAGTTGCGCCTGGAATGCGGATCTTACATCGTCAGCGCACGCAGTTTGACCAAGCTTGCTACATCGATCACTGACCAGCCCTGTGAAGGCTCGCTATTCCTGATGGTGGTCCCGGCTGGAATCGAACCAGCGACACGGGGATTTTCAGTCCCCTGCTCTACCGACTGAGCTACAGAACCACGAAGAGGTCCTAACCTGACTCGAACAGGTGACATAGAGATTAACAGTCTCTCGTTCTAACCAACTGAACTATAGGACCATAAGCGATTCGGATGGGGATTGAACCCACGACCCCTAGCGTGACAGGCTAGTGCTCTATCCTTCTGAGCTACCGAACCATATAAACGGCAGGTATTGTTACGCCCCTGCCAAGGCGCTCACCATCTACCAGCCATGTGGTAAACAACGGGACTTATGTAATCGATCCACAAACCTGTGCCCATGGATTTTATAAACCTTTGACCTGTATTCATTACTGTTTAATCTTTAGCTAGAAGTTTAAGCTTTGAACTTTCAACCTTTAACCTTTAAATTAATAACCGTTAACCTTTCCAAGACATTTGAATCAACTACGTGTTGGCCCTTGGGACAACTCCTTCTCTTGATTCGATTTTTTTTGGATAATGGATTCGAACCATCGTTTCAAGCTTATAGGCTTGCGTCTTAACCTCTTGACAAATCCAAAAATTCAAGTATTACCAAATATTTTACTTGATTTCATCTTGTCGGCTTATGAGGCCAGCTTTTATATGAATGGTTATTAGCTTTTTTATTATTTGATTTCGTTCAAGCAGGCTACCATCAGCAAAGAACGAACGATTACAGTTTGTCGTTTTCGATAGACAGTGAATATGCTTCGCTGATTAAATATCAGTATTCGATTGTGATCTCAGTCATGGCGTTAGAAGTAGACAGAACCGCGTCAACCTCAGCCTTGAACTTATTGATCTCATCAGCCAGTTCTTCCTTGACCTTCTTGATGTTGATACCGTCGACCAGCTGCATGGTTTCACGCTCAATGTAGCTCTCTCGCATATCCTTAATAGCTTCCGCATCCATACTGTTCTTGTCTGCGCCAGCGTTGTTTCTGCTGATAAAATCATCTGCCTTATCACTCAGCTTGGAGTTTGCAGCCTCAGTAGCAGCAACTGCGCTTGCATACTGACGCTCCAGAACATTGAGCAAAGTACTCTTGAAATCAATGCCGTGCTGGTTCATCCAAATAAGCTGCGCAACAGTATAATCATGTCCACATACAACAGCATGAGTAACCGCATTGGACTCGGACACCGCCCGCTTAATCGCTGCCTGACGAGCCATCAAATCAGTGATCTTATCATAAGTAGACTGGGCATTCTGCTTGTACTCTTCAATAGTTACACCGCCCAGCTTCTGCATACAATTCTTAGCGGCACCACAAAACTTGGCCTCGCTCAGCAGCTTCATGATACGATCGTCCAAAACCTTCAGCTCGGCCAGTGCGCGATGAATTGTCATAGTTTCAGTAGTCATAATTATTCTCCTTTGTAATACATAATCTTTGATGCGGTCGCCCGCTGTTCTAATGGTGCTGGAGACAGGGCTTGAACCTGCAACCTGAAAATTACAAATTTCCTGCGCTACCATTGCGCCACTCCAGCATATAAAGGTGGATTCACTCCACCGATTGATTAGATCAAACAGACGTTTTTCTGCCATCCGACCTTTTTTCTACTGTAAGGAATCCATATAAGAAGCGAGTTCGCTCTGATATGTAAGCACCTGTTGATGCGTCTGGTTGGTGTACCGACCTTTCCTCAGGTACTGTTTGTACTTCCCTGCTCCGATCTGGTAGCGAAGAAGCGCTGCAGAATCGTTGCCGGTGTACTGCTTGTGATACGCCAGCAGCTGAACACCACATTTGATGCCCGTTCTATCATCCAGCAATTCAGACATGGATCGAATGCCAAGCGTCTTGTTGAGATAATCGAAGTTGACCTCGTTGACCTGCATCAGACCGTAATCGACTGTGCCGTTTGAATTCACATGAGTCAGGCCGCTTTGGAACCTGCTTTCGTTATAGATCACACCGAGCGCCAACGAATAATCGACATTGTATTCGTCACATACAGACTGCGTATACGACTTGAGTTCATCGCTCCAGCCCTGGTATGTCTCGACCAGACCCGCTGCTTCACCGCTGAGCAAATTCGTCAGCAGATAAACGCCGGTTACAACAATGGCTGCAATCGTCTTTCTCATTTCAATCACCTCCTATTCAACATAATGACATTATAAAGTGTGAATGGTAAAGGAAAAATTCAGGGGCTGGTCAGGCCCCTTCATTTTTATAATTTTCTTGCTTTCTCGCGCATTATTTGATACTTTCGGAATGTGAGCGGCGTATCATATTGGTTCTGTCTGAATTTTTCAGCGACATATTCGATACCATACTCATGCTCTTCCGACATGATCTCATAGAATTCGCGCAGGTTTTTGATGGTGCTTGTTTTAACAAGGATGTTTTTATAGTTAGATGTTGGCGGAAGCCCCTCAACAATTTTCTTTTCTCTTCGATACAGGTCTTTGAAGTATCCAATTGGCACAGGGTTATCATTGGAACTCTCTCTGCTTGTACGAATAAGATATGGACCATCGCCGAGATTCATTTCTAACTTCCCAAGTTGTCCCTTTGCGTGGTTTTTGAGATAGGTGGTCGTGTTTTTGGCTTTACAGATGATCGACCATGCGATATCGTGATCGATATATTTCCCGCAGACGGTTCTCGTGTCTACATTAACGTCTTTTCTTTTGATGACGCGAATCTCTTCGGACTGGAATCCATAATACAGCAGACACATGATTGCGCCTGTCATAATCGCCCCTTCTTCCGAGAACACAGAAACGACGTAGGTGAAGAAGTCATCTTCTGATGGAAACACATAGTTTTCAGCCAATTCATCGGTACTCTTGTTTGCAATGGCTTCCAGCTGGTTCTTTACACGCTCAGAGCGGAAGGTGGAACTGGTGTCTTTCTTTTTCCATCCGGACATTTCCATGTCAAAGAACGGATGCTGATAGTACCGCTGCGTTGAGAGCAAACCCTCATCTCTGCACCACATAATATACTGCTTGAAAATAGACAACACAAAGATGCTGTAGTTTTCATTCAGTTCGGAGATCCACCTTGAGAACAGATCATTTATAAATTCTTCGTCTTTGTCAGACTCGATCTCATAAAAGTCTTTCTCATACTTCTGTTCGAACACGGCAAGCTTATGAAAAATGCTGCGAACCTTATTATACCTGTTCTTACTCTTAGCAAGAATGATATATTCGCCAGCGGAATCCTTAGCTGGATCTCCGTTGGAATCTTTTTCGCACATTTTATCCAGAATAAATCTGGTCTTGAGCTCTTCATTATAATATTCCGCACTCTGTCTCATCGTTTGATATCTCCTTACACAGTGGGTCGGTATATGAACTATTAGATTCATTGTACACTATGTAAGAAGATTTTGCAAACAGAATCGTAGAATTTATGATGCAGAGACCAGATTTGTACTGAATGCCGCCGCAAGCATCGGACACTGGATCACCATGGCGTTCGCTGCGCGCTGCCAGTTCTTATCAGAGAACGTTCCGATTGGTTCGCTCAGCTGAGAGTTTAACAACGTATCGCGGCCTTCGATCACAAGAGTGGATTCATGCGGTAAGCCATCTACTTCACCTACACCAAAATCAACATGGACCGGGTTGCGGCTGTTCCAGCGCTTTGTGGTGAAGGGAATCACCTCACACTGACCAGAGTTTTTGTTGTAGATGTTGTTGCTGACGATCAGATAAGGATGAACGCCATAATATTTATGGACAGTTTTTCCTTCCTGCTTGATATCGGCAACATAACCGAGACGAATCTCACCGATTTTTGGGACACTTGAGCCAGCCTTAAACATATTATGACCTCCTTGCTGACCATCTGTTTTACTTTGTGTCCTTATTATACCACACTCATTCACACTTTACAATACCAATTCAGAGATTTTTTAAAAAAAGTGTGATTGGCTCCTCTGCATAATCGGATGTAATAATAAGGTGCTCAGACTTTTTCCCCCTCTCAATTTCACAAGAGAACACGTTGCCTGTAATGTTGCAGCAGCAACAAAGGATGTCTGACCTGTGGTCAAACTGGCATTCGATACTGATGTAGTTGTATCGCTTGCCTTTTCTCAGTGCAACGCAGGATGACTTGGCTTTGATCATGCAGACATTTTCTTCGTTCCGGCTGCCCCAGAACTCAATAATGTCATATGATCGGATATGTTCGTACATTTCCTGGGCAGTATATGTGATCCGCATTTTGCCCTCCAAACAACTAAAAGATGTCCTGTTTTTCTAACCAAATTCAGTTCGGTTGTTATTTTACCACAAAATATAGCGCATTTCAACCCAAAGCGACAACTTTTAATTGTTTAGAACCAGCCACGACGTTTCTTTCCTGCACTATACATCAATGCAATATTGTTTCTGTCTCCGTTGACATGACTTACCTCATCCAGGATCTCATCATCATACGGAATGCCTTTTGCATCGAGATGTGCTTTGAACCAATAGCGATATTTAGAATGCATATACCGTCCATTTGGATACTCCGAGGGCCACTTCCCTAGACAGTTTGGACCGCCTCCATGCAAGCTCATCCATTCATCACGAACACGCCTGCGCATCTTAAGCGTTTCAGGGTCACCCTCCCAGCAATGAATTCCGGCTACTTGGTCTTTCTTTTTATTGATCCCTGCGTCCTGAACCGCGCTTACTCCAGTCGCTGCTCCCAGCCCCAGTAGACCCAAAACAAACGATACTGCTCCACTCATAATAAATCACTCCTTAAACAAAAATATCATCACGGACTTTCGGCGTATAACACCGAGTTTCCAGACGAACGATTTCAGACTGCACCCTGCCGGTTCCCCAGTCATCCAGATTGAACTTCAGCACCATTTCGATCAGACTCATCGCATCCTTGCACTCGCGGCGGATCTTACGCGCCTTCTTTAGTTCGTTCTCCAGAAAGCAGCGCTGGACTGCATTTGCCTTGACAAGCTCAATGGCGTGCTCCAGATCATCAATCTCATCTGTTGCCCGAGTCAGATCAGAATAGAGGTTTGCATACATCGGCTTTAAGCTGCTGAGAGTTTTATCGACAATTTTGAGACTCTTTTTAAAATCAGTCATCCACTCTGAATCTTCGATGGGATAAGATACAGGATCGAACCTCTTTCGTTCTGGCTGTGCGGGAGCGGCAAGCTCTTTTAACTGTACCGATGATTCCTTGACTTCGATTTTCTTTGGGAGATACCTGGCTTCTTTATATGTACGCGGCAGACAATTCAATACGTTCCAGGCTTTGCTTTCTGCATCATACTGCGAGGCCAGGCTTGAATCGTATGTTGTTGTGAATTTGCCATTCGGCTTTTTTGTGATATAGGTGTGTCCGTTGGTAAGAACATACGCCATTTATATCATCCTTCCTACATTATTATAATAGGGGTCTATAAAATCCTTAATGCTCTTTCAAAACAATGGACTGGCCTCGCCCCATGACCCAGCAGTTTTTACCAGCGTAAGCACAATCCTCGCAATGGCCAGAGCACTCATATGCATCTGCTGGCGCTTCACAATATCCATCTTTAAATGCCACATAAGCAACTGGAAGATTATAGGGGTTATTTACATTATAGTCAGGCCAGGATGAAAAGAGAATATGTAAATTTCTGGGAATCGTACCGCCAGATTTCACAAATGTGTTAACCAGATCGTATTTCTTGGTGAATGCGAGAAACTGGGTGCGAGGGAGTCTAGTTGCGATGCGGCACATCATATCGAAATATCGTTCATCCACGATATCTCCACTGACATGCCACCGAAAATAAAAAGACCCATAAGCAGCTGCAGTCGCTTGGACTTCAAAGCCGTCAGGGTCTGTTAACCACAGATTCAAATTGTTGTCATAGGCGTTTCGTACCGTGGTTCGCCAGTCGAAGTGACTGACATAGCACGTTTTTGCGCACGGAACGCCTGGAGCACAGGTTTTGATACGGGGCATCGAGATCGACTTGATACTCCCCATCTTGCTGTTTGCGTTCGACACTGACAGCTTTAACATATTCAATTTTCATACCCTCATCCGTGGAGGGTATACTCCTTCCTTATTATAATACTACGAGACCAGTCCTATAAATCGGACATTAAGTCATTTCTAGCGCCATTCGATTGATAGTCACAACTAACTCGTTGACACGGTTTCTATCAATGGTGTCCGGCAAAGCAGTGTTCGCCTTATCGTACTGCAGGCGCTTTTCATATTCTTTGTGGAAATCTTTTACATCGTGCTTGATATAACCGTTTGCAGCCTGGAATTCGCCATTTCGAGCCATCATCAACAGGTCGTGATTTTCCGCCCGATTCGTAATGATCTCACCCTTTTCCAGAATATCAAAGACCATAAGGTAAAGACGAATCATATTCATAATGGTTTTGTTCATTCGCTTCTTTGTGATCTGATCTTCTGGGTGTTGATTACACCATTCGCCCAAAGTGACTGCCTTCTTGAACAATTTATCTGCAAAGCCACCAAACGAATACACGACCTGTCTGGATAGGAACAACTTCTTATTATCCATCAAAAGCTTTGTGGCCGGATGATAGCTGATGACAAGATCGTCAGCATTTCCAAGCTGCTCCAGCATGTTCGGATTGCCGCTACGCATTAGCTTGACTGCTTTATTGAAGCTGAATACCGTTGTATCAGTAGTTTCATCGACCCAGTGATCGAACGTGTCCATGCCAAGCAGCTCATGTTCTGTGTTAAGTGCGACACCCCGAATATCAACGTCCGACCCTTCCACATTTGTTTCATAAGCATGGCTTCCGCCAATAGTCAGAAACATCAAATGCTTGCCAAGATGCGGATTGGTGCGTAGGAAATTATACGGTTTGCTGTCGATAACGTTTTGTAATTCTTGTCGTGTCATTTTTACCACCTCTTTACGCTTGAGATTATTAACATCACTGCAATAAAATAAAACGCCCATAACGGAATAATAAACCACGCCCATTTAATGCAAAAATCAATAAATCGAGATAATAATCTTAAAATAAAGTTCATCATAACCATGATTGCACCGTATCAAATTCGATCGTCTCTCCTGTTTTTTTATTGACACCATGTCCTACCACATGAACGATATAAGCCGGCCAGCGCTCTTTGTTTTCATCAATGGCGATACGAACAGCACCTTTGAAATTTTTGATCCAAGTTGCACACCAAGGCTTTTCAAGATGATCATTGTATTTTGGATTAAACTTTAAGACGGAGACCAAATCAGCCACACATACCATACCGGCATCTGCGCAGAATTCGCCCAGTTTAACCTTCGTTTCGGGCACGAATGTAGTACAACCCCAATCACCGTAGTAAGTATTGGACTCTATTCCAATGATGCCATGACTGCTGATATCGCAATATTCAAATTTTCTCCGCTCGTCATTTGACATATTATGAGACAGATAACATGGATCTGTAATGATAATATCCCCATCAAACTCCATAATACGATCTTCTGCTTCAAGATAACGATCTTTACATTTTAAGAATTCTTCATATTTTTCTGCCATATCTCGCAGTTTTTCAAATTCATTCGAGATTTTCTTCAGCGCTTCATCGGGATCTGCGCCCCTTTCGATATCATAATTGATGTACCGTCTCACAAAAAAGGAACCACTATCCGTTTCTGTGACCAATCTATGTACATCGAAACTGTCTGGTCCCTCGTTAAGCTTTGCAAGCGCCTCAAACAGTTTTATCTCGACATCAACAATACGACGATCAATGGTGTTCTTAGCCCATTCAGGAATTCGATTCCATTCATCTACCAATGCCTGTGGATAATCTTTAAACTGTTCACGATATTCTTTATTTTTCTGTTCTACCCATTCATGTGTCATATTTATTCTCCAATCAGATTCGGATTCGTTGAATTCCAAATTTCTTGAGATATATTTTCGCCATCATCCGACAATTTATCGATCCAAGCATTGAGCACTTCACGGTACACTGTCATATTCGGACAAAAATGACTGTTGGTGAATACCGGCATATCGTCATTACACAGAATTCTCATGATGGCAGCACACACAGCGGCGGATCTCGATACGCCAGCAGCACAATTCACGCAGAACCAATCTGTCTTATCTGCTTCGTGGTTATCCAAGACAAATTTCACAATATTCCTAGCTTGAACACCCGTAATACATGTACCCTCCAGATCAGTGGTGCAATCATCAAACTTCAGTGGCAAGAACGTGATGTTTCCTTCGCATTTCTGAAAATCAATATGATAGCCATTAGCCTCAGTGATAGAGATAAATCGAATTCGTTCAAAATGTGGCTGTCGAATAAAGTCTTCTGCTTCGTCGGCGCTCATCACAGAAAATTTCCATTTGCCACGATACATTGTAATCATAACTCACCTCAAATAATCAGTTCATAAATCCGACCAAAGTAGCGACAAAACTGCAAACCATCAAGCATCTTAATCGCCGAATCAAGCGCAAAGAAGTGTATCTCGGTAGGATCAAATAAAAGCCGTTTGATATTTTTCACATCAATATCGTCATCTTCATACCCGGCGTCCGCCCTTTCCTGCTTGAATTCTTCATCGGAAACATATGTAAACATTACTTCGTTATATACTTTTTCCACATCAAAATCGATCGTCAGATCCCCTTCCGACCAATACTCCAGCTCTCCCATACCGCCATCCGTAATTGCAATCAAACCATAATTTCTGTCGATATCATCCTTAAATGTTTCATTCGGATATTTTTTCTTGAACGCTTCTCGGTCGCGAATACTCACTCCACCGCCGCATTTCTCAAGCTGTCTTGTAATGCGAAGAATAAGTTCGTCCTTGCTAGTAGTATCGAACCAGTTCACATTATCGATAATATCTTTTGCTTCCTGAAGAGCGCTTGTGGTATATGCAGACCAATGATAATAGATCGTAGCGATATCCTCGTCAAACGCATGGACCGTAATAACCAACCGCTGTCCCATTATTTCAACTCTCCTCTTTCGTACAGTCGCTTTTTATATTCTTTTGACCTTCGGTGCGCTTCCCGCATTGTTTCTGCATCCGGGCGATAATACATCCAGTGTGTTCTGTTGTATTCGTCGTTCTTTCGTTTTGCCCGCTGATCGACAATGAGCGAAATCGTTTTGTGCGAAACGTTATACTCCCGCGCCAGACCCCGGAGTGAGTATTCGCCGGTTTCAAACTTACGGGCGATTTCTTCCTTTTTGGCCTTGGTCAACTTCACCCGACGATCCTGAGTTTCTGATAGCCGACAGGTTTGCCACTTGCTTGCCAATCAATCATCCTCCGATTCCGCGAACGCCGATTCAAACTCATCCTCATAGCTTTCGAGCTCTCCATTATCATACTTTGCTAGAGCCTGCTGCATTGCATCGTCTGTATCTTTTGCATCCTTGATATGTACTTCGTAATAGCGATTTGCTGTAATATATACTGTGTATCCCATCTTGCCATCTCCTTTTAACAATGACAGAGCAACCACGAAACCAGATCATCATGTTTGAACCAGCCTGCCGGGAACCCGCGCCAGTTGTTTTTATCCGTCCAGCTCCTGGATTTCATCTGGTCGATTTGCTGAAGCTCTACTGAAAGACGCACCATGAATTTCTTGCAGTCCGCTTTATTCTTCATTGCTGTCTGCATTACAAAATTGTCCTGCAGCTTGCCATTGACGACCTCACAGATCGCACATGGACAGTTATGACAGTTCTTTTCGGCGCACATCAAACAGGGCGACATTATAATCCCTCCTTATACACCATCAATATGGCTGGCCATCATATCAGCAGTATGAGTCCATAGCACATTAGGATATTTTGCAATGGCATTACCATAATATTTCCACTCATTGGTGTCGGTTTCATACGCGCCCATATGCCAGCGGATACATGCGATTTCCTCTTGAGTCAAGGTAATACAACTCGCCAACATACAAATGGACTTTTCACCATGGTGACTGTAAATAGAATCATTTGTATAGGCGTACTGATAACCATTTTCTATGTCAATCAGCTTGTATTGATCCATCTTACAAACATCGTGTAGCAGACCAACAATAAATGGAGACCCGGGATTATCCCACTTCAAATCAAGCTTCTCTGTTAACATCAAAAGATTTTTTGCAACTGTCAGACTGTGTTCAGCTAAACCGCCAGGGTGGTTACCATGATATTTTGTAGAAGCAGGGGCATCCCAAAATCCATATGTATTAAGAAAGTCCTTCACGATGATTGCTTTAGCTGGCATAAAATATTTATCAATCAGTTGATACGCTTCATTCTTGATATTTTCTTCGTTCATACCCATTCTCCTTTCAATTCAGTAATGTCGACTTTTACTGGCCATAATTACACCTCTTTTATAAATGATAAATCTGCCAAATATCCTTATAGTCATAACCAACAACAAACATTGTTGTATCGTCTCCATCTACGTGTGGTTCACGATCCTCTTCTTCGTTGTCATCTTTCCATGTTTTATAGTAATTCCAATACATGCGTTGAACGCATTTCTGCATTTCTTTTTGCGCTGCATCGAAACTTTCAAACTTTTTCACGTTGGCGACATAAGCCGAAGTTGTTTCGCTCTCATAAATATTGATAAGTAAAAACATATTGCACACCTCCAAGTAAATTGTTTTGGCGGCGGTTATGTCTACCCCAGTACCGCTACTCACCTGGCATTCGGACGTTAGCCGAAAATAATAATCTCTTCCATGTTTACTTCTCCTCGTTCACGATCTCGATCTGGCACATCTTCATAGCTGCCAGCGCATTCTTGTGGGACTCAGGAGTAACACCGGCACAGCAGCTTGCATCCACAATGATAGGAACCTCAGGCAGTCCTGCCTTAAGCAGAAGCGCATTCGAAATGACGCAGATATCCGTGCAGAGGCCGACCAGAGTAATGGAATTGATCTTAAAATCTGCCATTTCTCCAATTGCAGAGAAATGAGAGTCGCATAAATCTTCCATTAGCAATGTCGAACCGAAAGTTCTCTTTTCGTATATTTTTGCTTGTGGATCTTTCATTTCCGGCAAAAGATCGTGTTCGATTTCATCAACAAATAACCAGCCCCTCGTATGTTCAATACAATGTTTTACGGGAAGATGTTTGCCTTCCTGAGTTTCGAGGTAGTTGTCATAATGCGTATCCTGCGTATACAGAATTTCACCTTTCCAGTTCTTGATCTTCTCAACGACCTTTGGCACAATGGCCTGAGCTTCAGGAGTACCCAACGAACCGGTGACAAAATCGTTCTGCATATCGACAACGATTAGGACATCAATCTTTTCTTTTCCCATCGCTAAATCCTCCTTGATTAGCCCCACCAATTAAACAATGTTGGGTCATACGTAGGCATCGGCAAATCTTTAAACAAATTTGCCTCGTGCATCCGATCGATCTTGGCAGCAGTTGCAGTGTCTCCGCCAAACTCGCCAGTGCGAATATATTTGTCGAGGAAATCATAGGTGAAGCCGAAATTATCCTCGTCTGTCTTTCCAGTCAGTCCATCTTCCGGCGCTTTCTCGATGAACTTTTCAGGAAGACCCAACTCACGACCAACGGCTTTTACCTCAGTGACAGTCAGCTTACTGAGAGGACTGAACTGACCAAATCCATCCCCTCCCACAGTTTGCCATCCGACGAAATTTTCTGAAGCGTTGCAAGTGTTAGCTACTCGCCCATTCATACTCTGACTCACCATGAACAAAGTCGCCATACGAATTCGTGCCGGCAGATTCACACGAGCCTGCTTGGAATCGCACAGACCAGCTGCCCGTCCATTGGCCAGCAGCGCATTCACAGTTTCCGCAATATTGATCTCGAAGGACTTGATACCCAGATGCTTGACCAGGTCCCGCGCCACATCAATATCACTCTGAGCACCCTGAGGCATCAAAACACCGATCACACGACCATTGCCCAGCGCTTCACAGCACAGAGCAGCCACGATACTGGAATCCTTGCCACCAGAGATACCGATCACCGCGTTGCAATCAAGACCATTCTTGCGGAAATAGTTCCGAATCCACTCGACGATTTCATCTTTGGTTTTTGCTGCGTCAAATTCATACTTGCGCATATTATTTACCCTCCAATCTCCACAGTTCCACGTCAACGTCTTTAAATGTAAAATCGATGATTTCTTTCACAAGCAGCCATTTTGCGCCACCACGAACACAGCCGATTCCATACGGCATAGCCACTTTGACTCCTGATGCCTTGGCGATTTTGGCCACTTCTTTGAATGCTTCAAACAGTGCGCCAACAGACGTGTACTGCTTTCCGTCATATCCATAACTGTTCTGACCGAAGCAATTGACGATCCATCGAGAACCTTTTTCATCAACTGGAACCATCTGAGCGACACCCAGCATTCGTTCAGGACAATCCTTGTTGCTTTCGCAGTAAGTGTGATATTCCTCGTACACCTTTGGATACCGCTCACGAACTTCTTTGGCAACACCTGATCCCATAACGCCTTGACAATTCACCTGATGACAGATAATATCTGCGTCAGAATCAAATACGTTGCCTTCTTTGATAATTACAGCCATATTTCACCTCCGATTTAACTCTTTGATTCCAAAATATTGTGCTCCTCGTTGACTGTGCAGATTAAAATTCTCAAGGTCCTGCGTCCACACCATCACGTTCAGATTGTCAAACGCTCCTGCCTTAATCAGCTTCACAGCATCTTTCCGCTCACCTTTCCAGATAAGTCTTTGATTACTCCAAAACTGAAGAACCGGCTTCTCCATCAGAATTCACCTTTCCACAGCCGGTCGCGGACTTCCTTCAAACTGTACTCCTTGACCATATCGCCATTACGGAATACGGTTTGCAGAAGATTACCATCCGAATGAGCGGCGTGATCCATCAGACCATCAGTACAAACCAGCTTTCCAGAATCATCCTTAGTGACATAACACATACCCTTCAGACTCTTCTTAAAATGATCGGTGTCGGTCTTGGGGTCTTTGAAGATCTGGATCTCTTTGCCGTTGACCACGCCATAAGTTGCCTTGACTGCCATGCCAAAAGTATCGCGGGTGAACGGCTTCAACTGGCCATTCTGCTCGATGCACTGCATAGAGAAAGAGCCAACACCAAGGCTGACATTGTTGCAGGCAAAACCATGCTTCTTGAGTTCGGCATAAATCTTTTCGCACCGCTGCACAGTGATGGAATCGCCGTACAGAGCCTTCACATGAGGATCGAGCACCTTGTAGCCCTTACTGTTGACTGTGCCGCCGAAGATATCCCACAGATGATAGACCGTCTGCGTGACGATTTCGACCGGGTCGCCAGAGTCGCCACGGATCAGCAACGTACCATTATGAGCCATGATTTCATCCTTGAGCTGCGGCAGGATATTATCGACCAGATTCCAGTAGTCGTAGGAATCAGACACCATACTGAAGCTCATATTGGGATACAGCTCCGTCAGCGCCCGGCGAATGAAAGTGATCTCGTCGCCATCGACAGCGAAGTTAGAACACATCACACTATGCTCGGTACTGACAGCGCCAAACGCAACGGGCTCTTCTTCACAATTGCAGCGATACATTTCTTCCAGATACGGAATCGCAGGGACAGTAGCTGTGTTCAGAAAGCTCAGGCACCAACCGGCGCTTGACTTAACTGCCGACTGCATACACTCCTGACCACGGAAACTGAAATCACCCAAAGCACGAGCATGAGGCACGCCATCCTCAACGGTTTCATCGTAATACTTGTCCACAATATCGCGATACAGAGTTCCGACCGTTGCAGAAATCATTGGATGCCACAGCTCAGAACTCATAAAAGATTCGAGGAACTGCGGAACCCATGCGAAATCAGGATGCGTATTGCTCATCTCCAGAAACGGCACATGGATGGGGCAACGAGTACCTTCTGGCAGTGCCTTGATTTCAACAGGAAGATATCCCAGATCATGTAGCGCTGCAATCTTGCTCAGATCGTAAGCATCCTTACCAATGGTCGCATCCAGGACACGCTTGTACTGAGGAACTACAATACACTTTGGTTCGTCGAAGAAATTGTCGTTGAAATATCGTACCAGATAATCCTTGCAGAACGCCTGAATGCCGAACACAACGACTTCATCCACGCCATCCAGTCGGCTCATGTGTGGAGTAAAATAACTGACCAGCTTGGTAGTGCCGGCCGGAAACTGCTTACTGTGGGTTGTCTTGTAGAAATCACACAGCAGCATCGGGTTGATATTGATCATTTCAAATCCTCCAGTCCAATTTCTGACCACATTGTCCGCAATAGTGATCATATTGACCAATTAACGTTGTATTGCACTTTGGGCATCTGTAGCTTTCATACTTTGGATCGATTACAACTTTCTTGCTCTCGATTCGATTGAAGTAATCACTCAGAACATCACTTATCATTGCTTTTTCAGACCAGTATGCATCTCCATATTTGATACTTTTCGTCAAGCGCTGATATGCACTAAGGATTTCACCTTTTGCATACTTCATATTTAGCCCTTCAATAATTCTTTTACAACCTGCCTTCCATCGATTCCAAGGCAGTCTCCATACTTCTTTTGAATTTTTTCGTATTCTTCTCTTGTGCAGTTAATCTTGAAAGACATTTTATCTTTTGACGTATGAATTCGGAATTGAACATAGGAACCATCGTAGTTGCCAGACAGTTCATGATAGAAATCTTCTTTCCACTCTTCGTCAAGAGAGTCATTTAGCATTTCTTCAACGTAGTCGGAAACGTACTCTCTGGTGGTATAAAGATTTTTAATCAGCTGTTCCAAAATCCAATTAAATTCGGCAATCACTTGACGTTTTTCGACATCGTTTTTAACTTCTCGAACTACACTCAGCCTGTAAAATTGATTGTTGGCATTATAGGTCATTGCAACCGGAGCAAGCCGCCAACCAAAATCTCCATCCGTATTAAAATGAATATCTAATGCCCAAACTTCCATATCAGTCCTCGTCCCACTTGTGTTCAAAAACAGTGATCTTGTCGTGATGGCCGGTGAAGATACTGTCTGTGGTATAAACCATATGAATCAGTTCCGGATCATCAAACAGATGGCCACGCTCAGAATCCAGGATGCTGTTTTCGCAGTGGCTGACATACATATCGATATCACCAGCACCCAGTTCCTTCAGCTTCTTGGCCGAATAGAACATGGTACCGCCGTAAGAACAGATATCATCGATCATCAGAACCTTTTCATCAGGTTTCACTTCACCAACAACATCCAGACCGAGAATTTTGCCCGTTGCCCAGTCCCGCTTTTTATCACCATGGATGATATAGGCGTTGCACTTGACTCGCTCCAATGCCCAGTGAACAGTTTCCTCATATCGTTTCATTGCGCCGGCATCCGGGAAGTAGATCACATCAGGCTTACTTTCTTCGATTGCCTGACAAATCTCACGAATCGGAGTATGTACTTCGCACCGATCGATCAGTGCCGGAGCCACATCACTGTGAGGGTCAAACACGGTAACGCAGCTGAATCCACATCGATTGATTTCATCTGCGAACCACTTGAGGGTGAACACATCTTCGTCGTGATAGGCGCGGTCCATACGAGCATTCGGGATATACGGCATAAACAGCTCGACATCTGCCCCGTTATCCTTTGCGTCCTTTGCGATCATAATGACCGTGGGAAGCTCGGCCATGGATTCAAACGTCCAGACGATGCTGATCACGTTGAGATAATTGATGGTCAGATCCTTCTTGATCAGCGGAGTACCGTCAGGAAAAGAACTGATTTTATAATGATTTGCTTTGACCATATTGAGCCTCCTTAGACCATGTAGTGAATGTCTCTTTCACGAGTACGAGAGATGATGACTTTGACCACACCGTTGTCCTTTTCAAAAGCTTCATAACGATCTTTTTCATCGTCATCACTCTTGGAATACGGATTGATCACATCAACCTTCTTGCCATCAATGAACTGCTCACCGTTGGCAGGGTTATACTGGATATCTTCAGTGTTGATGTAGCAATCAGGCCAGTAGCCATCTTTCAGCTTGACATCAAAACAGATACGCTGTGCACCATTGAACATATCAAAACGCTTGGTGCAGGACGCACGGTAACCATCCTTGAAGATAACAGTGAGCTTGTAGCTGGTCTCGTTCATGTTGATGATATTCAGATCCTTGATGGCCTCTGCGAATGGAGTGCCCAGATTCAGTTCAAAGGCGATAGACCGCAGGCAGTCATAGTTCAGATCGATCTTGCCAGAAAAATCGACCACAGCGGGGATCTGATCGTAATACTTCTCTTCGAGCTTATCCTTGAGATAGGTTTCGACCTCATCAGCGCCCGGGTAATCGAAGCGGAAGTGATAGTGGAAGCGGCCGGGACGGTTGACCAGATAATCGTTCAGGCCATTGAGCTGGTTACAGGTGACAACGAACAGCTTTTTGCCCGCGCTGGTGCCATCGAACAGACTCAGCATCGTATCCTGCGGACTTTCATTGTCCCTGGCCTTGAATGTCTTATCAAACTCGTCAAACAAGATCATAACTTCTTGATCGATGGATTCGATGAAATTGGCGATACCGCCGATATAGCGGTTAGCCAGAATGACAGGATAGCCCTGCTTGACGGCCTCGATTGCAATCATCTTAGCGGTCAGAGATTTGCCGATGCCTTTGTTGCCGCTGAGGATGACACCCAGGTTGCGGTTGAACACTTTGAACGAATTCAGCACTTTAGCAACCTTGCCACTCTGAACACCATACACCTTTTCGTTGATGACCATATCGGGGCGGCGGGACAGATAGAAACCGGTCATCTCAGAACAGTGGATATCATAGGTACCCGCCGGGATCTTGTCATACGCCTTCATATCGTCGCCATACAGGAACAGATTGCTTGCGCTTTCAACAACTTTCATGTTTGATACTTCCCTTCTCAGTTCAGCTCTTCCAGCTTCTTCATCAGATCCTCGATGCCCATATCTTCCAGTGCCTTATCCTTCTTCTTTGCCACGATCTCCAGAATCTTATCGCGCTGTGCCTTCTTTTCGGCGGCAGACACACGATCCGCTGCCTCAGCCAGCTTGACAGACACGATGTATCTGACGATATCGATCTTATTGGCCAGATCCTGATCCTCGGCGCTCTTAGTGGCCAGCAGAGAATCCTCGTCGGCGGTCTTCTTCTGACGGTTCAGCATCTTGAAGATGGCATCCAGATCCTCGACCCGCAGACTCCACAGATCCTCTACGGTCATAACGCCCTTGTAATTAAAGCGATAGCGATTACGAGTTGCGATTTCAAACAGATTCTTTTCCATGATAATTTCTCCTTTCAGATTTACAAAAGCGATTCACAGTAGCATTCGTTGCCGATTTGGTCAGAAAACATGTCGTCTGTCCAGTAGCGACCTTTTGCTTTGTATTTTTTACCATCGACCGTATCGACTATTTCTTCGATTTCGATAGTCTGTCCACAAAGCTCTATCATGTCTTCAGTTACAACATCTGAAACAACGTTCCTCCAAGGAGCGTTTTCTTTTCCACCTGATCGCATCCAATAACATTTTCTAAAATCTAAATCCTGGCGGACAATAACGACATCGCCTACATGATATTTTGTATCTTGCAACTTGTGCCTCCTTATAACAAAGATTCGCAACAGCACTCATTGTCTGCCAAACCAGAAAACATGTCATCGGTCCATCTAAAATCATGCGTTTCTTCTACGATATAGTGCCCGTTAGAAGAATAATCTTTAATATGAACCAATTGCCCATGAAGTTCCGACATATCCAATGTCACAATGTTACTGTTGGCTTTTGGATAAGGACCAGACCTCATATCGTAAAAGGCACCATACTTAAGATCATCTCGAACTAAAACAGCGTCGCCTATTTTATATCGATACTCCATTTGACACCTCATAGCAGAGATTCACAGCAGCACTCTTTTTCGTTCGCCAGACCAACAAACATATCATCTGTCCACAGGATTTTCCGATTCGTTTCTTTGATGATATATCGATTGCGGCAATACTCAAGAATCGTGACAACCGTTCCCTCCAAAGCTTTTCGTGCGCGAATCGTACTTTCGCTCACGCAGATCACATTAGCAAGCGGGAACTGACTCCCAGAGCGCATGTAGTAATCTCCGTTTTCTCGAATTTCATTGATCACCACGACACGATCGCCCGGCTTATAAAGATAGTCCATTTAGCACCTCACAGTAGAGATTCGCAGTAGCACTCACTTTCGTTTACCAGACCAACGAACATATCGTCTGTCCAGAAATCAGCATCAGGAGCTTCCGCGATATGATATCCACCATTTTTATACGATTTAATCGTCACAATAGCTCCTGCAAAAGAGAGGTGTCGTTTGGTGCACGAGGCCCAGCCACCAGCACGCGGCCCAGATCGCATCTTGTAACTATCACTATACGTGAGAGCTTCGTGCAGATCATTTTTTACAAGAACCTTGTCGCCGATTTTATACCTATATTCTGTAGGATAAATTGCCATCAAATCACCACTTTCAGAACTCGCTCGGTTGCCCCCTGCACCTTAACGATGAAACTGTTATGCTGCGTCTCAGAGAAGCCAACACCGGACAGCTGGTCATCCACGGACTGAACTGCCATTTGAGAACCCAGCGCCTCAAACACACGCTTATGCTGCAGCAGGTCTGCCTTCAGGAATTCATTGTAGAAACCATTGGGCTTTTCCGGATTGACGCAGTCTTTGAGCATGAAGAAGTAGTGACGATTGCCATTGCCGGTCTGTTCGTCCCAGTAGTTCGGAGAGTACATCGCCACAGACACAGGTACAAACTGATTGGAATTCACACCCCAGATCTCGCGGGTGCTGGTAGAACTGGGCAGCAGCTCCTTGATAGAGAACTTACCATCCTTCAGTGTGACTTTTGCCACGGCGACATTCTGACCACCATGCAGCGGCTTGTCATAGTTAAACGAGTAGATGTTGCCATCGAACTCGATCTCAGCACGGAAACCTGTTTTACCGCCACGACTAGCGAAGCAATGCACATAGAAGCTGTACTCGCCCTCCTTCATCTTCTTAATGTCAGGCCAGGTAATGTTCTCGACAGCAACCTTATCCCGCGAAGGATGAGTGATATCCACATCCAGGCGGCCATCAGTACGAGAATTCCACTTACGGACATAATAGATGTGATTCTTATCGGGTTCAATGCAATGAGCATCCTCATCGTTTTCATCCCATTCACCCGGCACATCGTTCCACTGAATCGAGAAACGCAGCACACCATCCACCTTGCCGCCAGCAGCCTTAACGTTTTCGCGAATATCGCTGTCTGCCATATTACCGGTATAAGCCCAGCTGAAACCATTGGACCACTTGAACATGCTTGGCGCGCCCTTATCCTGCGGCGCAATCAGAGATACCATGTTCTTCGAGAACCGATTTTCCATGAACAGTTCCAGACCTGCCGCAGTAGGCAGAACTTCTTTGACGAACTTTTCGATGCCGATTTCTTCTGCGCGGCCGAACTTCTTAGGATCAGTACCCAGAGACTTTGCCATTGCCTCAAACGGATTTACAGCGCCCATCACCCGAGGAGCAGCATCACGGTTGCAGAACAGGATGTTGTTGGAAGTGATATCATCCAGGGTGGCGAACCGACGACCCAGGCTGTTCATATAGCCCAGCTCAGTGACGGTTTTCTGTGCGTCTTCCAGCATCTTCTTGGTGAAAATCGCCTTAGGACGCTTATAGTTGGCGGGAGCAACAACCTTTTCAAAAGCAGTCACAGCAGCATCCACGTCCATACCTTCACTCAAATTGATAAGAAGGGTGCCGATAGCGGTGTTACGAATGCGAAGCTGCGCCGCCGTAGCATACGTAGGGGCAAGCCACACAAAGGCAAGCTTTTCATTAACAGACAGTTTGTCATAATCAATCTTATCGAGCTTAAGCTCCTTTACAGACCGCTCAAACTCCTTGCCGCGATACAGACTATTTTGAGCAATCAGCTCCAGCACAGTATCAACAGCCTCCATGGTTAGCTCTTCCAGAGAACGCTTGAACACATTTGCAGAGTCACGCCACTGAGCCATCTTGGTAGCTACGTCATCTCCGCTGGTAATGAATCGCTGCGGAATATTGACTGCGAAATGATCCCAGGTATGTACTTCCTTGTGGTTTTCATCGTACTCATAGTTCATCTCGGTGCCGAACATATTACCAGAACCGATCATATTGCGGCTGATAAAGTACGGATTCACAATAGCGCGGCTCTTTACATAGGCGGCCAGCGCATCAACAACCGGCTGGTACTTGGCAGACTTTGCATTGAAATCCCAGATGGAAATCAAATTATAATTCTTATCAAACGCCACCAGCTTGCCGATATTCTTCACAAAACGACGGCAGCAGGAGCAATCATACTCACGCCGCTTACGGAACAACTCATTCGTACCGGCCGGGAAGCTGTCCAGATACAGATTGTACAGTTCATCTTCGTCTGCATCGGTGATAAACAGTGGATTCTCGCCCTTCACCATCTCATTGAAGTGGTCCTGCAGCAGCGCACGAAATTCCTTAAAATCAGACATTGTTTTCATTCTCCTTTTAAATTACAGTAAACTGTCACAAATACATTCGGTCGGGCTTTCAAACATCGACTCAGTCCATAGCCATGGAATTCCCTTTAGCATATAGAAATCATCATCATCGGCGTAACTCTCGATCTCACAGGTTTTGCCACCGTACTTGACCATATCGTCGTTACAGAAAAGACCTTGCCCACCCGCTGAAGGGCCATACAAAACAGGATAATGGCGGTCGCCAACCAAATCCGAACGGATCGTTACCAGATCACCCGGCTGATACAATAAAGGTTCCATCACATTCACCTCACAGCAAAGATTCACAGCAGCATTCGTTTACCGACATCGGCTCAAACATTTCATCAGACCAGTACAGATGATCAAGGTCATTATCGATTTTGTAATAACCCAGCTCATAAGAAATGATTTTGTGGACTGACCCCTTATATTTTTCGATATGATATACAGTCCCGGGTTCGCATCCAGCTTTGGGACCGGAACGCATACGATACTGCATGTTTCGATTAATATCGTCGCGAACTTTTACGAGGTCACCAATTTCATACAGGTATTTCCCTTCCATGATTCACCTCACAGCAGCGGCGTGCAGATACATTCGTTGGGCGCTGCAAACATCTCGTCCGTCCACCGATCGCAGCCATAATCTTCGTCGATGTAATAGCGGCCATTGCGCTTGCCGGCAATATGAACCACAGTGCCAAGCCGCTGCGCTTGAGAATAAGTAAGGGTGGCACTGACATCATTTGCTCGGTAACCGGAACGCATATAATACTGAACACCGCGCTCCAAATCAGGCCGAACAAACACTTCCTCTCCGTTTTTATACTGATAATATCTTGACATCGCTCTACTTCCTCCATTACAGCAGTGAATCGCAAACGCACTCGTCCACGACAAGCGGCTCAAACATTTCATCAGACCAGATGCAGCCATCGATTCCTTGTGCTTTGTAAACACCAGAATCTGATCTGATCTTTTCAATGACGATCTCTTGTCCTGCGTATTTTTTCATCCAGTCAAAAATCATCCAACGTTGGCCTTTGTTTTCGCCAGACAGCATTTTATAATCTTCATCTTCCGAGAGATCAAGCCGAACGCGGACTCTGTCGCCAGGGTGATACATGTAATCAGTCATTCTGTTCCTCCATCATCAAACCAGTCCGACACACGATCAGACATTTCGTCCATCTTATCCTGGTCGGCCTTGACATAATGCATCGTGACACGCTGGCTGCTATGCTTAAACTTTTCTTGAAGCATCTCGATCGTTTGCCCAGATGTACCAGCCTTTTTCGCTGTCTGAAGTGCAGCCATTGCATAGGTTTTGCGCATGGTATGAGTGGACAGATCGATATCCAACTCACACGCCTTCCCTGCTTCTTTCAAGATCCGATAGAATCCGCGCACTGTCAGAGGGCCACCTTTGCGACTGCGAAACAGATAATCAGATTGACTGATCTCGAAATCCTGTTCATCGAAATAATCTTCCAAAATGTCGGCTGCCATCTTGGGGATCTTGCACACATTGCGCTTACGAGTCTTTTCTTCGATCAGTTCGACATGCTCTTTCACACTGCCATCCTGTTCATAAACATCTGCCGTTTTCAAGTTGAGAAGATCGCCACAACGAATGCCCAGACTGCACCCGAACACGAAAATCGCCTTGTTGCGTAGACGAAACTTGGGGTCGCCATTGGAAGCGAGATAATTCGCCAGTTTCTGGAAATCCTCTTTGGAACGAATCGGATCAGCAGGCGAAGGTTTGATGCGGCCATCCTTTGTATAAAGGCTGTTGGTTGGCTTTGTCTTGTGCTTTTTCTTGCGAGCGGCAGCCACGATGTCCCAAATCATTTCCTTCAGCTCGGCTTCGCTCATGGTGATGTGAGCTTCGGAACCAGGCTGCTGCGGGAACTGAACCACGCGATCCTTACGCTTACGTGCCGGTTCTGCCATTGATCTTCATCCTTTCTATGTAAATCAATATCTGTGTTGATGTTTTGCTCTGTAACGCAGGTTATAAGTGTATAGCTCGTTATCGAAATAGTTGATCATGCGGCATTTCTCTTTGTATTGGTGCTGCTGTGTCAGCTCGATTTCGACGTACTGCTGGCGCTCCTGACAGTGATCGTGACACCCGGGATAACGCTTGGGAGCCACACAATAATGGCAGGGATTCTGCATTTTCAAATCATTCCAATCATAGTAAACTTTCGCAAACACAAGCAGCGCTGTATTTGTCCTGCGTCAGGAACATCTGATCCGTCCAGGCATATGATTTATTGTCTTCTTCGATGAAGTATTGACCATCAATATGTTCTGCGATATGAACGGTCTTGCCTTCGAGCTCTTTCATTTCGTCGACAACAGTGTTGTATGTTTTTGGATTGGGGCCGGACATCATAAAGTAGCTGCAATTCTTTCTGAGATCTCGCTTTACGACCACTGCGTCACCGACATCGTATCTGTATTTCATAGTTCACCTCACAGAAGGCTATCACAGCAACACTCATTGATAGAAATAAACATCTCGTCGGTCCAGCCATAACCGATCTCGTTCAGAGTGTACCCACGTTCCCCATCGCGAGGACCTTGAATCGTAAAAATCTTTCCAGCCTGATCCGCCATTTGATCAATAACACCGTAGTAGGTATTGTCCCCATTGTGGCGACCTGACCTCATACGATAAATTTCACTGCAGTTCAGATCCGGGCGAATCATTACTTTATCGCCTGGCTTATACATCAATTCCATATTTCTACCTCATTTTCTTTTTTATCAAAATCACTTTCTAAATCCGATGCTCTGGAAACGGGAGGACGCACGATCAGGGACTTCTGTCACGCGACCTGGCGCGTGACTTTCGTCCCGGATCGAAGGACGAGTGTTTCTTGACAAGGATTGGTTGAGGCCAGCTGCACGATCAGGGCCCATGGCGGAGTGCAGCGGCCGATTGCTGGGGTATTCTTCTTAACATCCGCCTTGGGCGTGATGCTCGCTCTTTTGGAACGATATGCAAAGTGATTTTTTGTTTACTGATTACTGATTGGGCTCATCGAATTCGATTTGTTCGCCCATGGATGCAGCCGTTTCACAGACTTCATCAAACAGGACATCTCTGCCTGCTTCCAACATTGCCTGGTGAATGCGCGGCTCTGCGGCGGCCACAATGGTATCGCAGAAATTGGTATCGTCTGTGTTGATCGATTTCAGATTCAAACTTTCCACGATCTCTTTGACATCCTCAGGACCCCAGAATACCAGAGCTCGCCGATCCTCTTCGTAGACCACTTCTGTTTCGATACCCGTAGAATAGAAGATCATATCTGCGACCTTTTCGAGTTCTTTCGACGGAACCTTTCCATCCCGACACATAATTTCAATCATAGATCATCACTCCTTGTGTATGTCTCCATTTTTTATGCGACAACGCCCTCTTTGGGACGAAGATCTTCTTTGAGCATCGCAATGATATCGGTGCCGAACTTTGCATTGTAACGACGGATCAGTTCGTCGATCACCTCAGGCTCGACCATGTGATAATAGTTGAGCTTGCCATTGAACTTTTGCAGATCTTCCAGCTCCCAGGTTCTGCCGTGTTGCTTTGCATTGATATAATTCGTCAAAGCCGAACGGAACATTTTAAGATTGCGCCATCCGACTGTAATCTGATTGTCCTTATTCCACATCAGGCCGAGGCACCAGTTCTTGCTGGAGTGCCGGTTACCGTAATGCGTTTTCGTTTCGTTCAGAGTAAACGGCGCATGGAAGAAGTTCAGCGCATCAATGATAATTTGCTGGATTTCCATCGGGTCAAAGTGATGATAACAGCTGATGAGAATATCATCTGCATATCGTGTGAAAGTAAACTCGCGATCGATGCCGTCCTTTGCTTTGTAGCCATAGCACAGCTTGCGAGTGATACAGTGATCAAACGGAATCATCATCACATTGGTAAGCCACGGACTGATTGGAGTTCCCTGCGGCAGGCCGTTGCGAAGGAAGCACAGGTTGACCGCCTTTGCCAGTTCATCTCGGCCACGTGCATCCCGCATGATCAGAGCGAATGGATAGATCACACTCATCATGCCGAGCAGAAAATCCGGTGTCGTACTGGGAAAGAAACCATGGAAGTCGAACTTGACCGCCCAATGATTCTGATAATTTACGACCTTTTTCATGCCGGTTGCCTCATCAACGACGGTTTTATTGTGGCCTGCCTGATGCTTACGGACTGCATCGATAAAGCTGCGATTGGGAATATATGCGAAAGCATTCGTGTGATAATCTGCGATCATAAAGCTCTTCAGCAGTTCCCGCAGCTCGATCAGTGCATCAGAAAGAGTTTCATCGGGCGCATCAATAGGTCGCCAGCCGCCAGATTTCTTTGGAATCTCAAAGTGAGAATAGTGACTCGGGATATCGCTGGATTCAAGCGCCGCATACTTCACGTTGTAGGCCGCCAGCTTCTCGATCATCTCGGGAACGTTGGTGATAGCGCGAAGTTTTGCGGTTAAATCGTTGCGACACACGGTCATTGTAGATGTGTTGCTGCCGCCATAGTGCAGTGCTTCTACATTCTGGACACCGGCAAGGATCTCATCAAAAGTGATCTGCCGAGTCTTAGGAGGATTCAGATATGTAATGTACATTGTTTCTCCTTTATGATTTCATCGTGATCTAAATGGGTTTCTTGAGGCTTACAAGTTTGCTGCAGGAGGTCCCGATCATGATTGGATGCTGAAATTGGCTATATAACCGCCTTCAAGTGACCCAAAAAGGTCGTTTCGAACTCTATGGGAGCGCCGTCGGCGAGCGGTTCGAGCTCAGTTTTGCAATGTTGATGCCTCAGGGGGAGGACCCCCTCTTCTTAACAATTCGATACACTTGGCTTGGCCTAAGTGCGCTGTTTATAAAAAACAACTATTCATCACGATTATTTATTTACGATTTTATCAGAACGCCATGACGCTCTCTTCACCCAGAATGAACGGGGTTGCAACGATCTGCTTCTTCAGCTGGTTGCCTCCCACGAAATTGATAAAGTTCGTAACCGCCAGACAGCAGATGAAACGAACGGTCGGTGCAACACCCTGAACGATGCCACATGCGGACACCGGCGTACTTACCTTTGCTTCCTCGTGAGTGAAGTTCATGGAGTTCTTCAGATTGTCGATCTGCTTGCGGTCCTTCCAATCTGCCGACCAGCACTGTGCATCATACAGGCCAGTGCGGATATCAAACACACCGAGCAGCTCAGGATTATACTTGTTCTTTTCCAGGAACTGCTTGCGGATCTCAATGCTGTCCACGGCCAGGAACACATAACCCTTGACGGTTTCGCCCTGCCAGCCATTGGGCATCAGAACCAGATCCTCTTTGATATCAGGATTCACATTGCACAGAATGTTCCCCACAGCTTCCACCTTGGGATGGGCGATATCCTGCTGGAAGAACATCTGATTGACGATATTCTTGGGTTCGACAAAGTCCATATCCCACAGAGTGAACTTGGTCAGACCATATCGTGCCAGCAGTTCAGCCACAGTAGAGCCGACCGAACCACAGCCGATGATATGAATGCGACCCTTAACAGACGCAGGGTCAAACACCATTTCGATTTTGCTCAGATCCATTGTTGTTTCCTTTCTTAGTCCTGGAATGCGTCAGCGTAGGGATAGCAGCTCGAATTCCAATTGTTCATCAGGTCGTTCGGATTCTCCTGATAATACTTCATCAGATTGGATTCGCTTCCCTTGCTCTTGGCTGAATCGATCTTAGGGGCGGCTCCACCCGTGACAGTTTTCAGCGCCGGGTTCGTCGTGGCTGCCGGTTTCGTTTCTGCTTTTGTTTTCGTGGACGCGGCTGCGGTGCTTGTGTTACCAACGAACGCGCCTCCCTGATAAGCTGCTGTACCCGCGCTGTAGTTGCCGGAGTAAGCTGCACCATTGTAATTGCCGCTGTAGCCACTGTATGTAGTTGTGACCGGCTTTTGGACGAGCGCTTCCGCCTGTTCGAGAAACCCTTTCGTATCGGCCTCTCCAATCGTCACCTTGACATCATCGCCGCTGTAGATGGCATTGTCCGCCATATCCACAACACGGACGTTATACTCCCGCCGCTTGTTCCAGATCATAAAGACGTAGTAATCCTCAGAGCTCAGGGTATCAATGAGATCCCACTGATTCTGCATATCCACGCCGCTGGGAGAAGTGCTCATGTTCACATGACTGTGGCCCTGGAACCGCAGCGTATTAAAGGATTCATCGTCCAGTTCATACAGCCAGGTCGTATACTTTTCCTGATCCGTATTCACTGTTGCGCCCGTGACCTGCTGCGGATAAACCAGGATCTTGGTGATTTGGAAGTGAGTCTTATCAATGCGATTCACCAGACCGTGCCAGGCGACCTCGGTACTGAAGTGATCGATCAGGGCACACATCTCGTGATAAGCTTCCAGAGTGAAATTCACCTCGACTGCGTCCTTGGCAGGCTTGGAAAAATTCTTGTTAAAGGAGAACTTATCCGCCTGCAGATTGCCCAACGCAGAAGCCTGTGCATAGAACTCCTGCAAAATCCCTTGGATCAGTTCGTCATTCATCTTAACCGGCTGCATACTTCAAACCTCCTTATGCCGTTTCTCTGCTTTCGTTTTCCAGAATCTCAACCACCTGTTTGATGGTGTAGAGATTGCCATCCTTATCTTCCAGACACTTCCGATTACTATAATCGCCGAACAGCTTTTCCATCATCCATTCGACGACCGTAGAATCCGTCCAGTTGATATAGGAAGAAGAAGTTACCAGAGTAGACAAAACGCCGATGTAATCACGACGAAGAGCCAAATCCTGAAGCATACCGCGATAGCCGCCGTAACAGGTAAACCGGTCGATATGCGGCTGAGGAAAACGATCCTTCATCAGGTCTTCTCGGTGATTCATGTTAGTGCTTCTGACGGCTTCGACGCGGCAGTCATCATAGACAATCCACTCGCAGTAGACACGCAGATTGAACCGGTGCTCTTTCCAGATAGCCAGGAACAACTTCTTGGTGAGATCCATATCATACGGGCTCTCCTCGTAGATGTAGCTGGACATCTTATCCTGCTTTTCGACATACTGCTTAAAGATATCTTCGTTGTAGTCATTCAGATAGCAGTTCACGCCGACCCACAGCTGATTGCCGGACTTATCCAGAGCGATAAGAGATTTGTTCGCCTTGAAGAAATCGACCAGCTCCTTCTCATCGTCTCCAGAGTTGCAGGCACGATTCCGGAGAACCAGAAGTTTCATCTGCTCTTCGTCAACCTGCTTCATGGCATCGCGGGCGCTGCTCATGTAATCATTGACGTTGTTCTCTGCCCGGCGGACACGTTCTTCCTGATCGTGGATCGAGCGGGTGAAGTTCTGACTGCAGAATCCCTTGAGCATGCTTTCGACTTTCTTGCCGTAGAAATCATAAGCTGCACAGATCTTGTCGATTGCCGCATTGAACTTGTCATACTTCTGCTCAGCCAGCATCTTCAGCAGATCGAGTTCATCCCTGGTTGCCGGGTGATCCTTGAATGCCCACGGAAGCAGACGAGGCAGACAGCTCATCATCATCTGCATGACCTGGATTCTCTTGGGCGAAGGAGCGAACACCATGGTCGCCTGCTTGGTTTCGTTCTGATAGACCAGAGCGTCACCGCTGCGATCAACATACAGAGAGACATCCTCAAGACGAACCCAGCCCGCCTTCTTGTAGTCCTCGTCGAACATTTTCACCTGCTTGATGTAATCGGCTGCTTTCTTGTTGGGGATGAAATGGAAATACAGACCGAGCTTGATCTTTGTGAACGGACCACGCTCACCAGCGTAATAGGCTGCTGTCAACTTCTCATCGTCCGGGAGCCGGATCTCGTTCTCGACTACCAGAGACTGCATGATGCCCTTGTTCTCGGGATCAGCGGTAAAAGTCGCCAGCCGCTCCTCGTTCATCACTGCCCGGAGAACGGTCAGGACGGTGTTATCTTCGGTTTCGAATTTGTTCCTGCTCTTGATGTCAGAGAAAAATTCGTTGCATTCGTTCGAGCCGAGCTTCGTCAGCAAACCAGTGAATGCCATAGTTACTTCCTCCTTAAATTCATATCTTGCATTTAAAAAGCCCAGATACTGGACACATATAAGGCAGACTTTAACCGGCCTGCCAGCGGCTGCAATGCTACTTATCTGTTGTAACTAGAACAGATTTATATTCGGACTTTATTCGAGATTCGCTCGAACAGATTTAGGGTCAGACTCCGTTAATTCCTTAACGGGCGTTGTCCATCTTCTGAACCACGACCAGATAAGCCTTCTCGGTAACGTGCATATCGGCAAAGGTCTTGTCCATGTCGCCAGGCTGCAGAACACAGCCATCCAGAGAAGTCTGACCAGTAACGTAATTGATATCGTTCTCCTCCAGGCACTGACGCAGAGTAGTGTCCTCAGTAGCCATGACAGTCTTACGGTTGGTGTTGGTACCCACAGTGATCTTCAGCATAATATGTACTCCTTTTTAATTTAAAAAATTTATTGTTGAAACGTCGGATTGACGAATCATCTAAAACGAATGCCGGACGTATTGCGCTGGAACATCCGGCGTGGAACCACAGTGGCGCTCTTACTCAGCGGCGGCGCTCTTACTCAGCGGCGGCGCTCTTACTCAGCGGCGGCCTCGGGCTCAGCGTCGTTCTCGATGGTGATAGCAGCGTTCATAGCGGCCTCATCAGCAGCGATAGAGCTCATAGCCTCGGCGATCTGCTCCTCGATCTTGGTGCAGTTCACGATAGCCAGACCCAGCTTCTCACGAACGAACTCGTTGATCTCCTCGACGGTGGTCTTGCCGTTGGGCAGCTCGATGCTCATGGTAGCGACCTTGGGAGTAGTGACGGAATTCTTTGCGAAGGTCACACCCATCTCATTGGCAGAAGCAGAACCGCTGACACCGATAGCGCAGACAGGCTCCTTCTCCTTGCCCTCGCCCTTGTACAGAACCAGAGCCTCGGGACGGAACTTCTTGACCTTCTTCAGGGTCTCGATGTCGTAAGCGGAAGTGACGAAAACGTTGTTGTACTTAACAGTTGCCTTCATAATATTGATCTCCTTTATAATAAAAAAATGTTATGTAAACGAGCCGGTTTGCTCGTTATACCGTTGTTGTTAGCAGCTCTTTCATATCATCAAGAGCCTCGTCCCATGTGTCGGCCGACTGAATGAACTGGCCATTATCCGCCGACACGATTTCATAATGGCCGTCCACATACTTGATATGCATCCGTTTTCTCCTTTCATTTGACAGTGTAAAGTGTGTTTGGATGGCGAAAAAATTAAAGCAGAGACTCGCAGCGGCATTCACTGGTTGACTCTACAGGTGCCCACCAATCATCATGCAGGTGCTCGATCAGGCGAAATTCTGGTTTGCTCCATGTGTACCCATCGCAGAGCTGCACTTGAAGACAATCGGTATCTTCTGTATACCCAACAACGATTCCCTCTTTACCCTCATTGGGATCATCAGGACCCCACGGAGACTCAAGCCTTACGCGATCACCGATACAGAATTTTCTCTCGTCCATGTCGCTCAGTCCTTTCTATCCATTTCTTTGACCTTGTCCACAGCATAATCGATCACGTCAGTGACATACTCAGTGGCGTTGTTGATGTTGTCCTGTGTAAACATATCAGCGGCGAGCATCTTATAGCAGGTATCTTCAGAAGGAACCACACAAACCAGAACCGCGACAACAAAAGTTGCAATTGCAACCTTGATGCAGAGTTTTACTTCCTCGGCTACATCTTTGTCTTTAAAGCCACGATCGTCTGCATCGCTCATAGTACACATGAACATAATCGCTCCTCCGATCATAAGCACGGTTAGAATGACGATTAGTAGTGTTCTGACACTATCTACGATGCCAATCCAGTAGAACACCCAAGGATTGATAATGGAGTTCATACAGCTGTTCCCTCCTTACTTGAGCCCTTTTAAGATATTTTCCTTTAGGACTTTGCACAAGGAATCAGTGTATGCTTTCTTGGCCTCTTTCGACATCTTCGTGCTGTTGAGCCAATCAATGGTAGTGGTAATCATGCTGTTTCCAACCACTTCCATCACGTCGCCCTTGTCTTCTCCCGTGTCGAGAGTAATATCAGTCAGTACGCCGTTAAGAGGAGTTGTGCTAATAATCACTTTCATAATACTTCGTCCTTTCGGTTTTTTTATTGTTGATATTCGAACATGGTGCGGGTAGTGGGATTTGAACCCACATGCACCTAAGCACGAACTCCTAAAATTCGCGTGTCTCGCCTATTTCACCATACCCGCATATAAATTAGGTACACCTGCACTCCCGATTCTCCAAGCAGGACAACTTCCATTCCGGACCACAATATCCGAAACATTAGGGTGCAACAAGGAAGTCGTGGCTATTTTATTGATCGTACTTTTACCACCATGTACCTATTCCCCATTTTGTTAGAGACCTAATGGGCAAAGCTGTCTTGCCTTGCGGCATGGAGCAGCGAATGGGAGTCGAACCCACATCTCCAGCTTGGAAGGCTGGCACATTCACCGTTATACGACCGCTGCATATAAACCCGGCTTACAAAGCCTTGTTGCTTTCAATACGATATAGACCGAAGCATCGTATCAAAAGAGCCGGGAATAACAAGAATGAGGTAAAAGGTCCCTGCTGAATAACATCCTAAAAAGACAGGAACCCTGGTGCGATTGGATGGACTTGAACCATCGACGCGCATTCAGCCTGCTGCTCTACCAACTGAGCTACAATCGCATAAGATACTCGGCTTACAAGGCCAATTGCACACTTTCGAGCGAGCCGAGAATAATTGACATGGAAAAATTTGACATCCCCCACAGGGGGTGGTATCTCGCACAGGCGCGGCCGGATCTGACCGCTAAAGATCCTACCCAGTACGAGATTGGTGCTACAGGTGGGATTCGAACCCAACAATCCATCGTTTCAGGCGCTCCGTCTTAAGCGGAGTGTGTCTCGCCAGTTGCACCACTGTAGCATATCAAAGCTGTCTGTCCAGCAGCCAACCGTCTTTCCGATTTGCCAAACCGTTTCACCCAATAAGCTCCCGACTCGATTGAGCCGGTGGTATCTCGGATGGGAGTCGGACCCACAAGCTTTCGCAGAAGTTTTTGAGACTTCCCTGTTTACCAATTTCAGCACCGAGACTCATTACTCGTCTTTCCGAGCCGCCACACATTTTTAAATCTTGTGTTGATCTCTGGACACGGGTTTAACGTCTCTGTCCAGACGAGTATTATCGCGGATCGAGCCAATCCTTTAGGTTTTTACCCCTACATGCGCACCAATAATTTCGATACGTGATCCGATATTTTTCTTTTGCGATAAGATATTTAAGAACAAGATCATCAGAATACGGAAGTTCGGCCTTAAAAATGTTATCAACAGCCTTGTCGTATTCTTCTTTTGCTGCCCTAACATAATTTTCCTTCATTTTGTACCATTCTTTATCAGTCATTGTTTATCACCTCTTATCGTAGTATATCCAATTCCGAGCCGCCACTGCTTGCGCAGGTCATTCCTCTACTTCAAACACCATATAGTACATGTGATTATCTTCACCATCGCCGACCGATGTGCCGATAACATACTCAGGATATGGGTTCAACTCGCATCCGCAAAAATCAGCGTATGATTCAGTGTCAACTTTCACTGCATCTTCGTACCGAGCGGCCTCATCTTCAGGCATCCCATTGAGAAAACACTGAAAGCTGACAGCGGCAAAAGCAATCGCATCGTCTCTTGATTTGAATGCTTTATCGATACTTACCGACTTGTAGATATCAGCTTTCTCGTTGGTGTAATCGCTTACGACGATGTACATCTGAATCACTCCTTATCAAAGATATCGGTATACTTGGTGTACAGCTTACCGTTATGATAATAGGTATTGTAATCGCACTGTTCAATGTACCACCAGCGTTTCTGATGCCCAGCCTTCAGGAAATCGTGCAGATGATAAGTTGATTCATAGTTTTCATCCACACGCTGCCGGAACGAAAGCTCGTCGATTTGGTCTGACTCCTCAACAAAATCAGCAATGGCGTTGATGTCGTCCTCGGTCATACTGTCGTCCACAACAAAAACCACCCGAACAATTTCATCGCAAGCACGGGTGATCTTCTTCAACTCGCCGATGTTGTGAACGTGATACACAATTCTACTAAACATGCTGTACGGAAACAGCACAAACATTTTCGAATCATCCGTCGAAATATAACTGGTATGAAGTTCCAAGCGTCTCCTAGCACTTGAACAAACAGTAAATAAACCGAGCCACCAAAATTGATGCTCCCACCAATGAAACAGTGGATCTCCGCCACCAGATACAGATACCCAATTCATATCAGGATTTTCTCCAAGAATCCGAGACAGAGTGATCCATGAAGAGTTTTCATCTGTCGGCGTCATCTTGAGCTTGTTATTGCGAACGATACACTCAGGACAGCTGTAGTGGCACCCGAAGTTCGTGATAATACTGAGATATTTGTCAGCCATTTTGATTACCTCTTTTTGATTTGTGAATATTCGTACACTAATGGTGCGGCGTGGGAATCCTGACATCCCAACTGCTGACTTATGAGGTCAGTGTTCTTCCTTTGAACTAACGCCACAGAGAGGAGGATTTAACCATGTAACGGCATCGGCGAGGAGCAAGCGGCTTACAAAGTTTGCGCAATACTCAGTCGCGTCAGCGGATACAACACATAAGCGAATTGGTCTCTTATGGTGTCCATCCTCAAAGACTGCCCTTTTAAATTCACTCTCCGCCAGTCTGGGCACCGACTAAGCTAGACCACAACTCAGGTCATCCAATAGCCTACTCATGTTGTCACCAGACCATCACTCCACGAGGAGCTACCTCGTCGCAGTCTGTTCGCACATTTTCGGATATAAGCGTTATGGGTGTGTCAGAGGGGGAGTATGATCACCCACGGTGGAATTGCGCCACCCCAACAGCTTTGTACTACACTACGCCGCTGCATCGAACCTAGCTGGAGCCCAACAGAATCGAACTGTTGTACGACCATCAGCTCCATATCAAAGCAGGATTATCGTACCTGCCCGGCATTTTCAGCCACGAGCGAAGAAAAAGGAAAAGTGAAAGAGAAAAAACTTCGCTTTTTTGCACAGGGAGAAAGGATAAAGCCCTATGCTATGGTCCGGGTGACCCGACTCGAACGGGCGAAAATCTCTAGGTCCCAAACCTAGCGCGATACCACCTTCGCCACACCCGGTTATATGCCGGTCTTTCCCGGCTGCCAGCCTCAAAGGCTAATGGAGGAAGTAGATAGCTTAGATAGCTGCCGCCACGATCTTTGCAGCCTCCTTAAACACTTTCATGTTCTTATCAGAATTCTGGAAGATATCAGGAGTAGACTTAGGCGGCTTATTGTGAGAACGTACATACGCTTTACGCATTCGGTCCATCTTTGCAGTGCCGATCGCGTCATAGATCTTTGCATAGGTAACCCAATACCCAAGCGTCTTATCGCCCAGCTTTTTTGCAATGGGTTCAACGATCGGAAGCGTGATACTCGGCTTGTAGTAATAATATTTCTTTTTCGGCTCTTCAGCCGCAGGAGTTTCGACTGCCGGTGTCTCAGCCGCCGGTGTTTTAATCTCGACTGCGTGAGCCTCGGCCACGACGACCGGTGCGGGCTCTTCAGCAACGACCTCAGGAGCGGGTTCTGCCCTATGGCGAGTAGGAATCATATCGGCAGGGATCATAGGCGGCTTCTTGGTGAGTGCCGACTTAATCCCCTTTCGGACCTCAGCGTCATGCTTTTCGTTATCATACCGATCCTTCATAATCGACATAAAGATCGACTTCCACGTTTCGCTGTCCTCAATGATATCCAAGCCGCTGAGGTTCTTGATGTCACCCATGTAGCCAACCCGCTCAACATACGCCTTGCGTTCGTCTTTGAAATACCAGCCATAGTTGCGACCGATATAATCATAAGCCTGTTTCAGAACCGCATTCAGCGTCAGACCAGTCATGCGAGCGATGGAGTTGCCGAGCTTGTAGATCTCAGTCCGCCATTCGCTGCGTCCTTTGTATGTAGTGGTGTTGGTTTCCTTTGCGGCGGTTGTGGCGGTCTGCTCAGGCTGCTTCTGCGACTGACCCATCGAGATAAGCTTTCGTTCCAGTTGCTTACAGACGAACAACACATTGTCGAGAGCGTTGCGGTCCTGCTGGCGGGCGGCTTCGAGAGCGTCCATCTTGGAATGAATCTCCGCCAGCGTCTGAGTCATCCGGTCGAATCGCTCCTGCCGCTTGAGCTCAGTCTGATTGGCATTCAGCGATACGGTTTCACCCCGCATCAGAGCGGCGATCACATCCCAGCAGAAATCAATGAAAGCATTCGCTTTGGGTTGAGTGCTGTAACGGCAGATCTCCATGACACCACGCATATTATATACGTAGGTCTGCTGTTTTCCACCAGGGGTAATCAAATTGATTAACCCTGAAAGCGGGTCGAGACGAGCCGCATTGCGCTTGTGAATCGTTCCAATCGAAATTGAAGGATTCTTATATCCCAACGCCGTTCCAATCTGCTCACGGGTCATATAGAAATCATCCTGAGCTCTGGTGTGATCGACTGCCGGATTCTCATAGACCTGAATCTCCATGTCACCGAACTGCTTGGTGGTGGCTACTTGCATTACTACATTCGCATTCATTTTTTACCTCATCCTTTTTGTTTGGTATTGTAAAGTGTGTTTCGCTTGAAACAAGTATTACACAAAAACGTATCGTTGTCAATTGGAAAATATTCACAAATGACAGCATTACATTTTGTTTGTATTTGTTGCTCTTATCACAACCTTCATTATTATAATATAGGCGATTTGTGATCTAAATCTGTCTGAAGCCACTGACTGGAGGAGGAATTCAGATCCTGATCCAGGGGTTGAGATCTCAAGTGTGGTCGTTCGATGCGCCGGTTGGTACTTTATGAGGCTCATTCGGTTCTCGATGACACCGGTTGGTGTGGCCAGCGATGTCTGGTACCTGCAGTCGACGCGTCTTCCGCCTTCCTCGGGGGTGTCCCCTCGGTCTAACAATTCGTTCCGTTCGGCTTGGCCTGAACGTGCTATCATGGTAAAACCAGATAACAATTCATCACAAATCTGTTCGTGAAATACGGAATTCCTCACATGGGAGGACCAGTTTTCAACATAGTTTTCAACTCGCTTTCTTATTTGATTATGTACTTTTGTTTCAAATTGAGATCTAAATATCTGTGGAGTCCTGTGCCTCACATGCGATCGCTGCAGCAGGCAGCAAGTAGATGAGCTGCGAGCGCAGCTGGGATTTCAGAGTGACGCATTATCGCTGTATTTCTATTTGGGCTCTACCGTAAGTACCGTGAGTTCCTCCCTGTTGGGTTACCTGCTGAGCTCATGGTCCTCCAGTGGCAGCCACGGGTGGGGTATCTCACCCTAACAATTCGTTCCGTTTGGCTTGGCCTAAACGTGCAAACCTTTCGACTTGCTATTCATCTCAATCTGTTTTGCGGCGACTCTGCTTGCGCTATGCGGAATCGTCGAATGGCATTGCGTTCATCTCATTCACCTCCTGATTCAAACCTTGCTGTTTTCTCTAATAGAATTACAAGGCAAAAACACCTAACACATCTCAGTAGAGTAATTTCATTACCGAACCATGATGTATGTTTAGAATATAGTCAAACTCTTTATGAATTCGGCTGAGAATCGATGCTGGCCTTATTCTGTCGAGCCGCTTGTGCTTTTTTGATTCGCTCACGAAGTTCTGCACGCTGTTCGTCGGTCAGTTCGCGAGGCGCTGTCGGCGTTCCGAATCGAACCAGCTTACGCGGCACCGAATACCACTTACACAGGATCAACCCGTCTTTCGTGCGGTGGATCTTGGTGAGCTTGTACTCGTCAGGATGCTTCTCGCACATGGCATCAAGCTTGCGCCAGTAAACAGGATCGTTGGTGCACACATCGGCCGTCTTATCCAGAGCTCCAATGGTGACAATGGTCTCCTGCTCAGCCCGGGACATCGAAACGCCGCCATGCTCAGGAATGGCTTTCATTATGATTTCTTCCACGATTTATCGCTCCTTTTTCTGCTGGGCTCATTCATCATCATCAGTAGGAACATCAGTGCTGCCCCACATGACAACGTAATAATCGGCCTCATCGAGATCCGTCTTGAGGTGGCCGCTCAGTCGCCCGCTGTTATGGTCAACGTCGAAAACGAACTTATTACCGTAGATTTCGAACAGATGACCGTCCCGCTTGCGCTTATTGCGGCAGGGAATGTAGCTTACGCCATCGGTTCCCATCTCCAGTTTGACCCACCTGGATGGCACCCGGATCTGTAAAAACGACTTGCCGCCTTGCGAGATCATAAAGCAATCGTACTGTTTGATCAGCTTGACCAGCTCGCTCGGTTTGAACTCGTGAACACCCATAGTCAGATTAGCCATTAAAATTTTCTCCTCTCGTTTTGAGCATCTTCGCCGCCAAGACTTCCTTCTACTTCTTTCCCGAAATGGTCTTCTCTCTCCTTACAAACTACTCTTATCCCTATAATCCCTTACTACATAACCATCAATTTTATTTTCGCGTCGCTTGTTCATTGGCGATTGCGTAATTGAGTTTGAGTTCGAAATAGGAATGAATTATTGTTGCAAGCGAAAGAATGAACCAGCGATTAAGTTTTCAACATTTTGAACAAGTGAGTTTTCAACAATCCTGTAGCATCACTCGTTCTTTTGTGACTTAATTCGGAATCTCAGCAACGACCTGAATCATCTTGATTGAAGTCGGAATGAAGATTCGTCCTTGCAGCATGTTCATAAAAGTAAGCGTCTGAAGCAGATCGAACCAGTGCGAACTCTGTTCAGCAGGTGCCGCATTCAAATCAGCGATCAGGCTCTCCACAACCTTATCGTCAAGGAAATTGAGCTGCGTACATGCTTCGCCGCGCTCATAGCTGGTTCCAATCTTAACTTTTGCATCGTATGTAATCTGTACTGACTTCATACTGTTACGCTCCTTTTTATTATACAACCGTTTGGGGTTTTGCTCAACAACTAACAGGCGTTGATTAGTCGCCATTTTCTTCTGCGTCAATGATCTCAACACTCTCGATGGAGTTCGGCACGTACATACGCTTTCTGAATCGCTCCATGGTCTCAAGTGCCGTCTCAAGGTGAATCATCACACCATGCTGTTCTTTTGATCGCTTCTTATACTCTGTATCAATGGCAGCACGCAGCGTATCGACCACATCATTTGGCACAGATTCGAACTGGTAAGTAGCCTTCTTATAATCGAGCCGCGTGCTTGTTGCGATTGCCGCACGATATGTTACTTTGATCGTATACAAATTAACACTCCTCTTATTGCGCCACTCGTTCACACAGAATCGCGGCCGCTTCTTTCAGCACACTAACTCGTTCGGCCTGACTTGTGCATGTGACATGGTGTTGATAGCAAAGATCTTTAATTCCATTCGCAGCATCATCCCAGATTCTTAAAGAGGTATTGTTAAGATGACGATCTTGTTGATATTTCGGAATCAAGTAGTCAAGTTCGAATGGGATGTACGGTTTGACCGCATCCAAACCTCCAAGATGATTGATATAACGAATGTTGAGTTCGCGGAACGTAAGCCGCTTATCGGTTTCGTTGTCAATATCACAAAAATGAACACCGACTGCTTCATTGAATGTCATCTGGCAAAACCTCCTCTCCTGTTACTCTTCGAGTGTGATATCATCGTGGCCAGCGTCTTCAAGCGGTTCATCCGTTGCCAGCGCAATGATTTCTTCCATGTTATTTTCGAGCAGATACTTCCAATCTTCCAGCCGCTGATTGATAATCTCCGTCGCCTGAATAATAACCGTATCCGGCGTGATGCGCTCACAGTTGCATTTCAGAGCCAGGATCAAGTCATCGAATGTGACAGGGTCAAGAATCGTATCGCTGGGAATCATGTCCTTACCGAGTTTCCAGTCAGTCATAATCAGAACCTCCTGAACTGTACGAACTTGCCGTCAGCGTAGCAAGGAGAGTAACACTGAATTCTTGTACCGTATCGCTCAAGGAATGCGTTTACAAAAACAGGTTCGCCCTGAAGAATTACAGCTTCCGGTTTCATGGTCATAACTGTATCAGCCGTATCCCATGCGAGAACTCTGACTCGGACAGAGGAATCAGTCGGCACGATAATAGGTAGCGCACAATCATGAAGAGTGCCATCTGTACACAGCTTGCGAGCTGCATCGAGCTGGGCATTGGACCATTGGGCGATAGAAAGTTCAGTCATATTCAAAACCATTGCTACGTTTACCCCCCCCCCCCTTATTCTTTTACTGATAGTTCTTTTGCCATGATTCTTTCACGCATCTCGGCTCCAGTTGAGGAAATGTAATCGCGAGTAAGAACCCATACATCTTCTTCGCCGCAGATTTCGGCAGGCTCTTTGAACAAGCGAATGGATTCATTTAGTTTTTTACCACCAAAGATTTCCTTCTTAGCTGCATCTGTGATACAAGGATCATTGTAGATGTTATGCCACCATTTTTCTTGTTCTTTAAGATACTCAAGTGCTCGTTCTTCAGTAGCAAAAAGATCGTAATGAAACTTGTCGTCGTGAATAGTTTCGTCACGGTCTTCATGGGACATAAAAATTCCCCAAACGAACATACTGCGCCGCCTCCTTTTATTCCATCTCGATTGTGACACTGTTATATTCAGGTGTTCGATACATCACATCAGCTTCCCACATCTTGGCGCAATCGTAACTGGCGAATGCACGGCGGACCACTTTGAGTGGGATTTTTCCATTGTTATCGGCATAGAATGTGATCTTGTAATTCTGGAGCTGATAGCCAGCGTCTGCATAGTCAGTCATAGTACGGGCCCTCCTTCTAATACCATTACTTCACTTCTTTTGATTCGATCTGGATATAGTGTTCGAACTCATCGCCGTCTAAATTCTTCCAACGATAATGAAGATTGCCGCCATCAGCATCAAATACGACGTCATAACACTCCGGATCTGCGCTCACCGATTTTGCCATCTCACTCAGCATCTTCATTGCACGCTTGCGACTGCTATAAACATCACCATTGTAACGATTGAAAATCGCCCACGGCTTGCCCTTGGTTCGATTGGAATAGGAATTATCCAAAATATGCACCATCATGGTTACAATTTCCTCCCATTTGTTTTACTACGCATGTAGTGGATGTGGTTACGTCTGCCTCGGTACCACCAGTCGCCCGACATTAACTCACCAGTCCGCGTTTTGTCTCCCATATTTCAGGCGAGGAACATGGTCGGTGACACCAGATAGGTTTACATACAACCTATCAAAATATAATTTGGGTACCCGATTGTGGCATTTTTCATTACGTCGCCCTTGCCACGTGCCAGCGATGTCAAGCTATTCATTTTCACACAGTATACAACCGAGTGTTAAAACAGTTTGTATCGCCATCCCATGAAATTTCGTTCAGTGGAGTAAGACGCGACCTTTGCACCAGCTGCTGTGCCCACCGATTGCGGGCAACGAAGTTTGCAATTCAAGCTATAAACCCTCCTTTCGTTTAGTTTCGCTCATCCAAGATACACCCTCTAGTTTACTTTTCTCATTGATTTATCTGCGTGGCCTTTGCATCAAAATCAAATCAAATTTCACTAGAGCCGTGGAGCGCCCTTCTGTTTACGCTGCTGCGTTCTGGGCTTGGGACCAGTACAGGCTCTGCAGAACCCGTAGCCGCATTAGACTGAGCGACTATTGCCGCCCAGCCCCCTCTGCGATTACTTACGTTTAAACTTTGCTTGGGTACGCTTTATTCATTATCAGCCCAATCGAAATAAACATCATAGAGTATATCATTTATGACATCTTCGATTGACCGGTTGGAAATCATTGTATGTAGGTTATTTTTACCAGCAGAGCACTTACTGTGGCGTCCTTACATCACCGGCGGCATCGGAGTACCATCCTGGCGACCACGGCGATACGGACCACGGCGAACTCTCCCCTGGACAACAGGATAACAGGTAACCGGGCGGTTATGCAGAGTAGCCAGCCGCTTCGTGATAACCTTCGCACCATGAACAACCGTCATAGTAGGCTGCGGACGGAAACGATCATAGCGGCGGTCTGCGGTGTAATCCCAGGGAGTGATACTTGCATCGTCGGTCGGCACACGGTACGGGCCCATCATACGGGTCTTGCGCTGATTGACATTGACCGGAATCAGGAAATCATAGTTCAGGCTGTTGTTCTTAACCTCGGTCTCGGTGAACAATTCGCCACCTGCATAGGTGCTCCACATTTCGATGCCACGACGGGTGCCCAGATACATAGGCTCATTGTTTGCTTCGAATTTAACACGGAAATACAACATAGGTTTACCTCTCTTCTTGCTTACACATTTTGATTTGCTTTTTATGTAATATTTGAAGCCGCCGGGTTAGACCACAACAGCAATCAACAGAGTCAGGGCGATCGAGATGAGGAAGAAATTGCGAATCGTTTCCGTCATTTCGATCGGATCTACGGTATCAAACCAGCGTGCCAGGGTGTCGATCACCTGATTGTAGCGGCGGAAACACCCCAGATAATACAGGCCGGTTCCGATTTGCTGGAGTGCGCCCACCAGAAGCAACATGGCGGCGAACACCCAGACAATAGGATGCTCAGACAATCAAATCACCCTCCTTTACTGTGAATGGCAGAGTCAGAATGTGAAACTGCAATTCGATTTGAACACGCGGCCGGAGTCTGCTATAGGGCAGGAAGTACGGGTCGGCCAATTCGATGCGGCGCTTATGACGGCGCTCTTGCATCCAGGTGGAATCCGTGTCACTAAGGTATGTTGCGAACATAATTCATATTGCTCCTTTCGACTGCGTTTTTGTGCTGCGCTGCGGCGCTTATACTCTTGTAAATTCGTCCAGATAATAACGAGAGCCATGCATAATGAAGTACGCATGGCCCTTGTTCGTCTGATAGATTTTGTGGCGGCCAGCCTGCTTGCGGCGCTCACCATTGTTGATTGCGACTTCAACACACGCTTCTTCAATCGCTGTGATCTCAAGCCCGCCCCAGTTGTTAAGCGGATACACGGCGATTGCATGTTTCTCTGGAGGAAAAACGTCTCTCATAATTCAATCTCGCTTTCTTGCTGAATAGAGATTTTGTCAGAGGAATCATATCAGGACTTTCAAACACGATAAATCCACCCCGATTATTGATAGATGCAACCAGCAGACCATATTTTTCAATGATGAGCCAGTTCAGACTGTTGGGATTGTACGGTCGGAATGGTTTCGCATCAGGAAATCCAGCCCTCGCATCACTGAAAAACTGCGGGGTCAGCTCTTTCGTATCCAAATTTACAACACGAATCGGCGTAAGAGTTTCGCTTTCCGGGTCCAGCACAACGGCGCACAATCTGTCATGCATCTGATAGATCTCTGACAAAATCATTAGAAAGTGTCCTCCCCTTCAGTTTCGCCAATGCTTACCAAAGTTTCTTTCATGCCGACACTGGGAATTACCCTGACGATTTTTGCCCCACGGATTCGCCCGACTTCCAACTCATATTTGAGCAGCTCGAGCGTAGAACTGGCTGCGGCCAGAATCGGAAATCGCAACACCTGTTCGTCGCCCGTCAAATGGGTGACGCGAACTTGATACAGCTGCACTGGTTGTGGACGTTTTGCCGCTTTGAGCTTCTGTACATCGCCTTCTTTCAGATTCAGAGCAAAGAGAACAGCGGTTTCAGTGCCTGGATTCGAGCTGGCGATATAGTTTTCTTTTTTGTCGAGGTTGTCAATGACATTCTGAATTTCTTTGATAATCTGGGCAAGCGCATGTGCTGCGTCAAAATTCTCGCACTTAGTTGCAAACTTATACGTCTCGAACGCACCATCACGAGCGAATTCAAAAACTTGTTTCACAGTCAGCATTCGATTTCACTTCCCTTCTTGTGGAGCGGCGCTCTTACAACTTGCCGCTCATAATGCCCATCACGGGAACGCGCTGACCTTCGCTCTGTTCGTACACATGGGCTTCGGTTACATTGCCATTATGAACTTCACGCTTAGCGGTTTCAAAGTTCTTCTCGGCATCTGCGTAACTCTTGCAGGGGTATTCCATTTCGCCCATGATAGGATTGTTCCACTTGACAACGAGGACGTAGGGAGCTTCTTTGATGGCCTGTTTCATGCGCTGGGCCCCGGCGGACTGCTGTGTCTCGGCGGACTGCTCCTTGGCGACGATTTTCTCGGCCAGATTCTTCAGCTCTGCAATCACATCGGCATTCAGACGCCGCTTGGCTTCTTCGGCGCGAATCATCTCGGCGATTGCATTCACATCCGCCTTTGCTTCATCAGCCAGCTTACGAGCCAGGCTTTCAGCGCGGTGACCTGCATACTGAGTAGCAATCTTGTCGTAGCGCCACCACTTGTCGATAGCGGAATCGTAGGCGTACCGAAGCAATTTCATGTTGTTCATTTTTTGTTTACCTCTCTTTTTGTTTTATCAATTGGCAGCAAATGCCATTTCAATCTTCCTCGGCGGCACTTTCACAGTCGCACCACAGAATATCTTCGATGATGTCATCGTCGATATCATCAGGAGTATCATTGCAATTCATAATGAGGGTCAAGTTTTGATTCACAGGCGGCACTTCACTGCCCAGTTCGTAAGCATAAATCCATGTCTCGCCGCATTCGTCCTCAATCGTACAGTACAACAGGGTGCTTTCGTTGTCGTGCAAATCAAGACCAGTAATCACATCATATCGAGTGGCCATACCAGTCAGGATGTAATGACCATTCAGACCAGGCTTGTGACCAGCGGCGCTTGCAGTGGCGGCGCTTGCAGTGGGAACCGGCAGGGCAAAGATTGCGGCCATCAGAAAGACAGCGGCGATTGTCACCGCCATGGAACGGGCGGATTGTTTCAGCGATTTCAGAATGGATTTCATAACGATATACCTCTTTCTTTTTTTTGTATTTAGATTCAAACAGTGACGCTTAGTGATGGCGTGCTGCCCGGCGGAAATCATGCCAGATAGACTGCGCTACGATTGCCAAAGCGATACCAACGATGATGCCGCAAGCGAAAATGAATTCAGTGCTAAAGTAATCCATGATGATTCTCCTTTTCGTTATGTCCAGCACTTTGCAGGGCTTTCATAGTAAACGCCAGCCTCTTCTAAGGCTTCAGTATAGATTGCCGCCAGCTCTTTGTCGCCAAACATAATTGCAACATCGAGGGCGGATTCGATTGCGATAATTGTCATGACTTACATCTCTTATACTTTGTAATTGCGGCACTTCACACCGTTCTGACGGCGAGAACAAGTTGTACGTTTACAACCTTCACACTCGCCACAAGCCGAAGCCGGAACCAAATCGTACACAGGATGAGCGATAATCAGGTCATAGCAACCCGGTGTACTAGGAGTGTGCCAGCGATTCGGCTCAACTTCGATTGCATTTTCTGGTAGCGAATCGATTCGAGTAGACAAACCCTCTTCGTCATAGCGAACCAAAGTGTATCCAGTCAGCCTATAACCTGGTTTAGCTGGAAATTCAAACGATTTCATTATGGATTCTCCTTTCTTTATGTGCATACGTTATTGTGTTGGTTACGGTTACGTCTGCCCTGGTACCGTAAATCGCCCAGTATCGCTCCTTGCGGAGCAGAGAAAAGAGGTAAAAAGAAAACGCCGAACGAATTCACTCCGATACCGCCAGAGGAATTCATCGACGTTTTGGCATAAGAAAAAGCCCTACGAGCTGTGATACTCATAGGGCTTGCGTTTGGAATCCGGGTTTAGATTTTGACAAGATAGTGTTCGACGAACAGATTCATCGTAACGGTTTCGTTTTGACCTGCGCCAATACTGAAACTGTCACAAAGTTTTAAGATTTCAAAGAATTTTTCATACTGCGATTTCACGCGGCCGAAATCTTCGAAATTTACAACGATCATTGCATTATAAGCAATCATAGGATCGACGCTCATAGTCATTTTGATGTTGTAATCGCCTTCACTATCATCTTCTTGAATCGCCTTAAAATATTTTATGATTTCAGATGCTTTTTTCATTGCGGCAGGATTTATAATCAGATTTTTATTCTGACGTTTTATCTTGTCGCCCATCTGTTTCATAAATTCTTCAAAAGCAACTTCATTCGGATCGCGCAGGTATTCTGGCTCCATAATATAATACCCCTTTCATTGGACTTGGGTTTCGTTGGGGTTATTATATCATAGATTCATTCCGGATTCCAGCTCAGATTTGTTGGTTATCCACCCTCGCCGCGTGGAGGCTCTGATATTGAGGGCAAAGCAGTTTAACGTCATGCTCGGGACACTAGCTATTATTTTTGATTTCATACCCGGCGAACTCTCCTTTTCGATTTCATTAGGCGATTGCATTTAGAATGCGAAATTGAATGAGCGTTCCAGATAGAACTGACCATTTTTATTGGAGAAGAATCTTGCGGTCAGGATTCGTTTTGTTGCAGTCCAGTTCGAGCGCTTGTTGGCAATCATGGTTTCAACGTCTTTCATTGCGTTCTTGAAACCGATTTCATCCAGCTCATAAAAAAGGGATTCATACCGGTCGGTTTCCTTGTTGTGCACTCTTACTTTGAGAGCAAATGGAGATTTGAATCCGATTTCGTCAATGGTTGCATTCGTTGCGATGGGATGAGGATACGTCCAGTACGCGCTTTCATCGGGAGCGGCTTCGCAAGGCTTTTCGCCCCACAGAACCTCTTCCGTTCCGTTGTAGTTCATGGCAGTCACAGCGGCCACACGGTCTGGCATGTCACACGCTTTGAAAGCGGTTTTCATGTCCTCAGTGGGGAGTATGACACCATCATCGAAATAGATATTGAACTTCATGCAGCTTTCATCCTTTCTTTCGCACTACTTGTGTTCATTTCTGTAATGCGACCGGGACCCCGAAGGGCCCCACGCACTGAGCCTAACGCCTTTTTATAGCCGCTCAGTCGGCTTTTCATAGCGATTGCTTGCATCAGCAGTCGATGGAGTACGGATTGCCGGTGGTCAGATGGTACATGATATCGCCGATTACAGCGGTCATCTCTTTGCCGCGAATCGTTCTGGTGCTCAGCAGGGCCTTGCCTGCTTTTGCCTTGTGGGTGTCCACAAAGCGGGCATCACGGGAAAACACTTTGAACTTGTTCTTGTCAGGGAACTTTTCATCGGGGATAAAGAGAATCATATCCACCAGGCCCTGAAGATCTTTCACCATGTTGCCGGTGCTGGGGTTTGCGGCAGTCAGACAGACCCACTTGTCATTGTCCAGAGCATCCTTGTAGCTTTCGTTCAGCTTTTTCTGGTCAGCTTCGGACAGCTCCAGCCCCTTGCCAATGTCGTTCGCCAGTGCTCTTGCAAAGGTCTCAGCATAGTACGGCCACTGACCATTGACGAACAGGTTGCCATCCTTCGGGCTTCTTGCGTTGAAGTCCACAAGGTCGATTGCGTTGCGAGAACGGCGCTCATTGACGTTGACAGTCACAGTGCCATTGTCGTTTTCCTTTTCGGCGATGCTCTTCTTCATCACAGCGCCATACTTGCAGGCGGCCAGCATCGGGTTTTCGGTTTCATAGCAACCGGCGTAGATCATCTGAACGTTGAGGTCATTCCACTCTTCGCAGGCGGTTGCGGCCTTTTCGCGGCACTCCTTCAAGAGCTTCATATCAATCGGGTCACAGCTCAGAGCATCCTGAAGCGCGTTTTTCGCGGCATCCAGCTCAGTCTGCTTTGCGGCCAGAGCGGTTTTCAGCTCAGCGGCAGACAACGTGATTTTCGTAGTGTTAGCCATAGCATTTTCCTCCATTTAGGCTTGCATCCTCATCGGGCACCGATAGCCTATCTCTCGGTACGACACAAACCCCACAGCGTACCGCAGGGCTTGCGTTTCGGTTTATAGAGAAAGACGCCCATTGCTGAGCGGCCTAATACTATTCACGTTTGTTTAGACTCCATTTCACACAATGTACTCCGTTGCCGTTGTTCTTGCGTTGCACTTGCATGATTTATGTGCGATTCATCAATTCTACGATTCGTCTTGCGACTCCTCATCTTCAAACCGATTCATCTTACACGAAACACACTTTCCGAATGGAACTTGCGTTTTTATTGTATAGTTCAGTTATGTAGTTTGCATTGCAATTTACTGTTGCGCTAGTTTGGAGATGGCTGCCATTCATCCTCGCGGAATCCCAATAGTCTGCCGTTCCTCTTGCAATGTGTGCCGACGTGGTGAATCACATTGACAAAATTCCCCGTTTACATATTGTTGTCCTATGCCATTTGCGTTTCATCCTCAAGCCGAGTTTAGTATTGACGCAATTTCATACTGCTCCATGATTCCACGCCCATGGTGCCGACGTTCTGACGTTTCGTTGGGGATTTGCGGTCAGAATAGTTCAAATTGAGCTAACAAGTTTCCTGCCTGTGGCAGTACCGCCTTTTCAATCGTTTATTGGTTTACACGCTGGCAAACTTGAACGATTTACTCAAACGGAATATTGAAAAATCCAACTTCAAAACGTCCGCGCTTTTGTTTTGCGTTTCTGTTTTGTTGTTGAACTTTTTACACTTATAAGGGAGTTAAAAGCGGCTGAAATATTCCAAAAATCTAAAACTTTTTGAAATTTTTTTGCCGCGTGTTTCGCCGCGTGTTTTGTCGTGGCGTTTTTTAACTTCCGTATATAAGGGAGTTAAACAGCCGCGTTTTATTCCAGTTTTTCAAACTTTTTTTGAAAAGTTTTTCAAGCTGTTTTTTCGCGCGCTCAACTTTTCCAGCGCTTTTTTGTTGTGCTGTTTGTTGTTGTGCTGTTTACACTAATAAGGGAGTTAAAACGGCGTGGATTATTCCAAAACAGAAAAATTTTTTTGAAAAAGTTTAGCGGCAGTTGATAGCAGGACGCGCGGCGCGGCTGTATAAAGTGCATTCACCTGCACCACCTGCAAAGGCGGCTGTAAAGCCCTGTAAAGCGTGTAAAAGTGGCTGGAATGGTAGTATATAGGGAAAAGAAAAAGCGCCTACAAAGCCCTGTAAACAGGCTAAAATAGGCGCTTGAAATATGGGTAATAAATGGGACGAAAAAAGCCGCCCAACGTGGGCGGCAGGGATGGAATGTTTACTTTTTGCGGCTTGCTAGAACAGCGACACGCGCGGCCTTTTCAGCGGCTTTTTCAGCGGCTACGCGGTCAAACTTTTCGCCGCTATCTTTTGCGGCTTTTTGGGCGGCTGTATAAGTGGCTGTATAGGCGCTGTATCCAATGGCGGCGCTATTGTCCATGATGGACGCAAGCGCGTCTCTAATAGCGGCTATATCCTTTGCAATGGCGCTTTGTGAACGGCCTACCATAACGGCAATTTCAGCTTGTGTATATCCGGCGGATAGCTTTGAAGCGATAAAGCAACGCCGCGCGGCCACGTCCTGTTTTTTGCACGCCGTAACAATACAGTATCGGATAGTATCGGATAGCTCCAGCGCCGCGCCTTTATCCATGCTGTAAAAGTCGGGAATATCGTAGGCGGCAGGGCTTTTAGTGCTGTTTCCCATGGATACCGCGTCAATGGATACCTTGCTATCCTGCCGCGTCTTTTCCCCACGAATGGCGCTATTTACAGCGGCTGTAATAGTGGCAAAAACAGCGCGGTATCCGGTAACAATATTCCCCGCTTCTTTGTGGTTTGTAATAATCCGCGTTAATGGCGTACCGTCTGCATTGTATCCGCTTGACCATGTTTCCGCGTCAATTCCGACACGCCGCGCCTGTTCAAGAATTTCCAGTGTTGCAACGCTCAAAAGTTCTGCCGCGTCACTGTTTTCCGGGTATGCTTCAACGCCGCTATGCGCGTATTTTTGCAGGGAAACAAGCGCGTTTTTTAACGTGTCTGTATAACTGCCGCGCGCGTCCCCGTCTGCACTTTCCAGCGTTGTAATATTGACCGTTTCGCCGTCAATTTCTGCCGTTGTTTCGTCAACTGCTTCAACTTTTACAAAGCGTGCACGCGGGGAGATTGCAAGTTTAACGGCGCTGATTGTTGCGCGCGTTGCAAGGGCTTGAACGTTGCTATATTTTACCCACTTTTCCGCGTTAATAGGCGCGTTAATGGGCGCGATTTTGGGCGGATTATAAACGTCAATAAAACCGTCCGCGATACGCGGCGCGATTGAATTTTTGGCGGCTACACTGCTATTATATTCCGGTGCAGGGATGGACGCGCCGTTGTTGCGTGTCGTTGGGCTGTTAGCAGGGATGTATACAGCGGCAGGCGCGGCAGTTGCGCGGGGACGGCTGTATAAGGGCTGTTCTGTATCGTTGGTGGTATAGGCGGGGACGTGTGCCAGACGCGGCGCGCCGTCCGGTAAAGTCTCAACCGCGCGCCCTGCCGTGTACCGATAAACAGCGCGGGGATATACTAACACATCGTGGGCAGGGACAAACCGCGCGCCGTTGGTGGTGTTGGTGGTGGTAGGAATATGGCGTGCAATTGTCCGCGTTGCAACGGTATGGAGCCATACACGGCGAATAGTGGCGCGGTCAAAATGTGCGCGGATATGGTAGCAATGCACCGGATTATAAACGGCGTTGTAGGTGGATGTAATAGCAATCTTTTCCATGGTTAGTTACTCCTTTTTATCAATAGTCCCATACAGTATAGTCAACGGCGGGCGCGTCTACTATGGGCGCGCCGTGTGCCTGTTTGAGATAGTAGGCAGATAGGCAATACAGGCGGCTATACTCTTTATAGCAACGCTCAACGTCCTGCATGGTGCCCACGTTACGGTCAACAAGTGCCCGCGCGTTACGGACAAGAAAAGCCCAACGATTTGCCATCTTTGCATTCCAGATAGCGCGATTAAGGTTTTTCATGGTCAAGCTCCTTTATATATAAGTGTGATACCGTCCCCGCCACGGCGGCAGGGCCTATATATATAGTAGGCGCGATTATTCCAGCTGTAAAGAAATACCAATAAAAAGCGCTCAAAACGTTGCAAGCGCAACAAAAACAGCACAAACTATTCCAGATTTCCAGCACTCGAATACTACCTAATAACGGAAGGTAGCATTCACCGAAAACCCGCATGAATCCTAGACTTTTCAGGCCATACCGGGGGGATGTTAAAAATTGGAAAAGGGGTCGAGTTTGGGTCGTGCGTACCAGTTATTCCATCTCCCCAGCCCGTACCAAATCACCCGGTTTTCGCATCTCGCCCGCCGCTCACTCGCCTCCTCCACACAACAATCATCCATCCGCATTCGCCCCTCATTCGCAGTCACCAGCACCCAAAATCACCTGTTGATCGCCCCTAAATTACCCGTCACCTCACCTATCTGCGCACCCGTAAAACACCCATATTTAGCCCCGATTTTGTCTCCGGTAAACAACGTATTATCGTTATAAAACGCTCCGCGTCAATAATGATTTTCACACCAATCTTCACACAGTTGTGCCTTGATCGCCATGTAACAGCGTCTCAAAAGCGCCGTAGAAACGCTTAAAATGCGTTATTTTTGCTCATTTTTGCTTAATTTTAATAATTTTTCTGCTATTTTTACTATATTTTATTTATTATTACAACAGATTATTTTATTCCGGTATTTTGTACAAAACTATTGCTTTTACCACGTCATTGGTGTATAATAAGGTATAAAGAAAAAGCCCGCAGTTCTCTCCACAGCTGCGAGCTTATATTTTCAGTAGTCAATCACACTTTACAATATCATTATAAAAGGAGGATAACCCGTTAATGAAGTTTTATGACACCTCCGCGCTTCTTGATTTGGGAGCCGCCGCTTTCGAACCTGCCAGTGCAACAGCCTCTGGTGCAACAGAGCTGTTTCTGATTGCCGATATGACCCTGCACGAGTTGGAAGAGATCAAGACAAGCGGCAAGAAGAACGAAGAGATCCGCTATAAGGCCCGTACTGTAACCCGCCTGTTGGCCGAGCATCACGACGACAACACCTTTATGGTAGTAGCAGTCCCCATGTCTTCCCTGTTCTATATTCTGGATGGCAAACCGATCAGCGATAACAACGACGCGACAATCATGGCAACCGCCCGCTGGTATCTGGACGAGATGAAGCGCAATCTGAATGACGCGATTGAAACCGGACTCCCGGAAGCACAGCGACAGATCCAGGCCAACATTGATTCTTTCAAGTTCGTCACCAGCGACCTGAGCTGCGCCAATATCGCCAGCGGCATTCTTGATCTGCCGATCGAGTTCACCTATCCCGATGCAGCAGCAAGCGCCAACAATAACTACACTGGCTAGACCGAAGTCACTCTTGATGAAGGCGGCGAGGAAGCCATGGCGATGGCGTATCAGACTCACGATGAAGGCTATACATATCAGAATCTGTTTAACACTCCAGTGAATGGCTATCTGATTGTTCGTGATCCAGACACAGTAGACGATGATATGCCGGCAGGCAATGCGGTAGGCTGGCTACGATGGAATGGCAAGAAATATGTACCACTCAAATACAAAAAGATCAGTAATCGCTTCACTGGTGATGTGAAACCACTCAATGACCAACAGAAGCTCGCATTTGATATGCTGCAGAACGACGATATTACCGTTAAAATGCTGGCTGGAACATTCGGCAGCGGCAAGACAATGCTTATGGTGTCCTCTGCTATTGATATGATCGAGAAGCACAAGGTTGAGAAGCTGATCTGGATTCGCAATAACATCGAAGTCAAGAATACCAAGGAGCTGGGCGCACTGCCTGGCACTCTACTAGAGAAGCTCGGCGCTGCTTCTTTTGCTGGCCCTCTGGCTGATCACTTGGGCGGCGAGGCTGGTTTGGAATACTGGATCAATAATGGGCAGGTAGAAGTGGCTCACCTTGGATTTATTCGTGGCCGCGACTATAAGAATGCAATTATTATGGTTTCAGAGGCTGAGAATCTGACCAAAGAGCATGTACAGCTGCTACTCGGCCGTGTTGGTGAGGGATCTATGCTGTGGCTTGATGGTGACCTAAAGCAGACTGACGAGGCCGTGTTTGAAAATAACAGCGGTATGCGTAAGGCAATTCAGTGTCTGGCTGGCAACCCACACTTTGGATATGTCTACCTGAACAAGACAGAACGCAGCGAGACCGCACAACTGGCTGACCTGTTAGACTAAGGGGCGCAGCAGAATGATAAAAGTAAGAATAGGCGGCTTACGACTAATGGATTACATCTCTCCTACTGGCGACTGGAACTATGAAACGATTGACGGTTTAGCGAAATCTTTGTATGACCGTTACAAAGAAGCGGAATTCGAACAGATAGTAGAGTTATTCAAGAAATACATAGGAGAACAAACATGACAGAAGGGTCAGCAGTATTTCATCGACAAGTTCGTAAAAGAGCGCGGCGCAAATCTGATGATATCGAAGGTCGTATGAGTAACAAAGAGTGCAGTATATGACAATTGATAAAGTGATGAACAATCTCTATGATGCTCTAAGCAAAAATCAAAATACTATCTGGTTCGATTATCAAGGATTCCGCTGGGAGCTTGGTCATGACCTATCTTTTCATCCACGACATATACTTCATCCAGGAAATTGCTCTGAAGATCGACGTGTAGCTCAATACAGTTGTCCAATCCCCTACTATCCAGAATCAGAAAACGAATATATATGCGAGAGCTTATTATGACAGACAGAATAAATAATTTGATTAACACATATAGAGCCTTAGCAAATGCAGCTGGCGCTAGACTCCACAAGAAAAGGAATCAACCCAGGACGTTGATGTATAGAGCGCAATATCATAACTCAAAAACAGTTTTTGAAGGAGAAGAAATCATGCGCGTTTTATTCGTAAGGCCATCGATCTATGACACAGTATGCGACTGGTATGAACGCATGGATACTGTGCAAAAGCATCGCAAGGAGACAGCAATCTGTAAATCACCCGAAGATTTTTGGAATATATTCAATAAAGATAAATTCGGCGCACAATATACGACATTCTATTTTGACGATAGGTTGGCGCTGACCGATACTTTTGAATTTTTCAAGGAGATTGCGCGGCTGTATGGCGAAGAGGATGCGAAGTATATTTCAGAAAATAAAATGCGGCGGATCACCATGAACTATTTGATGAACAACAATCAGTTTGACTTGTTCCAGCAGTTCTCCATCACACCAGAATGTCTGGACGATGTAATCCATGATGCTCTGGCTGATCAACAGTGCGAATGTGTGTGCAGACCGCTATTGTAAAGGAGAGGCGAAATATGGAAAGAATATTAACGCCACGAGGCGGTGGACGTACATATGCGATCTGCGAATACGCTGTCAAAAACAACTGTAACATCTTGGTGCCAATGGGCGGGACAGCTATATTATGTGCACAGGACTATATCAAGGAAATAGCCAGGAATCTTGATATTCAATATTAGGGGTATAGGGTTGATCATCAATGTCTTATAGTGGATTTACAAAGCAGAGAGCGTGGAGAATATGCTATCCATATACTGACGGCGACTCGCCCTCCTGACAACTACAATGGATTACGCCTTGAATACAAACCACTTGTTGTTGATGATATCGACCGATGTTTTAAACTCATGTGTTTTCCGAATGTACAAATCGATGCCTGTTCTTTGATGACATACGATCCGAGCGAGGTTGCGTTTACACCGCCAACTGCGCCTCAAGAAGTGCAGCGGGATGAATGCGTGTGTGACAGCTTGGTATGACAGAGGTGCCAACAATGAATAAATTTGATACGCTGCATGATGATCGCACGCTGCGATGGTATGAGTACAGATATCCCGATGATGTCAACAGTGGCGAGTTTACTTTTGACTGCACGAAAGATGGATTTATATGGTCTCTGCCAAGCGATAAACCACTGCGAACCACAAACGAAATTGTATCTTACATTGACGCAAATGGTAACCAGCGTGAAGTTCAAGCGGAAGTAAAATACTATGGAATGGGACACGACACGCTGTGGACGATTGCGATTCCTAATGTTGTCGAGGCAGAGAACGAGTGTGTCTGTGAATCACTATTATGAGGCACGATATGAACAATCAATTATTGATACCAGATGATAAGATATACATGTATCCATCGGATTGGAAGCAGCCTGTGCGAATTCAATTCGATAAATGGGTTGATTATAACACCATGGTTACTGATGAAACTTTACAAAAGTTTATCAAAGACTATGTATCGAAAAATTTTCCAGTAGAACATACGGTATCGATCTATCACGAATGTGTTTGTGAAAGTCTATTGTAAAGGAGATGAAAATATTGGATGAACAAGAGCTAACTGTAAAAGTTGAAGAAATAGATAATCATTTATTTTCTATGCACGATACAGTAAACCATGCGATTATCAAAGTCGACGAAGCAAATACTCTGTCGCATTTTGCAGTAGAACGTATAGACACTATAAGAGCAACAACAACTTCGTATCAAACTGCAATTGATCAATTACAAGCTCGGATCGCAGAACTTGAACACAAAATCGATTTACTGACAGGGCCATGTATTTGTGAGCCGCTGCTATAAGGAGGAACTATATGAAAGAAAACGACTTTTCAAAACAGGATATTTATAATATTGGATTTGCCGTAGCTGATGCTGTGCGCAATTATGATGTAACTTACGAGGATATCCTTGACGCGATTCAGGTATATGCAGAATAGCAGGAACTGATTGGCAATGCATCACTTTATGATACGTTGTGGATGGAAGACGGCACGCCTATGTCCCCTTCTTTGACACGATATTTATTCCATGAGATGTACTGCCCAGATGATTATGGTTATGATGAGGAGGACGGCGACGATGAGTGATCGCAAGCGTGACAAGGTATCTAAGAGCAGCTATATGCGTAACGCCCGCAAACAGCGTATGATCGAGAATCAGTTTTTGCAGGAAGTTGAGAAGGCTCAGGAAAGCGGCGAACGCCAGCGGCAATCAGAGCGGCGGAAGCGGCGCACAATGTGGGACGACGACGAAGACTAAGGAGGTACGCAGTAGTATGGACAAAGAGCCTAAGAAGCCGGGCGGAGAGAACGATACAGAGCGAGACGATATTCAGGAGATTCGCGTTAACTCTATTCCGCTGATGGTACTTATCGCTGGTGTTTTAAGTTCCGTTGACTTTGTTGATTGGATGTTTACTATCGCAGAAATGCTTGTTGTATTCGTGCTTACATATCAGATTCTAGGGCGTGTGCTCTTTACTGCTATGGTGGTTACGCCCATTTTGGTTGTGTTTATCAGTAAGTGTCTGGCGGCCTACGATGAGATCATGTATGGCGACGATGATATTGGCGGCAGCGATGGCGAAGATGACAGCGATGACCACTTTAACGACCACTGGAATAATCTTACTGGAGGAAGGAAATAATGAAATTCATTGATTTAACAGGAAAAAAATTCGGGAAATTAACTGTATTAAATCAAGAGGAAGATTACATCCAAGCTAATGGCCGTCACAGTTCTAGGTGGAAATGTATTTGTGAATGCGGAAACGAATGTATTGTTGATGGAGACGCACTTAGAACCGGAAACACAAAGAGCTGTGGATGTTTAAAGCATCGGAAATTGGCAAAAGATCTTATAGGACAACGTTTTGGTAAATTAACTGTGGTTGGTCGTTCGTCAAAATATCTTAATCAAAAAGTTTATTGGCATTGCAAATGTGATTGTGGTAATGAAGTTGATGTTATAGGCTCTTTGTTGGTTAATGGACGGTCAAAAACTTGTGGATGCTCTCATGTTACACAAGGTGGCTTTGGCAAATCAAGACTTTATGAAGTATGGTTTGCTATGATGTCTCGTTGTACAAAACCCGAAAACAAACATTATTCTAATTACGGTGGACGAGGTATTAAAGTTTGTGATGAGTGGAAAGATTTTTTAAAGTTCAAAGAATGGGCAGATAAAACAGGATATGACGAAACAGCTCCTAGAGGCCAATATACTATAGATCGTGTTGATAACAATGGAAACTATTGTCCAGAAAATTGTCAATGGAAAACAATGTTAGAACAAGCCAACAATAAAAGAAATACTCGCATGATAGAATATAATGGAGAGAAAAAATCTATTTTAGAATGGTCTGAATTAACAGGGCTGTCCACTAGTTTAATCAGAAGCCGTTATGACAGAGGTTGGACACCAGAAGAAATATTTACAATTCCATTTGGTCATAAAAGGAGTGAAATAAGTGATCAGTCCTAAAAGTTATACAGTGCGAAAATATCCGCTAAGCTTATTTATTAAATAGAATTATAAGGTTCCAGCAGAGGTCGCAAACGATCCTCAATATCAGGTATTGCAATCTGATACAATGCTCTTGCGTCAAATTAGAATTGTATCAAATAATTACGATGACTATAATCCGTTTATTGTTTTTATTGATGCAACTGGCGCACAAAGCAAACCAAAGGTTGTCCGTCATTTAATTGAACATGGAGCGAAAATTGGCAAGTATCACTTTTCATTTGGTGATCGTAGTGCCTCTATGATCCGTCAGTTTATCTTCTCAATGGTTGAATCTCATATTTGGCCAGAAGTAGACAAGCGAATCAGTATGGATTTAAGCTTCAAAGATGCGCCCACTGTACTTAGTAAATATTATGCCTATCGTGGTCTTGTGCTTTCCAGCTGTCATTGTATTGCATTGAGGGAGTGGTTTCCAAAGATTGTTGTAGTGCCCGACACATTCGCAACTATTCCGAATCAAAAAATAAAATATGTTCGTGATGAAGAGGTCGAATTTGTTGACCAAAAAACAGGTGCAAAACGAACATGGAAGCAAAAAGCAATTGCAAAAAAAGAAGCCGATATTGAAATCAACATGTTCGATGGATGCGGTATCGCACATCCTGCCCTAATGCGTGAAGTTGAGCGGCGGATTGGAACAAGTGAGCAGATCAATAGTATGGTGTTTCGTATGCCATACTTTAAGGGTGTCTTTAATGAAATGGATTACGTCTCATTTTATGAGGAGCGTGGGGTCACTGAAATTACAGACATTTGGGGCATCAAGCATTCTGTAACCCGTGATGCTGAACCCATGTTTATTGCATGCGAAAGTATGTATAAAGGGTATAAGTATTTCAAAAAAGACGGTACTGTCAATGATTGGAACCGTTATAAAGAACTTGCATTGAAATACGACCACGCCCTCGGAATTGCAAAATGGAATTATCAAGCAGATAAAGAAAATCTGGTCAGTTTAGGGAACTATCAGCTTATTCAGGACTTACAGGATGTTCCATTTGATGAATTCAAGCATCTGGCTGATAGATCTGTTGACTGGTACGAGAAAATCGTCAATGGTGATCCTATTTATACATATTGCTTTTTAGGGGCTTTAGCTGACAATACAGAACCATTAAATCATTATATTGCAGCCATTATGCGGAATCCTGAGATGACGCATGAACCAAGTGTAAAAGATTATTTCCATAGTCTGCTTGATAAATATCGCAATGGATTCAAATGCGGAAAATTGTTCTTTGACGCAACATTCAAGTTTTTACTTCCAGACCAAATTGCATTGATGGAGGCTATCGCGGGACTTCCAATAAAAGGTTGTTTGAAAGCAAATGAATTTTATAGCTTCGATCGGCAAGGTGTTATTTTGGGAGAACGAGCATTAGGTCGTAACCCTCATATATGCCATCAAGAACACGTTAAGCTAAAAGGCATTGATAATGAACTAACGCAAAAATATTGTAGTCACCTTGTCAACTGCTGTATGATCAATGTGTTTTCGATTACTCCACAACGCTTGTCGGGGGCCGACTACGATGGGGACCTAACTCTATTGTCAAACGAGCCAATTATTATCAATACTATTCCAGACGATGGATATGTCACTATCGATATCGAAGATAAAGTAACAAGTCTTGCTCAGGTTGATAATCTTGAAAACAAACTTGCTTGTACTCTTCGTGGCCTTAAAAGTATGATTGGTGAGATTAGCAATATGGCTTCTGTATACCACAATCGTGTTGCGCGAACAGAGGAAACAAAGCAACTTTACGAAAGCTATGTTGACTTGCTTTCTGTGGCAAACGGGAAAGCTGTGGATTTTGCAAAAACCGGTGTGCTCTACCCTATTCCTCGGCAGATTAGTAAGTGGGCGAAAGCAAGTGGAATGCCGTACTTTTTCAAATATAACGGTCCTTACTACGCACGTTTACATAATCTTAGCAAGGCACATAGCAACATGAACCTGCTTTGCATGAGTCTGGAGCGTTGGGAGCGCGGTGTACGGTGGCGCAAAGAGCCTGCAGGTAGCTTTGATTGGCATATCATGTACGATCCAGAGGTCTCCTATGACCAGGCAGTTTTTGATGAGATCGAAGCCATTTTCTTGGACTTCAACAAATGCCGCAAGGAACAGCTTGAGTTCGAAAAGAAATGCCGCAATTGGCAATTATATCATAAGGACATTGAGTCGCGTATTACCAAAGAAGAGGCTAAAACATATGAGACGAACTGGCAGGCGATCTACAATGTCTACCGTAACAAGTGCAAGCTGGTGTGTCCTGATGTGAGAGAGCTGGCGAATATTCTTGTAGTGCTTTGCTATGAAAAGTATCCCAATAAATTCAAGAAGTTCTTGTGGCACATGGCCGGCGCTGGTGTGGTCGAAAATATCAAGCCGGTTCCTGTTCAGCTGCCAGTTCACGACTCGAACGGTGAGTACGAATATCTTGGCCAGCGATACAGTCTGGCTGAACCGAAAATTTATGAAGCGAGGGTGAAATAATATGGGTTGGTTTAAGAAGAAAACAAAGAAACCGCAGAAAATAACCAAGTGTCCTACCTGTGGCGGCTTGTTGACAAAGCAGACTGGACTGGAGCACGAATTTACCTATAAAAATCAGATGGTCCATGTGCCGGATATCACGGCGATGGTATGCGGTGATTGCGGCGAGATGTATTTTGATTATACCGAATTCGAGCGTATTTCAAATTATGTTCACGAAGCAGTTGATGGGAAGGGTGAGACAGAATGAGTTATCGATGTTTTAAAGCAACAATCATTGCTTTAATAGCTGTAATATGTTTATGTTTGGGTATTGGAATTTGGGCATCTATTCCGCGCAAAAACAATGTAGGCGATAAATCTATTTATAATGGAAGCTCTTTGTACAGTATTTCCAACACGAAACTTATTTACGATGAGAACACAAGAATTATGTATTATTGGCTGCATAGTGGATATATGTCTCCATACTATAACGAACATGGACAGCTTTGTCGTTATGTCGATGGTAAAATTATACCAATTGAGTAAGGAGGTTAAATGGCTTATACGACATTTTATTGTAATGAGAATATGCTGCTTGATCATTGGCAGGACTATCACGAGTCAAATCTGATGTTGCGAAACCTGCTGAAGCGAACCTCCCTCTCCCCTATTGAATGCGCCACCATTTATTATGAGCGGATGAAAAATCCCGAGTCTGTCAGCTATGACCGTAGCCACTTGATCCAGACGTTCAGCAGAGGCCGTAAAAATAACGCGCCCATACTTGACGTACATCAAGTTGTGCTTTATCAGAAAGATCTGAACTATATTACAGAGGCGCGTCGAAAGTATCATATCAACTACGCACAATTACGTGTTCTGTTTGGGGTGATATTCTTTTGTCGACTGTACGGAAGTGATACCTTTGCCTTGGATACTGAGTTTAAGATGAAACGTTTTGGTGGCTGCTTTGAAGAGCAGACAGAGATCATGTATTGCGCTGGGAAGAACTAGGACGACGGCTATAATACAGTGCGGGGCATGAAAGAGATCTCTGACGACTATCACCTGCTAAACAGAACCGGCACTGACGACATTGGGTGCTTATACCAGTACCCAAATTTTGTCCTTGATAAGAATGACACGATTGCGTACACGTTCAATGTAACGTTTGAAAACAATCGGCTGAATCTAAGCGCCATAGTGCGAGAGTTGTTTAACCCGAAGGAATGTTATTGCATTGTGTGTGGCGAACAGTATCACTCAGAAAAGCCAAATGCCAGTAGATATTGCAAAGGGTGTGCGGCAAAGAAAGAACAAGCACGTCTGGCGAAAAAGAATGCAAATCGAAACAAACGACCGAAATGAACTTTAAGTTCTTAATATATGAAAGGGTGTTGTATATTTCCCTTTCGATTATAAATTACAAAGGAGATTTATTATAATGGTTGAAATTACTAAGCGTGAGGCAGAGTATCTGCGTAAGGTTATCCCCGGTGTCCATATCACCCGTACCGTTCACCACTGGTATGCGGAGGAGATCAACTCTGTTCTGACTCAGCTGCCCGGCAATCCAGAGGCAGAAGAGGCGCTGCGCGAACTGAACCGTACCCAGCGTACCAACACCAATTTTGAGATCTGAGGTGGCGCATGGACGAATTTAAGAAAGCGGACGGCGAGACCTTTGACGAATATATGATGCGAATCGGTGAGGCATGCAGTGAACGTAAGTTGACCTAGGATCAGGCAGCAGAACTGCTGAATGAAGCGACCGGCTCAGACTATGGCGAATGCAGATACCGCAAGACCTATAAGTCGTGGAAAGCTGGTTATGACTACGCTATTGATCACGCCAACGAAGAAACGATCCAGGACGAACTGCAGCGATTGAAGATTGAAAAGATCAAATTACAAGATGAACGCAATGCAGCAAACAAGGTGTATCGCGATGTTGCCCGTGCCGAATCCATCAAGGAATTGATCCTGAAGAACGTTGCTCCGTATAACCCTGACAATTTTCTGAATGTTGTGCAATACGAAGACAGCGGTCACGATGTGATTGTGTGTTTGTCTGATTTACATGCTGGCGCGGGTATTGATTCGGCGTGGAATAAGTTTAACAAGGATATCCTAAAGGCTCGGCTTGAGAGTTATGCTGCACAGGTGTTCAATATCGTAGCGCGACATACAGCCGAAAAGATTCATGTGCTGCTGTTGGGCGACCTGATCAATGGGCATATCCATGTTAATACCCGCGTGCAGAACAATGAAAACAGCATTGAGCAGGTTATGACGGCTGCAGAGCTGGTAAGTAATTTTGTTGCTACACTGTACGAGGTATGCCAGCATATTGACGTGTATTCTGTGAGCGGCAATCATTCACGGGTGTTCCCCAGCAAAGAGGATCAGGTAGCAGGCGACGAACTTGAAGCACTGATTCCGTTCTATATGAAGGCACGGCTGCAAAATCTGGCTGGTATTGATATCAAGACAGAGAAGCTCGATCCGACCTTTGGCGGGTTTAAGGCTAGAAATAGTCTTGTGATGTACGCACATGGAGATAAGGACTCCCCTGCTAACGTGGTTGAGCACCTGACATTGATGGTGAAGCAGCCAATCGACATGGTGTTCCTTGGTCACCGCCACACAAACGGCATGACAACAGTGCATGGTACGAAGGTTATTGAGAGCGGCTGCGTTTGTGGCAGCGATTCCTACGCAATTGGACTGCGCAAGAATGATGTGCCGCAACAGGCAGTGGCTGTAATCGATGACAGCGGCCTTGAATGTCTGTACGATGTCAAGCTGGAGAAGCCAGCAAAGATAGTAATTTAATAGAGATTTTGATGCCCTGGGCTACGGCCTGGGGCATTTTTATATGTCGCAGGTGACAGCGCCGGTGTGCTGACCAGCCTCATAAGCTGTGTTTGGATGCGTTCGACTCGCATACCTGTACCCACAAAAATAAGTTAAAAAGGAGGGTTCCAAATTAGAGATGGAAGAAAAATATCACAAAGATTTAGGAGGCGATTACTTCTACTGCTATTCTAGACGGACAGCACTGTTTGTTCGCGCTATGGGAATTTTTTACGAAGAGATTGGAGAGCACCCGGTAACTGGCTCTGTATATACAAAATTCCGCAAGACGAAAAAACTGAATGAAGTTTTAAAACTATAGGATCAGATCAAATATCGCTTCGATGATATGATGGACGATGGAACGGTGGTGATTGGCTATGGCCAGAGTTGCCGCAGATAAGAAACCGCCTCGTGTCAAGGTTCCGCCCTCTTGGAGTGGTGGCAAATGTATGTGTTGCGGAAAAATCTATGACGTGCGCAAAGGTAATTTCTCAAAAACGAAGAGTCAATGGTTTATGGGTAACGACGGATACCTCCCGTGGTGCAATGAGTGCCGTGAGAAGATGTTTGAGTTTTATGTTAAGAAGTATAACGATGAAGATGAAGCGATTGACCGTCTGGCTATGATGTTCGATACCTATGTAAATGATAAATTGCTTGACGCTTCAGAACATTCTGTGGCATCTGCTTTAAAAATTAACACCTATATGGGACGTCTTAATATACGTCAGTATGCAGATAAATCTTATGACGATGTGATCGACCAGAAGAAAAAAGACGCTTTGGCTGCTGGCGATACGAAGGGAACAAAGGTCACTCTGAAGATGAGAAAATTCTGGGGTACTGGTCTGGATGAACAAGATTATTTGTTCCTTGATGATCACTACCAAAACCTTATTACACGCCATGAATGCAAGACAGCAGCACAGGAGATTCTGTTTAAGCGCATCGCAAAGGCAGAGCTTAACTGCGAAAAGGCTGATGCGACTGGTGACACAAAAAAGATCAAGGAAGCAAACGATAACCTACAAAACCTGATGGGTTCTGCCCAAATCAAGCCAAACCAGACGAACGATAACGCACTGGCTGAGACGAATACTTTTGGCACGCTGATTCAGAAATAGGAAGAGGAAGAGCCGATTCCAGAACCGTCGCCAGAGTGGCAGGACGTTGATGGTATCGGTAAGTATTTTAGAGTGTGGGTGCTGGGTACTTTGCTTAAGATGTTCAACTTAAAGAATCCATATCAAGACGAATTTGACGAAGAGTTTGAACGATATACTGCTCATAAACCAGAGACAAATGATGACGATGCCACAGATACCAGCCTCCGCGAAACTATTTTCGGTATTGGCGAAGGCGGTGGTTCCGCATGAGTAAAGAGAAATTAACAGATAAGGAAGTAGCGAATACAAAATCAGAAAAAATAATGAACGCAGTTGCCCTGAGGGCATCATTCTATAGAGCGAATCCTCAGCGGTTTGCAAAAGACTATTTAAACCTGACATTGAAGCCATTCCAAGAGCTACTATTGTTTTTGATGGTGAGATGCACCGGCTTCTGCTTCATTGCTGCTCGCGGCCTTGGCAAGTCATTTCTAACCGCAGTTTTCTGTGTGATTACATGTATTCTATGGCCTGGTTCCAAGGTTTGTATCGCCTGTAAAGTAAGAAGCCAATCTATCAGTATTTTGGATGAAAAGATAATGAAGGAGATCTACCCTAATAGTCCCCTTCTACGATCTGAAATCAAAAAGGTCGATATCAATAATCAAAAGGCAGAGATCATATTTAGGAATGGCAGCTATATCAAAGTTGTCACTGCAACAGACAGTAGTCGTGGTAGTCGAGCTACGCTTCTTATTTGTGATGAATATAGATTACTTTCTAAAGATGTTATTGATTTAATCTTGAAGAAGTTCCTGAATATTGTTCGTCATCCTGGATATTTAGACAAGCCACAATATGCACATCTTGCAGAGCGAAACAAAGAATTCTACCTAAGTTCTGCTTGGTTCCAAAACCATTGGAGCTATGAAAAATGTCAGGACTACTTCGTAAATATGATCGATTTTAATAAAAAATATTTCTGCGTATCCTTCCCGTATCAGATGTCAATCAAAAGCGGCTTGCTGTTGAAGGAGGCTGTAGAGGATGAAATGAGTGAATCCAGTTTTTCTGATTTGACATTTGCAATGGAGAACGAATGTAAGTGGCTTGGTGCTACCGAAGGCGGCTTATTCCAATTTGATGACATCAACAAAACGCGCGTCATTGAAAAGGCGTTCTACGCACCGAATCTTTTACTTAATCAAGCTGCTATGGACGTGCCGAAAAAGAAAAATGGCGAAGTGCGAATTCTTACTGCCGATATTGCATTGATGAGTAGCCGCAAAAACGACAACGATGCAACCAGTATCTTCTTGAACTGTATGCTGCCGAATAAATCAGGACGCTACACCAGCAACTTTGTCTATTCAGAGAACGTTGAAGGTATGAGTGCGCAAGACCAAGCACTAAAACTGCGACGGTATTTCGATTATTTCAACTGTGATTATATCGGGGTTGACTGTAGAGGTGTTGGATTGCCTCTGGTTGACCTGTTGATGCGCGATATGTATGACCCAGAAACAGGCGAAACGTATCCTGCGATTAGCTGCTGTAACAATCAAGAAATCGCGTCTCGCTGTTCTGACAAAAATGCCAAAAAGGTCATCTAGGCAATTATGGGCAGCTCTCAGTTTAACAGTGATGTAGCCATTGGATTACGCAGTGGTTTCCAGCAAGGGCGTATCCATCTGCTTCAGAGTGAGTACGGATGTGAAGACCAGTTGCGCAAAATCTATAAAGGCTATGATAAAATGTCGCCTACTGAACGAGCCGCACTACAGATGCCATATATCAATACCGGGCTTGCTGTAAACGAACTTGTAAATCTGGGCTACGAAACCGTGAATAACGTTATCAAAGTCAAGGAGAAATCCGGCTGCCGTAAAGACCGCTACTCTTCCCTGTCTTACAACTATTACATTGCGCAGCAAGTTGAACGAAGCATGGAGAAGAAGAATAAAAAGCCAACTTCGCTCACGTTTAACTTTAGAGCGCCTGTATTAAAGAAGGGAGGACTGTAATGGCTGAAGATAAAATGCAGAAAAAGGTCCGCGTAACAAATGCCAAAGATGGTAAGACCTCTTATGTAACATATCAGGATCTTGTCAATGGCGTTTATGCGAACCTGTCACATATCGGTATCCGTAATCTAGCATCGAGTACCGACACAAATCCAACATATACAAAATATACGAAAAATCAGATCGTAACCTATCTTGGCAACCCAGCCAACTATGAGAAGCAGCTACGAAATATGAGTAAATATCTATTCAATATTTCAAATTACTATCGCCGACTGATTCAGTATTTTGCGAATATGTCTACATACTCTTACACGATCTCTCCGTATGGACTTGATCGCTCTAAGACAATTAACGCCAATAAATTTAAGAAAGCATATTATTCCGCTGTAACAGCAGTTGAGCTGATGAATATCCCGCACGAAGCTACGAAGATACTGACAATTGCATTCCGCGATGACGTTTACTATGGCTATGCGTGGGAGACGAATGATAGTTTTGCTTTTCAAAATCTTGATGCAGACTATTGTAAAATAAGCAGCATTGAAGACGGCGTTTATAATTTTGCTTTTGATTTTTCTTACTTTGATTCCAACAAAGACAAGCTGCCCAACTATCCGCCGGAGTTTGAGACGATGTATAACCAATATAAGGCTGACTCGCAGAACTACAAGTGGCAGGAGCTGGACAGTTCCAAGTCCATCTGCATTAAAGTAAACGAGCACGATTATATTCCCATTCCACCATTTGTAAGTTTGTTTAGTGCGCTTGCCGATATTGAAGACTACCGTGCCATCAGTAAAAACGCGAGTGAGACCAATAACTATAAGGCACTGGCAATGGAGATCCCAGTGAATGATGCTGACGGCTCTTTCCTGATCGACTATGATACAGCAAAAGAGTTCTATGACATGATGAGTAATGTACTGCCGTCGAATATTGGCGCAATTCTTACTCCCATGAAAATCAGCAGCTAGAACTTTGAAAAGAGCGGCGTGAACAGTGACTCTAAAGAGGTCGCAAATGCTGAGGCCGCATTCTTTACAAGCGCTGGCGTGAATAAGAATCTATTCGGCGGTGGCGAAGATCCTTCTGCTACTACCCTGCAGCTGTGTACTGTGAATGACCAGGAGATCGTGTTTGCAGTGATGCGACAGTTGGAACGCTGGATCAATCGCAAGCTGAAGAGTGTTTCCAGTTCTTATAGGTTCCGCCTAAACTTCCTACCAGTCACTCATTATAACGTGACTGAGATGCATGAAAGATATCTCAAGGATGCCACCTATGGTATGCCGACTCGAACCGCAGCTCTTGCAACTACTGGTTATGCGGGCAGCGATTATGAGAACATGACTTATCTTGAAAATGAAATCTTGGGACTTAGTGCTGGTGAAACACCGCTTAAGAGCTCCAATACTCAGTCCGGCTCCGCCGGGGATGAAGGTGGCCGCCCAACAAACGCAAGTAAGGGCGAGGGCCTGTCTGATGCTGGCAATGTAAGCGCCGATAGACAGGAGGCATAAGATGAGTCAGGAGATTTATGAAGTTATCGTACACGGAGCACACTCCGCCGGGATGGCAAAGTTCCTGACCGACCGTGGCGCTCTGATGCTACGAATAGACCCAACAAACAAGTATGTTTTTGTATACGATTCTGTGTTTGAAAATGCTCTGGCTGAGTTGCAGGTTGCGATTCGCCAGGGCTTTTATTTTGCTGACGAGGAGGTGAAAACAGAATGAATCAACGATATCCGGTTTCTTTTATTAAGAAGGGCGAATACGAATCTTCTGATTTTCGCTTCATTGATGTCAGCATTGATGTAATGCACACTGGAGCAAACCTCAATAAGACAAGTTTCACAAAAGACGCGATCAACAAAGCAGTACCGACAATCCGTAATACGCCGATCCTGGGCTACGTTGTAGATGAACTTGACGAGGAAGACAAGGACTTTAAAGGACATGAACATGAACTGCGGATCACCGACAAAGACGTGAAGTACGTCTATGCTGGTCAAGCTTATGGTGTTATCCCTGAATCTTGTAATCCTCGCTGGATCGTTAAGGATGACGGCACCGGTATTGAACGGGAGTATTTGCGTGTTGATGGTTTGATTTGGACAAAATTTAGCGATCCTGTAGATATTTTTACCCGCGATGGTACGAAGAATCACAGTGTTGAGCTGACCGATATGGCTTGTGGCCCCGCAGATAAGAACGGCAACGTTCCTGTGGGGTCTTTTAAATTTGACGGTTGCTGCATTCTGTCTACGACTGATCCGAGTATCAAGCCCGCTATGACAGGCAGCTGCGTTACTGCCAATTTTTCTGTTGAAGATATTACTGCTCAGATCCGCGACCGGCTCTATGAGTATCAAGCAATTCAGCAGAACTATACTGCGCAAAATGATAATCCATCCGATGAGGAGAAAGGAGATACAACGCCAATGAATGAAAATGAAAAGAATCCTGCTATGACTGAAAATGCCGTGGCAGAAGGCGCTGTGGAGAATCCTGAGATTGAGACTCCCGCCGCAGAGAATACTGCGACAAAGACCGAATCTGAGGCTGCTCCTGCCGAAAACGCCGCACCTGAAGAAGGTGCAGAAAATGCAACAACTGAGGTTCCCGCTGAGAACACCGCGCCGGCCGAAAAGGGCGAATCCGCAGCATCCAGCGAATTTACTCTGACCACTGAGCAGCTGCTGAATGAAATCAGCGGCGCTTTGGGCGCATACAAGATCCCGTCTTCTTGGGACCCTGAGAATATGGTTCCCCGCTACTGGATGAATGATGTCCAGGGCGATGAGGTGATCGTAATCGATTGCACCACTTACAACCTGATGGGTATTCCCTACTCTATGAACGGCGACAATGTTGTTCTGGACGTGGAGAACGCAAAGCGTAAGAAGGTGACTTTTGAAGATTGGGACGAAGGCGAAGTTCTGCCTGGTATGAGTGCAGCTTTTACTGAGATCACCAATACAGTCGCTGAGATGAATGCTAAAATCTCCGACCTGACAAAAGAGTTTACTGAAGCATCTGAGACCATTGCCGAGATGAAGCCGAAGCTGGAGGCATACGAAAAGGCCGAAGCTGACGCAAAAGCCGCTGAGATGGAAGCAAAGCGCGACGCTCTGTTTGCCACCTTTGACGAGAAGCTTGGCGCAGATGCTGAGTATATTGCACTGAAAGAGAACAAGGAGATCAGCTACTCCGATCTGGAGACCAAGTGCTATGCGCTGGTTGGCCGCAAGAGTGCTGAGTTCTCTTATGTTCCCAATAAAAACAACAAAGGAACTGTCCGCTTTGGCGTGGGTGGCACCCAGAACGGTTCAGATGTCGCGTATGGTGGTCTGATCGAACACTATCTCGGCAATAAGTAATTTACCAAAAATTAGGAGGTACATAATTATGGCTAATAATAAGCATGCTGTTGTGCGCATTGATAAGCTGGGTGGCACCCTGGATGGTGCTCAGCTGGAGAGTGCTATTTTCTACAAGGAGTCCGATGCTTCTGAGATCGATAACGCTCAGCTGGTTGTTCTGGGCGAGAAGCTGGGTCGCGAGGTCTATAAGGCTACCGCTCCCACCGCAACTTCCACCGTTGCTGACCTGTATCTGACCGCTGGCGTTGAGCTGTTCTATGATCAGACCGTGGCACACTATCTGCCCGAGTGGGTCAACGAGGCTGGCAAGCCCGTGCGTGTTTATGCTCTGAATGTTTCTAAGGGTGGCTTCTCTGCTACTGCCGAGGCATTTAACGGCACCCCTGCAAAGGGCAAGTATGTCGGTTTTGCTGCCGATGACACCAAGATCCAGATTCAGGAGACTGCTGATGACAAGACCTTTGGCTGCATCGACTTTGTTGAGACTGTTGGTTTTGGCGATGGTCGCTATACCTACTACATGATCACCCTGAAGTGATTCCGAAGTTTTAAGAAATCAACATAAAGCCGTCCGTTTAAAGCGGGCGGCCATTTTTATTATAGGAGGTTTATACCATGGCTATTGATTCTAATCTGGTCAAGCTGGCTCTCGATGGCTACAAGGGCCACGTTGCTGGTGATTATTCTGTGAACGACACCCAGGAGGCTCTGCGCAAGGCTCTGGTTGAGGCAAATGGCGGTTCCACCAAGCTGGACATTAAGGCTCTGCGTGATGGCAGCTGCTCCAAGGTGTTCGCTATTGTTGAGGAGCTGGTCAATGTTATTTCTGAGGAAGGTCTAAAGGGCGACGAGTTCTTTATGAACATGGTCGAGGATCGCAACCTGGCTCTGGGCGATACTCCCAAGTTCCACATCGAGCGCGAGTGCCTGTTTGCTGTTGCCGATATCGCCGAGGGTACTCAGGGCGTGCGCCGTCAGCGTCTGGAAGCTGGTACTGACATCACCGTCAATACTCAGCTGCACGCTATCAAAATCTACGAGGAGCTGAACCGTGTTCTGGCTGGCCGTATCGACTTTAACAAGTTTGTTGATATCGTTTCCAAGTCCTTCACAAAGGATGAGCTGGATTCTGCATACGCCGCATTCGTTGGCATGTTCAGCAAGCTGAATGCTCCCTACATTGAGACCGGCTCTTTTGACGAGGACAAGCTGCTGGACCTGATCGAGCACGTTGAGGCTTCTACTGGCGAGACCGCTGTGATTGTTGGCACCCGTAAGGCTCTGCGTCAGATCAAGACTGCCGTTGTGTCTGATTCCGCCAAGGAAGATATGTACGCAATGGGTCACTTTGGCCGCTTCAATGGTACTGAGCTGATTGCTGTGAAGCAGCGTCACGCTACCGGTACCACCGATTTCATCCTGGATGACAAGACCCTGTACGTTTTTGCTGGCGACACCAAGCCCATTAAGCGCGTTACCGAGGGTGATGTCACTATGCTGATGGGCACCCCGATGAACAACGCCGATATGAGCCAGGAGTTCCTGATGATGAAGCGCACTGGCATTGCCATTGTGTTTGATCGTGACTTCGGCGCATACAAGATGGCCTAATCGATAATTTGAGTTGAATGGCGGTGGGGCAACAGCCCTGCCGCTTCTTTTATTAAATAGGAGGAACGAATGGCAAGACGTACAACTAAGACTACCGCCGCGAAAGCCGCTGCTCCCGTGGTGACTGAGCCTGTAGTCGAAATTACAAATGAGACCATGGTGGAGTGCCGCAATGGCACAGCTGGTAATCTGATCTATAAATCCACCTTGAATCCCGGCTATACCGTTGAGTGGGAGGCTTTTGGCGATGTTCAGGAAATGGAGTATCGTGAGCTGGTTTCTATGCGCGGTAATCAGCGCCGGTTCTTTGAGGAAAATTGGATTTTGATCGATGATCCCGCCATTATCAAGAAGCTTGGCGTTGAGCGCTATTACAAAAATAGTCTGACCACCGACAACTTCAATGACGTGTTTACAATGCCCGCCGATGAGATTAAGAAGATCGTCCCGACACTGCCGGGCGGCACCAAGGATGCGATTGCATCTGAGGCTAAGAAAAAGATCGAAACCGGTGAGCTGGACAGCCGCAGTGCGATTAAGGCGCTGGAGGACTCCCTGTCTGTTGAGTTGGAAGACACAATTTGATGTAAAGGAGGCGGGTCATGGCAACCACTTTTGAAAGTATCTATGCCCGCTGTCGTGGGCGCATTCGAGATTATGATAAGGAAGGATATACTGACGAGATGTTTGCAGATGCAGAGAGCGACCTGCTTCAGGCCGCCATTGATGATTTTGCTGACATTTGCGTGCAAGACCTGACTGACTATGATGATGAGTTGCAGCAGTTCAATGTTACTCTGACCCGCAAGGAACAGAGTATTCTGGCGTTGAGCATGATTGTACATTGGCTTGAGCCGTATGTTTACAACTCTGACGCTTTGAAGAACGCTATGAGCACTAAGGACTTTTCTTTCTTCTCCCCTGCTAAGCTACTTGAGCAGATGAAAGACCTTTTGACGCAGTCGCAGCGTAAATTGACTGCTGAGATGAACTTGTATTCCTTTAAGTCAAACAGTGTTTCTGAATGGACACAGTAAGGCGGTGGGATATGACAAGATCTCAATATAGAGCCATGCTGAAACAGGATGGAGAGACGCAGCGCGACAGGGTGGTCAATAAGGCACTCCATGATACGCGCTTTTTAGCGCCAGTCAATCCTTCTTATAAAGAAGTAACGATAGATGACGTACCCCGCTGGGTAAATATTATATCATCTACTGTTACAAACCAGAAAATATTCCGCACAAGACCTGGTGAGGATTTTGAGATCGGCAGCATTATGTACTGGGGTAAGAGCCACTGGCTGATTACAGAACGTGATGCAGACGATGAGATTACCGTGCGCGGCCGCATTCAGATCTGCCAGAAACAAATCGTGTGGCAGGATGACCAGACAAAAAAGATCGTATCTCTATGGGCAACTGTGGAAAAGCCGTATTACTCCAACCTGAGTGAGAATAAGGTAATGAGTTATTCAACCCGTGAATTCCGCATTCAAACCCCGTTCGACGAGTATTCTGCCCGTCTGAACATTGGAAAACGGCTGATGTTGGAGATCGTCAATGGAGAACCAAAGACCTATCGAATCACGTCGATTGACCAGATGACTGGCCGAATTGACTATGATAATGACCAGATCGGGTTCCTTTCGTTTAACGTTGAACAGGATCTTTACAACGCAGAAACAGACAATGTAGAGAAAATGATCTGCAATTATGTGCCGGAAGATGCTTCCGATAACGTGGAAATCACCTATCCTGACGACAACACAGTAGACGACAGAGTGCTTTCGATAGAGTTTACGGGCGAACCGTCCATCCCAACGGGCGGATTTGGCAAGCTGTTTACTGCAAAAATCGATGGCGAAGTGTACGACGGCGCAGAATAGACGCTTACCGGCGATTGTACTCCTGCTGGAGTATGTTTCAAAGGCGGTAATACGACTACGACAGGTGCAAAGTGTAAGATCACTTGTGTGGATGATTCTAAGCTGATTGGACAAGTCGTGGTACTGACGGTTAAAGCAGCCGGCCTTACTGAAAAGATCGAATTGGAGGTGATCTGATATGAATCTCGATGAAATCGGGGTATTCAAAAATCGGGTCGTTTCCAAGTTGATCAATGACGAAAATGTCCTTGATGTCCTATTGGGCAACACAGATGATATCGACGATCCCGAAACTCTTCTGCTTGGTAAGAATGGGTCGGGTGAAGGTGGATGCGTGTTTAAGTATGAGTATGTTCCCGATACACAAGAAAACTCAAAAACATTTTTGTGTGTTGAGGTTGTACCAGAACAAACCAGCGGCGATTCTATTACGATGATGACCATTTACGTGTTTGCATATTGCAGTAAAAACCTTATGCAGACATATCATCGGAAAGGGCAAGCTGGGACACGCATTGATATTTTGGTTAGTGATATTGATAAGCTTCTAAATGGAAACAAAGAATTTGGAATTGGACCGCTTGAATGGGCTGGAAGCAGCATCTATAAGCCGGCGCAGTGCTATTACGGACGAATGCTTGTTTATCAGGTCGGCTCTTTTAGGAGGGCTCGCTGATGAGAAAAATTTCGTACCTTGATCATCTGAGTCCATATGGCGTGCAACTAAAAGACGTTGGACGAATCCACTCCCCTTTTCTGAAAGACATTTTGAAGATAGGATACACCCAGTATCAATACGCACTGACATTATTTTTATATACCCCAGAAAAATACTACCACGATGCGGCAACTATGATGAAGATGCCAGATATCTGGGAGCAAATGACAAGTGAGCAAAAAGCAAATATTGTGATGTTCGATATTCTTACATCGACAGATGAATCCAGGGCTGAACTAATTTCGGCTCTGGGTCTTTTTGTTTCTGGGGAATTGGAGTGGGACGAGCAGCATCGAGCAATTTTTATCGACAAAGAAAATAACGGCAAAAAAGGATTTTCTATCGGTGGCTATATCGACAGAAACAACTATTCAACCGTAACAAAGATTTGCTTGCAGATGGTTGATATCGACGAAAGCGACATCCCTGAAGAAGCTCCAAAATTCAAGACCGAAAAAGATCGCTTGTTTTATGAGAAGTTCCAAAAGAAGAAGAAAAAGTTCAAACAAACAAAAAAGGCAGACCCGAATTTCGAGCTGCCGAACATGATTTCTCTCTTATGCACTTTTCATCCAAGTTTGAATTATTCAAACATCTTTGAGCTGACAGTTGGACAGATACGAGATACGTTCTCCCAGCTATTACGCGCAAAACAATTAAATATCGCTGAAATGAACTATTCCGTTTGGGGCGGAAAATACGATCCGTCGAAATGGATAGAGCGAATTGACAAAGAAAACGAAACTATAGGAGGATAACAATTATGGCTAACAAGAATGCTAATTTTGCCAACCGCGAAGTTGCCGACCTGATGCTGAAGGACTATTCCACCAAGAAGATGTTCCTGAATGTTGACTGGGCTAACGTCACTTCTACTTCTTTTGAGGGCGACCGTGTGTTTGCCACCGGCGGCCAGGGCGCACCTAACCGCGTGCAGTTCGACGGCTCTCGTACCGGTACTCTGACCATTGAGGCTCAGGTGTATCCCGTCAAGGTCTTCCAGATGCTGTCTGGTAACGATCTGGGCACTGAGGCTAACTTCCTGAAGCGTGAGAAGGTTACCGCCGCAGACACTGCCAAGCTGACTCTGAGTGAGGCTGCTGCTGGTGATTACGTGCAGGTCTTCAAGGCCGACGATGATCTGGGCACCGAGCTGGAGGCCACTGTATCCGAGAAGGAAGTTACCGTCACTGTCGAGAGTGGTGTCGAGTACGTCGTGTACTACTACAAGAAGGCTGCTAAGGCTCAGGTTGTGCACCTGGATAGCCGTCACTTCCCCAAGGCTTATCGTGTCGAGGGTTCTATTCCCTACAAGACAGAGAACGACGACATCATCGAGGCACATCCCATCTGGTACAAGGCTGCTCCTCAGGCCGGCTTCGAGCTGTCCTGGCAGAACACCGGCGATCCCGTTTCTCTGACCATGACCTTCGACGTTCTGGCTGACGAGAATGGCGATATGTTCTCTTTGATCTTCCCCAACGAGGGCTGATACATAGCATTTACACGAGGCAGAGTCTTTCGGGGCTCTGCCCCTTTTATGAGCGCACAATTATTGCAATTGCGCGTTGATATGAGGAAACTCACAAATAAGAAGAACACCCACGTGGCGACTTTCCGCTCTCTAATTTGCATAGGAGCTTCAGTGAATAATCGGACAATTGGCCCCGCTTATGCCCGGGGCTGGCTTACTTCCATAACAAACTTGGCGATAGTCACCAAAGCAGCTACGAATTGAACGAACTTAGACATGGTGTCGAAGTCAATCATCATATGGGCCTCCTTTCTGCCAGCAGCCTTTCTACTGGACTTCGGGAAGCCCCTACTAATTCTCGCCGTTTTAATAATTCCCAAAAGGGATACGCAGGTGTTCTTCAAATTTGAATTGTACCACATCCAGAAAGAAAAAGGAAGTGTTTATTATAAAAATCATTGCTTTTGACCAGGCTCTCGGCAAGACGGGTGTCTGTACCATTGATGGCGATACTGTTTACCACTCGCTGATCGACCTGAGCAAAACCAAGGATGTCTTGGAACGCTCAACAATGATGCGCCAGATGATCCAGAGCCGTATCAAGAACAATCGTCCTGATCTTGTAGTAATCGAAGATGTTGCACTGCAAAGCTCGCCAAAAACATTGATCCAGCTGGCGCAACTGCAAGGAGCGATTATGGGGGTATGCGAGCTAAACAATATCCCTTATGAGATCATTAAGCCATCCGAGTGGCGAAAGATATTAGGATTTAAACAGGGTCGAGTAAAGCGTGCAGAATTAAAGCAGCAGGCCATCGACTATGTGAAAACCTATTATGGAGAAGATGTTTCGTCTGATGAAGCTGACGCGATGTGCATTGCGACAGCTGTAAAGATGGAACTTGAAAATAATAAATTAAATCAGGAGGACTAATACTTATGGATGCAAAGAATAATCTGACTTTGGCTGAACGAATTTTATTTGTTGACAGTGTGGTAAGCCTGTCTGAGCGCGATGGCCGTTACGAGCCGGCGCTGTATGACTACGCTTTCCGAATTACAACACTGATCATGTTTACTGATCTGGAAACCAGTGAGATGGACCAGGACCAGATGAGTGAATTGGCTTTCTCTGATGAAACGACCAAGTTGATGAATGAGGCTCCGCGCAAGTATATTCTGACTACACTGAACAAGGCTTGCCGCGAAAAAATCGAGATTGCCCGCCAGCAGTATATGGCTGCATTTGAAGCCGCTGCAAAGAATCAGCCATTTGAGCAGTTGATGCAGTTGGCCGCCGATGTACTGAGCGGCATTGGTGATCAGTTCGACATGAACAAAATGATTGAAAAAATCGCTGAAGAAAATCTGAAGAAACCGGTAGAAAAAGATAACTATAGTGTCAAAACTCCTGAAGGAATGCTCGATGGTGCTCCTTCAATTGATACGACAGAGCTTATTTCTGCGGCCACTGAAGGCAAGGAGTAAACTATGGGGAAGAAATCATTCAATACCGTTGAGGGGCTTCAGCGAGAAATTATGAAACGGGCAAATAAAGCTCTGAAAAATGAGGTTAAAGATTATGTGGAAGATAAGATGAAATCTCATGTAGAGCAAGATGTTTATGCAACCTATTCCCCTGTTGAATATGAACGTCGTGAAACCAATGGCGGATTATTGGATGATTCAAATATCAGAGATGTTGTACATGGTCGCGTTTTGACCGTGTATAATGAAACTCAAGTTGAAGGTCCTCGCCTTGCAAACCATAAAGAATATCATAACCCAGATGGACTCCCCCGCTTGCTTGAAAGTGACAACATACGAAATCCGTGGACACACAAGCGCTATAGGTGGATGAAACCGCGTCCGTTTATGACGAACACTCAGAAAGATATCAATAAACACAATAAAGATATCGTAAATATGGTCGAGCAGCGGATTAATCACGACAATACAAAATAATCAAAAAGATGAGCAGACTTATTAAAGCCTGCTTTTTTTAGATTCGGAGATTGGTTGCTCCAGAAGGAGGAATAAAACATGGCGAGAGAACCAGAATTGAGCATCAAAGTTAAGGTTGACCCGCAAATTGATGCCGCCAAATTACAAGAAGATATCAATAAAAAAATCCCAAAAGACGGCGTTGAGATCAAGGGCAAACTGGACGTAGACAGTCTTCTAAAGAGTGTTTCTAAATACCAAGAGGGCGATCAACATCTTGTACCTATTATGGCAAAAATCTCGAATGTTGATAAGGCATTGGATGTTTTCAAAGAAAAAGAGACAGAAACAAAAGTTAACTTGAAAGCGACCCAGGCCAGCCTCGATACGATCAGAGACCAACTGCAAGGTGTAATTGATGGTCTTGATTATTCAAAGCTGGAAGGCGCATCTGCTTCGACCTCTACTACTTCTACAAAGTATACAAAAAAGGGCAAAAAGACCACTGCCGTTGATGCAAGTACGGCTGCTAAACAAGAGATTCCTGTTGATGTAGTAGGAACGATTAGCGACGATAGTGTCACCGCGCTGAAAACTAAGATTGAAGCTGGGCTCAATGACGTTGCTATCGTGGCAAATATTGCTCCAGATCAGCTGTCTAAAATACGGAAAGACGTTGAAGCTGCTTTCAATGGCATTACGATTACTCCAACTGTAAAAGGTGTTAATGGAGCTGCAGCTCAGACCGGCGCAAAGAAAAAGGTCAATATTCCGTCTGATGACAAAATCATGGAGCAGATGGCCAATGCGCAATATACCGCCACAAAGAATGAAAACGCAGAAGCAGCCGCTGTAAAACAAAAGGATATTATTTATCAGAATCTTGCCGATCATCAGGCAAAGGCTTCTGAGAATGCTAGTGCTGCAACTGCAAAGACCGCACAGGGATTGTCTGATGCGAATAAAGCTATGGACGATCTGAATGCGTCGGCCGTTGATTTTGAGCAGGACTGGCGGCGAGTCGTTACACTGATTGCTAGTGCGACAAAGAATCTAGCAAATCTTATGAAGGGCAAATATGGTGGTTCTTCAGGATTAGACATTTTCAGCTCTTTCCAAGAGTTTCAAAAAGAACTTCCTGTTTTGGATACGGCACATGTAAAACCGTATATGGACAGCATAAAAGATTGGTCAAGTTCTCTGCTTGGAAGTGCAAAAGGTGATTTTGATCCGAATACTATGATTCAGGCCATCCATATGCTCTCTGGTCTTGCAGATGCCTGGAATAATATTGATGTATCAAAATTGACAGACAACCAGACAAAAGATAAATTGCTCAAAGAAATGTCTGAGTTGAACAGCATTTTCCCATCCTCTGGAGACAAACAACCGTTCCTTGGAGAAAAAGATGCCGCTATCAATTATCTGACTGATCTATTGGCAAAAGCAGCAAAGTACTATGCAGAGGTCGGTAATGCAGCAAAGCAAACAGCTGACAGTATTGCGGTTGCCAATGAAGGTTTTGCGAACCAGACAACAGAACTAGAAAAGAACAACGCTGAACTTGAAAAACTGAAGCAAAACGGAGTTACTTCTGTTAAAGAGAATACGGTGGATGCGCCTTCGATTGCTGAAAAGGTTACATTAAAACCGGAAGATATCACTCTGCCAGAGACACCAGTAGAGATTCCTGGGCATGTTACACTGACGGAAGCCGATATTACAGTGCCAGATAAAGCAATTGAAATCAAGGTAAAAACTTCAATTAGCGATACAGAGTTGGAAGCATCGGCTAACAAAGCGGAAGAAATTTTGCCGGATTCGTCTGATTTAACAATAAAAGAAACCGCTCCTGTTCAGCAGCTCCCATTACCTGAAACACCAAATTTCACAAAACCAAGCGAAACACTAGAAGATTATCGCGATTCCCTTGGTGCAGCAGCAGGTATTCAGCAATATTTTGCAGGAGAAGTTGATAACGCCAATGCGTCACTTGGCAAACAAACCGAAACATTGAATGGTGCCAAGAAATCGCTCGAAGAGTATTTTGCCTCATTGGCAAACGGGGACAATCCTGTTGATATCAAGGGAAAAATTACAGTTTCAGATACAGATATTATTGTACCAGACAAAATTACGATCAATGGCGAAGTGGTTGTGACGGATGTAACTGGACAAGGTGGGAATAATGGCGGGAAAAAGCCAGGCAAAAAACAAAAGCCTAACAATAACACCCCACCTGCTCAACAGCCGCCCAATGGAGGTAATAATAATCCACAACCTCAGCCTCCGGTACCACCTGCTCCAAAACCCGCAAATCCACAGCCCAATAATGGTGGAAACAATACTCCACCGAATAACGGGAATTCACCATCTCAAAAGAGCTTGGAAGATAAGCTTGCGAAAATTCTGAATGAAATTATGAAGCTGGAAAACACTCAGGATACTTCCAGCGATAAAAATTATCAAAAGAATGTTCTTACGCAAATCAAACGAAAAGGACAGCTTTGGAACCGTGCTGATGATACTGAGAAAGAGCTTGACGCAAATTATCCTGGATGGAGTGCTGGAAAATCATAGAAACAGCACACTGAAGATTTTATGCAGACAAGAAACAATTTCACATCAAAACGTGCAGATAAACAAGAAATTGATCTTGTCAATCAGCTTCAGGATGCATACGATAGACTGCTTAAAGCAAAGAAAGATCTTTATGGAATCGACGCAAAGCGTAACAAAACTGCTTTTGACAACAAAAAACGTGAGATCGACAACGCAAAAGACGAGATCAGCACGTTAAAATCACGGGCCAAAACATCTGGTGTAAATGTTAGTAGTGTTCAAAACCAATTTTTAGCAAAAGCGAAAGAATTGCGCGAGTGGATCGTAAACCAATCTATCCCAACCGATGAAGAGCTTTTTGCAGAGTATGAACGGCTGACAAAACAATTGGAATCTCGTGGCAGGACTCTTGCAAATTCTATTGGTAACGGGAATGTATGGACACAAGGAAACGCGCAAAAAGGATATGTTAACACCCAGAATCAACTGGATGAGATTAAAACAGAATTTTCTAATCGCGGATTTTTGAAAGCCAGTTCTTCAGAGTGGGCAAAAACCAATGAATTGCTAAGTAAACGTGGTGATATTGAAAACGCTGTTACAACCGAAATTAACAATAGAATCAATGCAGAGCAGGAGTCGATTGAAGTTGGCTGGCAGGATGCAAAAAATATCAATACGTTAACTGCTCGATTGGAAGGATATCGCAGAACGCTTGAGGGCACTGATGAAGGTCTTGGATCTCAGGAATACTCTTTTGTTTCAAATATTACATCACAAGCAAACAGTCTATTTGAAGCTTTAGATAAGAATATTGGATCAGATAAAAATCAAATTGCTCGTAATTGGGCAAACCAGTTTAATATCCAAGGCATTGATTCGTTGGCAGATGCTTATAAGTATGTTGGTAATGAAGCCGAAAAGGCACAGCGTAAAATTCAAAAGTTCAGAGACTCATCTTCGCAGGAAAATGCAGAAACTCAGGCTATTATTCGTATTTCTAATCTACAAAGTCAGTTGCATGATTATTTGGAAAAATTTCCGAAAGTTGAAAAGAAATTAAGTAGTCAAGTAACCGCTTTACGTGATGGTTTGGCAGCTCCCAATGCATCTCGTAATGTAAAAGAATTGTCTCAGCAAATGGCGGAACTTCGTGCTCGGGCAAAGAGTATGGGACTTGAAACAGAAAATCTTATTGATAAATTTGAAAATTTGTTTGGTCAACACCTAAGTACCATGATTACCATGGCCGCTTTGCACAAGATGCAGGAAGCTTTAGGGGTTATTTATCAGAACGTTGTTGATATTGATACAGCAATGACTGAGCTGCGAAAAGTAACAAATTTAACCTCAGAAGAATATGACAAGTTCATGGATCGCGCTTCAATTCAAGCTCAAAAACTCGGTGTTTCTATCAGCGATATTATCAACTCAACTGCTGATTGGTCACGACTTGGCTATAGCCCAGAGGACGCAGAAAATTTGGCCACCTACTCTACCCTGCTCAAGAATGTTGGTGATGGTATTGATGACGTCAACACTTCGTCTTCGTATTTGATCTCAACATTGCAGGGCTTTGGATTGTTGGCTTCTGATGCTGAAGACATTGTCAATAAGATTGATGCTGTTGCAAATACTCAGCCTGTCACTGCAAACGATCTGGGCGAGATTCTGACTCGCAGTTCTGCTGCAATGGCGGCCGCTAATAATACACTGGAAGAAACTATTGCGCTTGGTACAGCTGCAAATGCAGTTATTCAGGATGCAGATTCTGTCGGCACTGTTTTGAAAACTCTTTCTATGTATTTACGTGCAAGTAAAACAGATGCAGAAGCAGCAGGTATTGAAGTTGACGGTATGGCAGACTCTGTCTCTAAACTTCGCTCTGAATTGTTATCTTTGACCGGCGTTGACGTGATGGCTGATAACAAGAACTTTAAATCTACATATCAGATTATGAAAGAGTTATCAGAAGTTTGGGGCAGTCTTTCTGATGTAACACAGGCCAATGTCACCGAAAAGCTGGCGGGTAAGAGAAACGCCAATGCTGTTTCTGCAATTTTAAGCAATTTTGACGTTGCCGAATCTGCAATGGAGTCTGCTGCAAACAGCGCGAATGTTGCTTGGGAGGAGAATGACGAATGGCTTGATTCTATTCAGGGACGCTTAAATCAACTCGATGCATCTTTCCAAGCTCTTTCTACCGATGTACTTGACTCCGATCTTGTCAAGACTGTCGTATCTCTCGCAACTGGACTTACAAAAGCCGCAGATGCAATGATTAAATTTACTGGCGCTATTCCAATGGGTGCTGGTATCGCAACCTTTATAACTCAGCTGGGTAAACCCAAAATGACGGGTTTCACGATTGTGCCCAGCAATACTCCGGGTGGTGACACGGAACAAGCCTGCTGTGCTTATTATATTAAGCGCTGCAGCGCGAGGGAGTATTTAGTAAAACCGACGAACATGGCAGCGTAAGCTGTGGCGAGTTTGGGTAATTCTCGTCCGGGAACCGAAAGGAATCCGCAGGCAAGCTCTGTATGTGCCTACATTATTATAATAGGTACTGCCAGAGACGCTTCAGAGAGCATAATGTCGGAGTGGAACTACGTGCATAACAGCGCCGCAGGTTCACTATGGGGTGCTCCAAATCACTACTGCGTATGGAATTGCTATAACGCCGTAGGCAAAATTACAGGTGGCCTCTCCCCTGCCGTCAAAAGTGGAGAATAAAATTTGACAGAAGAGTTATTATGTGATAGTATCAGGAGGAAAGTATGGACAAAGAAACAAAGAAGATTTGCGAAGGATATGCTTGGGCATAGTATTTTGATCATCCTCATAGATTAAAGTGGCAGCACCGGTATTTCCAGAAACGGCATAATTTATCTGATGATGAAAAAGTTATTATGGATTCATATTTTGACAAACGTATGAAAGAAAACGAAAAGCTCTTTCCGCAAATTGATTATGTTGGTCCGTTTGAATCATATCTAATAAAGAAAGAATGATAAGAATATGGCGGAAGTAAAAACATATACTATCACATATGATGAAGTACAAAAATCAATAATAATACCTGCTGTACTCGAACACAATAATCGTGCAGCAAAAGTACGAGCCCTTGTTGATACTGGAGCTGTTGCGAGCTATGTTATGCAGTGGGTTGTTGATGGATTAGATTTTCCTGAAACAGGAAACATTTATCAGGTCAAATTCGGTGAAGATGAAGCAATAAGAAGTTCTGTTGTTGCGAATTTAATTTTGTCTTCTGATGTTTCTTTTACTAATGAAGAATTTACGGTTTTAAAAGATAGTAACCGTGATTATGATGCTATTATTGGGATGAACATTCTTTCTCGTACAGATTTTTCAATAAGTAATTACAATGGACATACTGTATTCAGTTTTCAGCTTCCATCACAAGAAGAAATCAAATACGGCGATGCTTTTGACCATGAGACTGATGTTAAAAATATTATGGACAACATAGAAGATCAGCTTCTTTCGACATAGTTTATATTGACACTACTTACGGCGTAAGCTATAATAAAGGTACAATCGCGTATCCAAAATATACGGAGGTATTTTTACTATGGCAAGACCCAAAGGAAGCAAGAATAAAACAAAGGTTCTCGATGGCGTTGATTACGCAGCACAGATTGCTGAGAAAAATACTGCTGCAAAATCTATTGCTGAAGAAATCGCAGCACTCGGCACGAATATTGCCGCGCTGAATGCTGAAAGAAAAGCAAAAGAAGCAGAGCTGAAAAAACTCAATAAAGAGATTGCAAAGCTCGAAAAGAAAAAGGCTGATGCTGATGAAAAGATTGCGGCAGAGCTGAACCGTAAAAAGGCAGAAGATATTGTTGCCAACGCACTGGCCAGCGGTATGACTGCTGAAGAGATTGCCGAACTTCTGAAATAACTGCTGTGCAGCCATCATAATGAACAAGCCCGACTTTCCTATTGCTGGGAGGCCGGGCTTTTGCTATTTTTATAAAGGAGAATTATTATGAAGATTGAAATTGAAGCAAAAGAACTCACTGCCCTTCTTGATTACATTAAAGAACAGAGAAAACCTATTGGAAACGCTGATGATTTGGCGAAAGTAATCAAAGAAAAATTACCTGAAAAGACAAAGAAGCTAATGGAATCAAGTGAACGATTTGTAAAAACTTCTTCGGTCAATTCAGGCAATTCAATCAACTGGAAGTGTTAATTTTCGTAAGTTAACACTCCAGCCTTTTCCAAGACAGATAAGATGATGTTATTGGATGCAGCAATTGCGATAGCCATAGATTCTGTCAGAATTTCATCTTGATCCTTATTGCTAAAATCAATAGATTCAATAACATGCTTTATTTCTTTATCTGTTTCCTCAGAAAGAATCTTATTAAACTCTTCTCTAGTCATTGTAACCTCCTCCTTTCTCCTAGTCTCTATTTAAGTCTACCATAAAAAGACAAAAAGTAAAGAGCACCGCAAGCTTAAAAATCACTCTTACAGTTATTGCAATGCCACTGCTTACCGAGCTTCGGTGACGCAACACCAAGCGCATAGATCGAAACACCACGAGCAACACCAGAGATTTTTTCTGTATTCATGGAGTGACAGTAGGGACATTCGACGTGGGGGTGTTTGGCGGCATAGTACGCATCGATCTGACGGTGGAGTTCGATGGACTCTTGGAGCTCTTTGTCTTTTTGAGCTTGTTCACGAGCGAGGCAGCCTGGGTCTGCTTGTTCTCGGAGGTAGTCTCTGTACCAAAGAAGGAAGTAATAGTTTAAATCTCTATAATTTGTGGTTGTTCCCTTTTCGGTTTTTGTCCAAAATCTTCCTTTGCTGAATTTTTTATAACTTTCAGCTATAGACAAATCTTCTTGCAAAATTTGATCAATCATATATGCATATACAACTGATTCATAAAATTGTTTTTCATCTTTTAATTTTTGATCTTCATTTAGATAAGTATATTGAGGATTTTCTCTGTAAATTCTTTTCCCTTCGTTCACAATTTGGAATTTTTCCCAAAAAGTAAAATTCAGATGCCCAGAATCTATTTTTTCAAAAGGAACATCATACTTCATCTTACCAAATTTCATGATTCTACCTCACTGATAAGTGATTTTGGCTGACCACCGATTTCATTATACGATACGACAATAAATAAGTCAATGAAGGAACTTGGAAATGGATTTGATGGGACGCTTTCTAAAGCTATTGAAAGTTCAAAATTGGCATCCGGGAAACCAAAATGGCTACAAGACTATATGCTTGCAGGCGATTTTAAAATTGGGACAATAAAAAAGGTAGACGAGAAAAATCTTATTGATGATGAAGCTGATGCTAATCTTCAAAATTTTGCAGCACAACTTGCTACTCTTGATAAATCTGCTCAGAGAGTGATGTTTAAAGTCACCGACTTAAATGAAAATGTTGCTACAACAACAAAACGCCTTCTTGAAGCAACCGCTGCCGGAAAGCAGATGAACTCTGTTCTTTTTGAGCAGACTGCAACATCGTATCAGGCCAAAGATGAAGACGTTGCGAAGCTGATGGATGTTGGTTTTATGAAAAAGGGTGGCAAATACGCTCTACCTGATTTTGATGCAGCTGTTCAACAAATCAACGGTTGGGCCGCTGCGAATAAAGACGCAGATAGAGTGCAACGTTTGCTTAGTGCAGGAGTTCTTGAACTTGGACAGAATGGATTGCCGCAGCTTAGTGCCGCGTTTATGAAAGATGTTGCTGCGAGAAACAAAGAAATTGCAGCTACCAAAGAACAAATAACAAACCAAGTTTTCTTGAATGATGTTCTGCAAATGGGCAAGCAGATCCTTGCTAGTTTAGCAATTAGTGCACTTATCTGGGGAGTTCAAGCTGTTTATAAGCATTTTACGAAGATCGATGAAAAGATAGCAGAGATTGCGAGTGATTCTAAAGAGCAGGCAGAATCGCTGACCAAGGCACGGACTTCCCTTGCAGATATCGTCAAGCGATACGAAGAAATTGGAAACAAAACAACCCATACCGCAGAAGATACTGCAGAACTTAAATCACTACAGGAAGAGTTAACTGAAACCTTAAAGGATCAGCCTGGTATTGGCGATGATATGCTAAAACAGGTTAATCTTCAGAATGCCAGTTACGAAACACAGCTTCAGCTGTTGAAAGATATTGAGAAGCAGCAACGCGAGAATGCACGGCCTGATCTTGAAAATAATGTTGAAGATCAGGGGAACCTGCTTGTTGATGCTTACAAGAAAAAGGGCGAAGGTGTCATTATTGGCGCAAATGCTGAGGAGACTGAAGTTGCTCAAAAATTAGCAAACGATGGTTTTGGTGAATTTAATCAGGATACTAGTTATTTCAAATTTAATATCGATCCTGATGACCCAAAGGCGATTGCTGAACTATATGACGATTTAACCAAGGAAATAGAGAACTTGTCTGATACGTATAGTTCGGAAAACATTTCCATGTTGAAAAAATGGCGTACAACATTAAAACAGTATGTTACAGATTATAATGACGCTGTTGATCAACTCCATGATAATAACCTCCCAGACATTGTGAGTGAAAACCTGGAAAAGTTGACAAATCAAAAAAATGCTCGTAACAACACCTTTACTCCTGTTGAAGAGATGTCTTTTGATGACGAGATCAAGAGCACAAAAGAATATACAGAAGCCTACAAGAAATTGCAAGAAGCAAAAAAGGCCGCATATGAAGAAGGCGCTGGAAAGTACGGCAACGTTAATAATCTGACACGAGATCGCATTGAATGGACGGACGAAAATAAGAAAACTTATTCTGCTTTCGCTGAGGAAAATCCAGATGATGTAGCTGGAGAATACTCTACTGTTTTAGGCAGATCAGAGGATATCGATGGACATGAAGTTGCTTTTACCCCGATGCTGCAAACTGAGAGTGGACTTATTCCATTAACAGAAGACCAGCTATGGGACTACCTTGATGACATTATTGCTCAATGTGAAAATGAGGATGGCGAAATTGACTTCAACAAACTCCTGAAGCTTGATGCAACAGGACTTGAAAAAGAAGTCAATGGCGAGATGGTTCGTATTAAGGGCATAATTGCCGGTATTGAAGGTACTGAGCAGAATGGCAAAATTCTTTCAAAGGCAGATGTTATGGCAATGGCCGGTGCTGGCGCACAAGAGTTGGCGCTGGCGTCTTATAACCGCAGTCACGGAAATGTTGATGGTTATACTTACAATGTTGCACACGACCCATTGCATCAGTTTAAACCTTTGTCCCATGATTTCGACGCAGAAAATATTGCAAGCTCTTATGTCGGCAAATCGATGCATGATGTTCAGGGCGCGGTTTCTGACGCACAGATCGAAGTTGACCGTGTTTATAATGAGCTTGAAGCGAAAGCAAAAGAGGCATATCAGACACAGGTCGATGAATCAAAGAAGGCAGCTGATGAGCAGACTTCAGATTATGACGAAATCAAAGACGCGGTTGACACCTTAAGAGCCGGTATCAGTGGTTTTGATACAACAAATCTTACTTCCTTACTAAACAGCGACGGTTCAAATTTAGGCCGCATAGACACCGAAGCCCTTGAAAAACTTAAAACAACTATGAAAGACATAGGCTTTGACCCTGAGAATACTGAAGATGTGGCCGCTTTTGTTGACATTTTGAAACAGCTGGAAATCGTTGCTCCGTCTGCTGACGAAAAACAGCAAGAACTTGCTCAATCGGTAAAAGACGCTAAGACTCAGATGAGTGAAGCTGCTCAGGCTGTTGATGATATGCAAAAAGCTTATCAGACGTGTCAAACAGCAGTTGAAGAATACAACAAATCAGGCTATTTAAGCATTGATACGTTGCAAACCCTTACAAGCCTTGACCCGCAGTATCTTGCGATGCTTCAGAATGAAAATGGACAGCTTGAAATCAATACCGAAACCGCTAGGAAACTGACTACTGCGACCATTCAGACTCAAAGAGCTGCTTTGCTTGCAAATGCCGTTACGCAAATTCAACAAACAAACACTCTTGCTGCTGCACAGAAAGTCCTTGGGCAAGCCGCTGCTGTTATTGGAGACGCAAGTATCCTTCTTCAGGGAGCATTAAATGAATCTGCAGAATATGCTCTTGAAAATGAGGGCTTTGATGCAATGTTCCAAGTTCTGGATGCAGGCCATCAGATTATAGATAACTATAAGATGGTGGATCAGCTTTGGGCTGATATGCTCAATCAAGATCCAAGTAAGATTTGGAGTAAAGCTGATAAATCTACCAAAAAATCAACTAAAACCGCAAAAACAGCACTCGATGCCTGGTCTACTTTATCCTCCGCTATGAAGGAATATAACGAGCAAGGGTATATTACTATTCAGACATTAAAAAGCTTGACTGATTTAGAAAGTCGTTATACCGCACTGTTGACCAAAAACGATGTCACTGGCCAGCTTGAAATTCAGACAAACGCTTTTAAAAATCTGATGATGGAAGAGCTCAAGGCAGCGCAGTTGAAGAATGATGCAACTAGTGAAACTCAGTATAATAAAATCCTCGCATGGACTACCAAAAATATTGACACACAAACCATGTCCTATTGGCAGTTAGTGGCTGCCATCGAAGGTTACTCTGCTGCCCTCTCTCAGGCAAAAGAAATCACAGACGGTTTCAAAGATGCTTGGGACAATGGCAAAACTGTTAAGGAGAAAACAGAAAAGAGCCGCACTGGTGCTCTGGATTATGAAGGCACTGAAGCCCAGAGTGCCGCACTGCAATCCATCAAAAAGTATAGTAAATACGACCCGAATCTGATCAATAAAGCCTACAATAAAGATACTGGCAAGATCGATCTAAGCGGTGATGTACTGAAAGATGCCGTTGTTAACTCTCTTGAAGAGCAAGCAGAAGCTGCCAGTAGTGAAGGCGGCGCGGCATCTGAAGCAATCGCTAAGAGTTATAAAACTGCTGCTAATAATATCAAGAACGACGTTATCTCCGTTCAGGACTATTTCGACGGACTGGGTTCTACGGTTGAAAAGTTTAGTTCCAAGGTCGATGAGATGCAGAGTGCCTGGACTGATCTGAGTGATGTCACAAACGAATACAACACTTACGGCGGTTTGAGCATTGACAGTATTCAGAAACTGCTTACAATGTCCCCCGAGTATTTGCGGTTCCTCAAATTGGAGGGCAACCAGCTCGTCTTTAATAAGGAAGCGATGCTGGCAAAAACCAAGGCCGACATTCTGGCAAAGGCTGCAGAGCTCGAACTAAAAGAAGAAACCAAAGATCAGGCAGAGATTCTGCGTGCGTTGGCGGACTCTCTTGACAAGGGCGCAGATTCGATGGAGGGCATGGGCAAATCTGCTGACAAGCTGAAGACTCTGATGTCCCAACTGAACACTGTTTTGAATTCTTTTATCGGCGTTTTCGATGACTTGAACGACAAACAGTCCAACGACCTCAAGATTCAGGGTGAAGCTTGGATCGATGTTATTGACAAACGTATCGACGCGCTCAATGAAGAAAATGATGCACAGGAGCGATCAATCGAACTGGCAAAGCTTCAGGATGAGTACGAGCGAGCAAAGGCCAATAAGACTGTTCATGTATATGGCGGCAGAGGTCAGGGCTTCGTATGGAAAGCAGATGAAAATGCTGTTCGTGAAGCCGGACAGAACCTATCTGACAAGCAGCGCGAGTATAAGAAGCAGGACGAAATCGACAAGCTGGAAAAGCTCAAGGACAAAGTTCAGGAAACCAATAATCTTATTGGCACCAGCTGGGATGATTATCAGAAGAAGCTAAAATACACCGCTGAGTTCGAGGCCATGACCTTTGAGCAGATGGAAGGTCACTATGACGGTTTCAAGGGTAGTGTCCTTAACAATATGCAGGCCATTCAGGGCGCGACGAATGTCAAGAATGTTATCACTGATATTTCCAATCTGATCTCTACTTTGGAGACACTGGCGAATATTTTGAACATTCTTAATGGCGGAACTGGTGACGGCGGCGGAGTCTTTGGCTTTATCAACCAAATCAAGAACATGTTCACTGGCGAAAACGGTGATTTTGATCTGGGTGGCGGTTTCAAGAAGATGTTCGATGGAGCTGCTAAGGTGGTTTCTGACGGTTGGAACTGGATCACTGGTAAGAACAGGGCTGGTTCTGCCGCACTAAAATCAGACACCACTGCGACATTGGATATCCTTGGCAACACAATAAAGGTGAATACCGGCGATATTCAGCGTGTATCTGGTGGATTCTTTGAGAGACTGGTTGGTGCTGCGAAAGACAATCTTGGCAGTATCGGTAAGTTCTTCTCAGGTGCATAGACATCTATCTCTGAGAAAACTGGGTTGATGTTTACTGACATTGGCTCGTTCTTCACAGAAGGATTTGGTCTGCTGAACAGTCAGACAGGACTTGGTCTTGGTGGCATTGTTGAGACCGTCGGAAGTATGTTTGGCCCAATTGCGGCTGGCGCACAGTCTATCGGTAGTGCAATCTCGTCTGGCGTTGTAAGCTTCTTCCCTTCTATCTTCGCCGGACTTGGTACTCTGGTGACGAGCGTTGGCAGTGCCATGGCCGCTATGATGCAAGCGATTGCTGCCGCTCTTTCTTCTATTCCTATTGCTGGTTGGATTGCTGCCGCCGCAGCTGTTGCAGGTGCAGTTGCTCTGATTGCTACGATTGCTTCAATTGCAAGTAATGTTTCCAGTACACAGGTTGATGAGCCTACCCCCGCATTCCAAGCAAAGAAATATGCAAAGGGTACTCGTGGCGTTAAGAAGGGCCAGATTGCAAACGTTGATGAAAAGGGCGAAGAGCTGATTGTTCGTAACCCCGACCAGGGACGCATGACCTATCTTGAAAAAGGTGACGGTGTTATCCCTGCAAAGGAAACCGACAACCTGATGGCGATTGGTGCTAATCCTGAAGGCTGGCTGGCAAAAGGCTTGGCCGAAGTGACCGGTAGTGCCGCTGCCGGTGCTGGTATGAGTGCCCAAGGTCCGAATGCTCAATTGAGTGGTGCCGCAGCTGCCGCAGCAGCTGGTGTTGGCTCAATTTTCGAGAGCGAGTATGATGAGATCCTTGGTGATACAAACGAGTTCATGTCTGGACTCTCTGATATCTTCAAGAAGAGTGATAATCCGATCATTGCCGCCGTTCAAAGCATGATTTATATGGTCACCAAGACTGCATATCGTATGTCTACGGTCGGTAAGATCAACTCCTCTAAGACAGTGACAGAATCCACCAGCAACACAAAGAAGGCGGCTCAGAGTCAAATTTCGTCTATGACGAGCAACTTTGAGTCTAGCTGGAAATCTGTGGCTGGCGAGCTCGGTCTGGACACAAAGGATATTGAAAAAACCAGCAAAAAGATGTCTGAGAAGATGAATGAGCTGGTGAATAACACCTTTGATGCTCTGAATGAGAATACCGGTCTGAGCGCCGAACAAGTTGAAGATGTCACCAACACGATGTTTGATTCGCTGCAAAAGATCTATACCAGCGGATGGAACAGCCTGGCTTCTACTTCCGGCGATATGTCTGAAGAGATTGCCAACAAGCTAAATGCGTCTTATAAGTCTTCTGTTGATAGCACAAATAAGGCCATGAACGAGATCTCCAAGGCATTCGGTCACAGCTGGACTAAGGTTGGCGGCGGTGTAAAGACCCTAAGCACCAATGTTCAAAAGACAATGGAGCAAGCATGGGCTGACACCAGCCAAGACACCCAGAAGCTGATGTACGATATGCGTGCATGCTTTGACAATAGTTGGAGCATGAACGAGGCTGGCGTAACTCATCTGGCAGACATGACTGAGCAGACCATTGGCGGTGCTTATGACGAGATCACCTCTGATGCAGCAAATACGTTTGGCAATGGCGGTTCTCTGTCCACTGAGACGGATAACGCATGGGCAAATGTTGAGCCTGGCGCAAAGGACATTAACACCAATCTGACTTGGATGATGGACCAGTCTTACAACGCCATCAAGGCCGGATGTGAAGCTGCTGTTACATCGATTAAAAACGATTTGGCGACCACAGGCGATGCATTTGAAGCCGTTGGTAAGAAGGCTGCTGATACTTCTGCTGCAATCAGTGAAGCAAGCCAGAAAGCACAACAGAGCACACAGCAGAATACCGGTCCAAGCAAGGGCGTAACTGCCGCTGCTGGTGCTGGTATCGGTGCTGCCGTTGGTTCATTCCTTGGGCCTCTGGGTGCAATTGGCGGTGCTGCAATTGGCGGTTTCTTTGGCAGTCTGTTTGGCCATGCAAATGGTCTGAAGTCTGCTAAGTTCCCTCACATGGCTAACGTTGACGAGCAGGGTCCTGAGATGCTGGTTCGTAAGCCGGATTCCGGTCGATACACTTACCTTGAAACTGGCGATGGTGTTGTTCCTGCTGATATCACCTCTCGTCTGTTCGAGATGGGTGGCAACCCGGATGCATGGTTCCAGAAGCAGATGGCAAAGTACGGTTCTCAGCCGATTGTTCAGGGCGGCGGCGGAGATGTTACAACTTCGATTGGCGATATTATTATCACAAATCCTGTTGGCAGCTCTGATGCCCTGGCAAATGAAATCAAACAGAAGTTACCGACTAAGGTTGCTCAAATGCAAAGCAAGCGGTAAGTAATAGTTTTTACAGCCGATACCACTAGGATAGCCTAGCAGGTCGGCTTTTATTTTTGATTAGGAGGAATAGGATGGCAGATAAATCAGTAACCGATGTGCTGGCCGAAGTGGTGACTTCTGCCGCCGAACACGCCGTAAAGAATGCAAAATTTGACGTGTCCGCCTATGGAGTGATTACAGAAAAAGAAGACCAGCACTACAAAATCGCTGTATTCGGTGGCGAGTACGGCATTGTAACAAACCACGACTACATTGTGGGCCAGAAGGTTGTTGTGACTGCATTGCAGGGCAACTTCCGTAACCTGATTGTATCGGAGAGTAATACCAGCGTTGAAATTCTGACAGTGAAATCTCTGGTGACCGGTGTCGATAGCTTGAACGCCGAGTTTGAGTCGATGAAAGACAAATCCCAGCAGACAGAAGACACCGTTCAAGATCAGCTAAAGAATACGATTAATACTTGGTACAGAAATGGTCATCCGCATACATACAACTATCCTGCTTCAGATTGGAAGACAGATGAAGAGAAACAAGCACACGTCAACGACATCTATTATGATAAAAGGACTGGCATTTGCTATCGCTGGGTATATGATCAGGATAAGCAGCAGTATTTCTGGATGGAAATTGTGGATGCCGGTGTTATCAATGCACTGTCGATGGCAACATCCGCACGAGATCTTGCGACAGAAAAAGTTCGTGTTTTTACTGACACACCGACTGCTCCATACGATGTGAATGATCTATGGATTTATGGCGGTGTTGGTGGTGCATTGTATATCTGTATTACTGCAAGAGGTGAAACTGAAAAATAGACATTTAGCGACTGGGCTGTTGCAACAAAGTATACGGATGACACAACTGCAAACGCAGCGGTTGAACGTGTTGGCGCTCTTGAGACAAAAGAAGCCGACGATGTAGCTAGTCTGTGGCGCTCGATGAATGGCTTCAATGATAATTTTGGTGGTTTTACAAATAAAGACTATACCGCCACAAAGAAACAAGTATATGACAACAAAAGCAATATTGAGAAAAATACTTCTGATATTACTTCGTTGAGGACAGACCTTGATTACGCAAAAACGGCTGAATCCAACCACTATCAAGATATGACACGCAAGATTTCGGCTGCAAATACGAATATCTCGACCTTGAAAACGAATGTATCAGATATCAATAAAACGATTTCAGAAATCACTGTTGACAATTTTCTGGCCGCACTGAATCTGGCTGTAAATACCAATGGTGAGCTTTGCTATATATCGAAGGATAATTCGGAGGTGATAACTTGAAACCAATTCTATCTAAAATCGGCGCATTTGATGCCACAAAGGATCATACATTTCAGTTTGCCGCATACGCAGACATTGATATCATTGCTCTTATCGTCTTCGATACTCCGACGGGCAGTATTTTGCAGGGTGATACGCTTTCAAAAGGCGTATATAAGTTTGGCACATTCCCTGCCGGTGGCACTGGTCTAGCACGATATTTTACGATTCCGGCAGGCACGTTTGAAAACCGCAAAGATCCATACTATATGATTATTCGCTGTCGGCTGAAAGGCACGAACCTGTTTTCAGAATACTCGGACAAGCTGTTGTTTTATTGCCATGAGGAACCGACAATCAAGCTGAATGACCTGAGTTCTTCAGGCGTGACTACTATCCCCTACCCTTCTTATTCCTTTGAGTTCTCTTACAAGTATAAGGTATCGGAGGGTGAATCAGTCAATTGTTATGAATTTTGGCTTTATGATGCGAATCGCGAGCTGTTGAAAAAGTCAGTGAGCTACTATTATCGTGACTCATTGAAGGGGTTCCAGATCGATGGACTGGATAACCATACACTGTATTATCTGAGAGCGACGGCAGAATCTGTTGGCGGCTATCAGCTGGACACTGGCTTGCAGGCGTTCCGAACTGACTATCCAGAGTATGTGGATGACGTAGAATTCACCGTGCAGAATAATTATCGTATGGCAAATATCAGTATGCACGCACAGTATTTCCTGACAAGAAGCAGTGGTGCAAATGCCCTGCGAATCAAGCGACGTAAGAAAGGCGCAGCAATCTGGACTTCGCTTTACCAAGAAGAGATCGACCTGAACCATGTCATTATGAAGATGGGCTGGTCAAACCTTCACATCAATAAAACGACTGGTCAGCCGATGGGCAACTATAAGGCAGTGACCTCGGATTATATCGACAAGAATCGAGTTCTTTCTTTTCAGTTCAAATCTGAGGATAAGGCGTTTTGTCTGATTGCATATACTGCTGACCGCAAGTTCATCAAGGCATCAAGTGATTTTACATCGACCGATGAATTCAGAAGTTCCAGCGAATACAAGGAGTGGTTCTCTGAGACCTTCTTGAACAACATGAAATACTATCGTGTTGAGGTATCGGCAACAAAGAATCAGGATTTGGAGCCAAAAGACTTCAATGATTTTTATATGTACAGCGCTGACGATGGTTATGTGATGATTGATTACACCGACCTGTACGCCATTGGCCGCAAGACCGACTATGAGTACGCCGTAGCTCCCGTTGCAAATGGCATTGAGCTTGGCTATGCGAAGGCCAGCGTTGTGAGCGACTTTGATGGTGCTGTAATTACTGACGGCAATAAGACCTACCATATCTTCCTTGAGCCGAAAGTCGACAGTGTTGAGAAGGTACGTTCTGCTACAGTTGTTGAGACGATGGGAAGCAAATACCCGTATCTTTTTGCTGGCAGTGAAGCCAATTATTACAGCGGCCACTTCTCTGGTGTTGGCATTCGTTTTGATAACACAATGAAAGACTTTGATATCAATGGCGGCAATGCGTTCCGTGATGAACTGAGCGAATGGCTGACCAACGGCAGTGCAAAGCTACTGAAGATGTTTGATGGCCGCAGATGGCTAATGGGTGTCAATGGCAATGTGTCTATCTCCTGCTCTGATCATTACGACAAGGGCGTATTGGAGTTCGACTTTGTGGAGCTCGGTGACGCAGAGAGTGAGAGCGACATGTATAACAATGGGCTGAGTGATTATCAGCCAGGAGGCAGCGTATGACATATCTTCCGACTGACGCAGACCTGGCGCTATTGAACAATCATTCGTCTAATATTTACTGCCGCATTGATATGCTGAACAAAGATTTTATTACAATTGATAGTTTGGAAGGTCTTGTGATCGATGGTTCTATTTCTATCGACTCAGAATCTGACGTGCGGCGAACCTTTAATGTGACCCTGTATCTGGGTAAGAAGAGCGGCATTTCCAGCCTGACGGAAGAGGATTGGATCAGTAAAAATGTGCGTGTATTCATTGGTCTGTCAGGAAGAGGAATGTCAAAAATCAGTGCTTCAAAGAGTATTGACGAGATGATCAGGGAAAATGCGGATTATCAGCTCGCTGCGACGAATTATGATGATTTGATTCAGGACATCACAAATAGAGGCTATGCAAAATACGGCAATATCGACAATCTGAATCGAGATGTGCTGGTGTGGACACGAGCCAATATCTCAAAGTATCATACGTTCTTTGACCAGATCAATGACGGCACGCCACCGGATGACCCAGCTGAAGCAGAGGAATGGTACACCAAACTTGGTGATTACTCTACAGTTTTGGGAAGTGATGACCCAATTTGTCAAGATGGCCCTTATATCGCATTTACACCGATGCTGCAGACCAAAGACGGACTTGTACCGCTTGTGAAGGATGATATCTGGGCTTATCTGGATGCTGTGGCAACAAAAGCGAAGTCAATGAGCGGCGGTCTCTCCCCTGCCAATATCCTTGATGTAGACAAATCAGGCATCGATAGTTTCGTGTATGGTAACAAAATGCATGTCCATGGGATGATTGCTGCTGTTGAAGGTATGGTTCTGAACGGAGTCACGCTTAGTAAGGTGGATGTTTCTGCTATTGCCGGTTAGAGCGAGGACGAACTAAGGGAGACCTACGGAAAAACCAGTGTGTTTGCAGGACATTCAATGCACGACATTCAGGCAGAAGTAATTGACACAAAGACCGCGCTGAATGAGCTGTATAACGACCTGTACCTCAGCTACTCCAATTCGGCTGACAGTTCTTATGTTGATGGCGTGAAAATCTATTGGTACAACGAGGGATGCTATACCTTTACATCCAATGGCTTTACATATAGCGCAACAGAAAATACTGTGCAAGCCAGTTGTGTTGACTTAGTTTCTCGTATCAACGGAGACTTGGGTGGACAGCTGGTTGGTGGCACACATCGCATAGAGAAAGGCACTCGTATCGGTGATGCTATCTGGGCGGTACTGAGAGACGAGACGGAGTTTAAGAAATATTCTATCGACTATTGGAGCCGCACTGTTCCACACGACTTGGATTATGATACTGGCTCGACTGTTTGGGATATTCTCTCAGAATTGCGTGACCTGTATTATCCGTTTGAGATGCGTTTTGACGATGATGTGTTTGTATGCAAAGAAATTCCCAGTGGATTTGATGACCCGCCTGTGCTTGACCCAGAAGTATTCGAGAAACTTGTGACCAACGATGGCGAGTCGGCCACAGTGGATTATGCCGCTGTCCGAAACTGCGTTGAAGTGTTTGGTGCAACGATTGAAGCGGATGGAGCTGCCACTGTAAAAGGATGGTCTGGAACAAATAAAACAATCAACCTTGTATTGAACGCAACCGAATCAACATGGAAAAGTGAAACGAAAGTATCTTTTGTGGCTCCTGCAAATGTTGAAGCTGCCAAGACGGACAAAAATGGCAACGTAACAAGTGGCGCTATGACAGTTGTGTTGACATTTACATGGAAGTACAAGGATAAAGACGGCAATGAACAAGTTGGCTCTGAGACAAAGACCAGCACGCTGTATCGTTCTTTGACTGATGCCAATGGTTCAGATGTCATTCAAGACCCCGGATGTATTAAGGCTACAAAGTATTATGTTCTTCAGTGGAATCCGAATACTGGCCGCATCTACTTTTTGGGCCAACAGCAGAGTCACGCTATGGCAAAACTGGTGGACGAAATCCCAGCTACCAAAGAGATCGAAGCTCAAAAGGCAGAAGATAACTGCGACAATATGGCTTTTATCTGTGTGAATGACCCGAACAATATTGATGACCTGTACAATGCACGATTGTCCATTGAAAAGATCGGTCGTAGAACTGAGATTCTATCGGGTGGAGACTACGAGAATTACACCACGGATGACGCAGCCATGGAAGTTTGTCAATACGAACTGTGGAAGCGTGCCCGCCTGACCGACGGCCTGAGTGTGACCACGCGACTGGTTCCGTGGCTCGACGTGAATGAAAAGATCCAGTATGCTGCCAAATATCTGGGCGGTAAGACCCCCGTGGATTGGATCATCAAGAGCATTTCTATGAATCTGGGTGAAGGCACGATGTCGCTTTCTATGAGCCGCTATTATCCCTATTACACTTATATCGTAAACAACAAATATACGTTCTATCAGGACAATTTGTTTGATAAATATTTTCCCGAATTAACTGCCACTACGGCAGACGAACAATAAGAGAGGAGTGAGCAAATGGCACTATCTTTTGGAGAATCTAAGCGGTTGGCTGCGAAAAAAGCCGCAAGCCCCGCAAATGTTTCTGTTGATGATATAGATGTCGCAACTCTGGAATTAAATGACGAAGACCAAATTGCCGTGTATGATGATAACGGAGAAGAAACATTTGAGCGTAGTGGCAATTACACCTGGTTTGCTGATTACTCTGATGACCAGTGGTCTTACATCGACAAAAACAAAGATATTCAGCTGGATGCAAATCAGATCAATATCACACAGGAATCCAACTCGCAGGTTATTCCGTTTGAAATGCCGCGTTACTACGACGGTATTGACCTGCTTCAGATGACGATTCAGATCCACTACCTGAACGCAGACAGAGAAGAGAATTACGCTTCCCCTATCAACGTGAGCTACAGCAATACCAAGATCCGCTTCTACTGGCTGGTAGCAAATGATGCTACTGCAAAAGATGGCGAGCTGCAGTTTGAGATCATGGCATCCGGTGCTGTGAATGTCCCGAATACAAGCACCACCAAGAGCTATCTGTGGCGCACCCGCCCGAATGGCCGATTGAATGTGCTGAAATCGCTGACCGGCAAGCAGATGGTCGATCCGAGTGGCAATGACTGGTATACCCAGTTCCTGGCAACAATGAGTCAGAAGGTTGGCGAAGCACAGGTTGCCGCATCCGCTGCTGAGAAGAGCGCACAGGACGCAAAGAATGCAGTTGCAAGTGTGGATGAAAAGCTGGCGCAGTTCTATAAGAAGGACGAGGTTGATGGCTTTGTTACGATGCTGCGTGGTGAGATTGCTGCCGTTGATGGTCTGGCAAATTTCAATGTGCAGTATGACAACGATACTCGCACCCTGACGTTCCTGAATGGTGCTGAAGAGATCACAAAGATCAAGTTAAACACTGACCCTTCTGCTGAGTGGGTAAGCATGTATAACGGCATTGTGGACAATAAGATCAGCACTGCTGTGACCCCTGTCCAGACTGAGCTGACTGAATACAAGACCGCAAATGATGCCGCTGTACAGGAGCTGAAGAATAGTGTTGGTGACCTGCCTGAGACCCTGAAGTCCTCCTATTATAATAAGGAAGCCACCGACGCATTGCTCGATAAGAAAGCAGACAAGACGACCGTTGACGTGCTATCCAGTGATGTGAGCGGCCTGAAAAATACGGTTGGCGGTATTCAGACCTCTGTTGACCTGGCCAATGCGGATATCGCCAAGATTCAGGAAACCCTGAAAGACTTTAAGCCAGATGAGAATTCTGGCCGCGAGTACGATATCACTTACGAAGATTCCAAGCTGAACCTGTTGGAGAACGGCACGGTCAAGACCACTGTTATTATTGAAGGTGGCGGCGGTGGCGGTGGTAGTACCTCTACAATCACCATTGAGCGTATTGGCGAGTCTTCTATCGCTGTTGTTAAGGGCGACACCGCAACTGTCGAGTTCAACTTTACTTCTGTGGATAACTCTGGCGAAGACACGGGCGATGCTACCGGCGTATGGTACGTTGGCAACACAAAAGTTGCAACTTCGACTGTTTATCAGGGCAAGAACAGCTTCGACATCACTCAGTATCTGCACAATGGCGACAACAAGATCAAATTGCAGGTCACTGATTCCGTTGGTAGCATGGGTTCAAAGACTTGGAATATCAATATTGTCGAGTTTTATCTGGAGAGTATCTTCGATGATTCTCTGGTTTATAGTGGTGAAGTTACTTTCCGCTTTACTCCATACGGAAATATCAATAAGGACGTTTCCTTTACTCTGGATGGCAAAAAGCTTGGTAGTGTTACAACTGCGGTTACCGGCAGACAGATGACCTATGCGATTCCAGCACAGAAACACGGCGCTCACCTGCTGGAAGTGACCATGACTGCAAATATCAATGGCAAAGCTGTGACCAGTAATACCATTTATAAAGATATTATGTGGGCAGAAGAAGGCAATAACACACCGATTATCAGCTGCGCCACAAAGGAATTCACCGCAAAACAGTACAGCACCACCGGCATTGTTTACACTGTATATAACCCGGCCTCTTCTACTGCAAGCATTACGCTGGAAGTTGATGGCATTAAGACTTCTACACTGACTGTTGGCCGTACTGCTCAGACTTGGAGCTTTAAATCTTCTGATATTGGCACCCACACTCTGACCATTACTTGCGGCGCTACCATCAAGAGCATCACCGCAAAGATCGAAGACCTGGGCATTACCATTGAGCCCGTTAAGACCGGCCTGATGCTGGACTTTAACCCCACTGGCCGCAGCAACGCAGATGTGAACCGCCTGTGGAGTTCTGGCAGCAATAAGATGACTGTCAGCGACAACTTTGACTGGGTGAACGGCGGCTACCAGATCGATGAAGATGGCGACACCTATTTCTGCGTCAAAGCTGGCACAACTGCTACCATCAGCTATAAGCTTTTCGCAGACGATGCAAAGAAGAGCGGCAAGAATTTCAAGCTGGTGTTTAAGACCACGAACGTCCGCAACTATGATGCTACTGCCGTGACTTGCTTGAATGGCGGTGTTGGTCTGAACATTCAGGCTCAGAAGGTTACGCTAACCAGCCACCAGAACAGTATTGATCTGCCCATCTGTGAGGACGATTTCCTCGAGTTCGAGTTCAATATTCTGCCGGACAAACAGTTCCGCGAGATGGTTCTGTGGTGTGACGGTATCCCTTGCCGTGTTGCACTGTATGATACCAGCGACAGCTTTACTCAGGCTGCTCCCGTTGGCATTACTATTGGCTCTGACGATTGTGACGTTATCGTGTACCGCATGAAGAGCTACGGTATGAACCTGACGGATGATGAGATTCTGGATAACTTTATTGCCGATGCGAAGAACGCCGAAGAGATGGTCTCTCGCTATATGCGCAACGACATTACGGATGCGAGCGGCGAACTGACCCCCGACTTGCTGGCAGAGAAGTGCCCCGATCTGCGTATCATCAAGATCTCCGCACCTACTTTTACTACCGGCAAGAAGAACGAGGTCGCCAACACTACGATCCAGCAGATCTATAAGAACGGTCGTGCTAAGGAGGATAACTGGACTGCTACCGGCTCTCACAAGGGTCAAGGCACCAGCTCCGACCACTATGGCGCATCTGCTCGAAATATTGATATTAACTGCAAGGGCGGCTTTACGTTTTGTGACGACACTACCGGCGACACCTATGCACTGACCGAAAACAGCGTTCCTGAGAAGTATTTTAACATCAAAGTCAATGTTGCTTCCTCTGAGAATGCAAATAACGCCATGCTGGCAGACGATTTTAATGAGTTCAACCCCTATGTGCGTCAGGCTAAGAAGGATAATCCAAAAGTGCGTGATACCATGGCGTTCTATCCCTGTGTCGTGTTTATTCAGGAGACCGATACCACCAATGCGACCGTATTTAACGATGGTCAGTGGCACTTCTATGCCTGCGGCGACATTGGCAACTCCAAAAAGAACAAAGATACGATGGGTATGGACCCAGAGAACCACAAGGAATTTATCGTTGAGATCGACAACAACGCCGATGAGCAGACCCGCTTCCTGAGCGGCGATTTCTCACAGGAAACTTGGGACGGCGACCACTCCTTTGAGTTCCGTTACAGCAACCCTGCCTGCACTGATGAAGAGATCGAGGCCGGCAAACAGGCGTGGATCACAGCTCAGAACTGGGTGGTAAATGCGGATGATGAGGAATTTAAGGCACATTTCAAGGATCACTTCGATCTGGATTCTGCTATTTTCCATTATCTGTTTACTGAACGTCACACCATGGTTGATAACCGTGCAAAGAACGTGTTCCCGCACACCAGCGATTTGGTTCACTGGGATTTCTGCTTTGACTACGATAACGATACCGCTATGGGCAATGATAACGAGGGTGGTCTGACTCTGACTTATGGCTACGAGGACACTGATACTATCGGCACAAAGAATGTGTTTAACGCTGCTGACTCCAAACTGTGGTGTAAGCTGCGCGACCTATTCCCCGATGAGATAGCAGCGATGTTCCGCAACCGTGAGAATGCGCTGGCATGGAGTGCAACTCGTATTTTGAAAAAGTTCGAGGACTATCAGGATGTGAAGCCCGAAAAGCTTTGGATCATGGATATGCGGCGCAAATATTTCCGCACCTACGAAGATCCCACCATCAATACCACCAGCTATCTGCCCATGATGCATGGCAACAAGCGGCATCAGCGTCGGCAATTCCAGCGCTATCAGGAAAAGTATATGGCATCTAAGTATTCCGGTTCTGCCGCAACCAGTGATGATATGACCATTCGTGGCTATACTCCCACCAACTGGACTGGCGTGAAGCCGGATGGCACCTTTCATATCACACCATACGCTGATACCTATGTCTCTGTTCTGTACGGCTCCAACCCTGTGAAGGTGCGTGGCAAGCGCGGCCAGACCTACACAATCGAATGCCCTATCACTGCAATGAACGATACTGAAGTTTATATCTATAATGCTTCTATTATTCAGAGTATTGGTGATATCTCTGGCTTTTATCCCGGCTATGTTGACTTCAGCCACGGTGTTAAGCTGACAGAGCTAAAAGTCGGTTCCGGTGTGAGCGGCTATAAGAATACGAACATGACCGACTTCGCTGTTGGTAATAACACTCTACTGGAACATTTGAACCTGCAGAACGTGCCGAACCTGAAGAAATCCATTGGTCTGACCGGATGCACCAGCCTGACTGAGTTCTATGCTGACGGCTCTGGTATTACCGGTGTCTCTTTTGCAAGCGGCGGCAAGATCAAAATCGCCCACCTGCCTGCAATCGCCAGCTTGACCGCAAAGAATCTGAACTATCTGACTGACCTGACGATTGAGGATTACACCAATATCACTACGCTGACCGTTGAGAAGTGTGCAACCATCGATCTGAAAGATATGCTGGGCAAGTGCACCAACCTGAACCGTGTGCGTATTACCGGTATTGATTGGGAACTGGCTGATACTTCCCTGCTGAATCGTCTGTACGCAATGAGCGGTCTGGATGAAAATGGCTACAACACTGATAATTCCGTTGTGGAAGGCAAAGTGCATGTGCCTATCATCCGTGAACGTGAGAAGCTGTTGTACACAGAGCGCTGGCCTGATTTGGAGATCACCTACAACACCATGATCAACCAGTATGCTTGGAAGTTCGTGAATAAGGATGGCGCTGTTCTGGATATCCAGTATATTGACAAGGGCGAGCGTGCAGTTGACCCTGTGACCCGCTCTGACAATCCTATCCCGACACCTACCTTCCCGAGTACCATCAGTACGGTATTTACATTCAGTGGCTGGGACACCGAGTTCACTCCTGTTTTTGAAAATCAGACTGTTACTGCTGTATACGATGAATCTGTGCGTCAGTATCGTGTACGCTATATGAATCGCGGCGCTGTTCTACAGCAGACAACTGCTCCGTATGGCTCTATGGTTCTGTATGATGGCGACACTCCGACCTATACCAGCGAAGAGACTGCTTATAAGTATTATCTGTTCAGTGGCTGGGACAAGGGCGGCTATGTCAATGGCGATAAGGATATCAATGCTGTTTACGATATATGCGAATACGTCAGCGGCTATTTCAGAGACAAGCAGCTGAGTGACCTGCGCCCTGTTGAGATCTATGCCATGACCAAGGTGAATCTGGAGCAGAGTGTTGTTTCTGACAAGGACTCTATCACCATCAAGATGGGCAACGACTTTACCTTTAGCGACGTGGAAGAGAAAGTTCTGTTCAACGAACCGAAGATCTTTACTGGCAAGAATTATGTCGATACCGGCGTATCTCTGTTGTCTGAGGATCGCAGCTGGGTTATGGCACTGGACTATCGAATCGACGAAGATTCCGCCGCAAACTCTGTGATTGCTCAGTGCTTCCAGACCAACGGCATGAATGGTTTCCGCTTCTGGGTCAACAACGGCTCCAAGGTTGCCTGGGGTACTGAATCCACATCCGGCGCACATCTTGGTTCTCGTGATATGATCGTTCTGCGCCATACCAAGGGCGAAAATGGTATTCACGTTTATGCGGCGAATACCACTGCTGCTGAAATCGGCTATATTCAGTTGAATCGTACTCGCACCACACAGACAAATGCCACTTTGGTGTTTGGTTGTGCTAAGGCAGACGACGGCGCTTACGAGCGTTACGCAAAAGGCACAATCTACTGGGGCAAGCTCTGGTATACCGATCTGGGTGACGCTGCCTGCCGGAAGTTGGCCGCATGGACACATGAGGACTTCACTTTCGAGGCTTGTGGCTTCAAACAGTATTACCTGAGCGATAATTCCAACAAGCGTTGTTCTATCAGCTTTATTCAGGCCGGACTGCTTGGTCAGAAGATGGCTCTGAATACTGGTTCCACTAACACTGGCGGCTGGGCAGATGCGAATATCCGTACATTCCTTGACGGTCGTATTCTGAATGCTCTCCCGATTGGTTGGCAACAGATCATCAAGCAGGTCAAGGTTGGCAGTACCATTGGCGATAAGAGCAGCGAAGTTGTGACTGCGGACAGTTATTTCTATCTGCCATCTGTGGCCGAATTGTTCCCCTCTCAGAATGTTGAGCCTTATATTTACGAAGGTACGGCAATCAGCTTTATGACTGATAATACCAGCCGCATCTGCAATGACGAGAATGGCAATCCCGCTGCATATTGGACGCGAAGCCCGAATGCTCAGTATGGCAGCTATTTCTGGTCTGTGACTGTGACTGGCGAATATTACGGATTTACCCCTGCAAATAACGAACAGGGTATCCGCTTGATGTTCAGCGTTTAAGGAGGTGTTGAGAGTGTACTACAAGGTATTGAAAAATGGCCGGGTGATCGATGCTCTTGACCACCTGCGCTTTGTAAAGTATCAGCCCAAGCACGACATTATGGTGAACTGCGTGGAGGATGATGCACAGGGAATTATCAGCAGTGATGGTAATCATATCTGGCATGTGGACGGGTATTATCTCATCCCATGTCCCGAGTATGACACCGTGGAACTGCAGGAAATTGACCTGTATGAATATGAGCAGCTGAAAGCCTTGGGTGGTAAAACGCCCGAGGCAATTATTGATGCTTACACTTTGAGTTTGATTCAAGGAGGGCTGCTATGAATGACGAGAGGAAGTATAGCGAGTTTGTTGAGAGTATGCATCGACTGTACAATGACGGAATGATTCAGGACAAGCTCCTGGACAATCTGTTTGCCGGGCACAAAATCTCAAAGGACGAGTATCTGTATATCATCAGGAAGGAGGTGTGATATGTATACCTTTTTGATCAATGAGGATAATACACTGACCGTAAGCAAGCGGGAACGCATTATGGAGCGCAGTAAGCAGGTGGATACTCTCCACTTTCTGGCTGACACTACATACAAGGATGTTGACATGAGTGAATTCACCGTGATGCTTGAGTACGTTCTGCCAATCAGCAAGCGATATAAGACAGAAATTCTGCAGAAATCAGAAGAGCTTTATAAGAACAAGCTGGAGTATAAGCTGCCTATCGACACCAACCTGACCAATGAGCCGGGCGATATCCAGATCCAGTTGACATTCGTTGATGTGACAATGGACCCAGATGGCACGACTGTTCAGCATGTGCGCAAAGTTGGTCCTGGCGTGATCACTGTTGTTCCCATTCAGAATTGGAGTGACATTGTTCCTGATGAGGCTCTGGGCGCACTTGACCAGCGTATTATCGCTCTGAATGCACAGATTAAGGCACTGAGTGATCGTAACAACGCTATTCTGGATGGTAAGGCTGATGACCTGAGCTACAATGACGACCATACCCTGCAGCTGCTGGCCAACGGTAAGCCCATCGGCAGCGCGGTCAAGATTACTCAGGAGAGCGTCGAAACTGAAGACGGTAGTTTGCGGGTGGTTCCGTTCTAAGCCATCCGCTTCTTTTATAAGGAGGCAAAGATGGCACAGGCTAAATATTCCAAGCTTGGATATGGTAACGCCGAAGATGTAGAAGCTGCGATTGCGCTGGGAATGTTGGACGGCAGGGATATGATCATCACAAAGGATTCCTCGGAGTTCATGTATGTGCGTGATGACTTATCCGTTCAAAAGATTCGTCCCCGCAATCGTTGTTTCGCCAGCGTTACCGAAGCAAACGAGCAATTAAATGAGACGGAAGACACTTATGCAGGTCAAACCGTTATGGTGAAAGACGAAAATGGTAAATATGCTCCGTGGATCGTTCAACAAAGCGAAGCCACGGGGCTTTTTTCTATTGAACCTTTTTACGTTGAGCCGACAAATTTTGTTTGGCAAGAATTTTAAGAAAGTGAGGCAAAGATGGCTAATGTAAATTTTGGCTATGGTACAAAAGCGAATTATGATAAGCTGACTACCAAAGATGCCAACACATTGTATTTTATTACAGACACGCGCCAGATTTTCAAGGGTACTGATGAGTACACCAAGAGCTGCAAGCTGGTGAGCGCTCTGCCTGCAAGCGGTCAGATTCAGGGTCTGCTGTATATCCGTATGACTGACTATACCTTCCACATTTGGAATGGCACTGAGTTCGTACAGCTGAATCGCCCCATTGTGACTGAGATTCCCAATGCGGATGCAAGCGACGACAATCTGCCCACCACCAAGGCTGTGGCTGACTATGTGAATGCAAAGATTGCCGCAACCGAGGGCAAGGAAGGTCTGTTCGTTACGGATGTCACCTACTCCCCTGCTACCGGCACTCTGAGTGTGGCAAAGAACGGTGCTCCTGTTCCCACCGTGATGAGCGGCCTGACCCATGATCCCACCTATGATGCTGAGACCCGTACCATCAAGCTGCCTGTGTTTGGCGGCGATGAGCTGGTGATCAATCTGGGCAAGGATCTGGTTGTGAAGACCGGTACTTACAACACAGAGACCCACGAGATCGAGCTGACTATCACCACTGGTGAGGTCGTGAAGATCCCTGTTGGCGCTCTGATCGATATCTATGTTGGTGTGGTCACTCCTACTGCTGAGGTAACTGTTTCTGATGACAATAAGATCTCTGTCAGTGTTCGTGTGTCTACCAAGGGCAATAACAGCATCACCGTTGAGGAAGATGGCCTGTATGTTGCAGTGCCGGACGCTTACACCAAGGCTGAAGCAGACGCGAAGGTTAAGGTCGTTAATGACAAGCTGGACGAGCATATCAAGGATGCTGTAAAGCATATCACTGCTGACGAGCGCAAGGCTTGGAATGCAAAGCCCACTCAGGATGAGCTGGCTGCTGCGAAGGCTGAGGCAATTTCTACCGCCGCCGATGATGCAACCACTAAGGCTGATAACGCTCTGGCTAGTGCAAAGACTTATGCAGATGGTCTGAATACCACTATGGATGGTCGTGTGCAGGTGCTGGAAGGCGCTATTACATGGAAATCCCTTGATGGCTAATTGATTTGTTTCACCACATGGCAATGACGCTGTGTGGTGAATCTTATTAAGCAAAGGAGTTGAGTATGGCAAATTTATCATTACGCGAGGTCGCACAGTCTCAGCTGGATCAAGCTCCTGTGATTGACGGCCAACTGATCGTATGTACTGATACTGGAAGCACTTATCGAGATATCGGCACAAGACGAATTCAAATCAGCAAAGACTTGGAGATCGTAAGCTCGCTTCCGCTGGCTCCTTTGTCTAATAAGATTTACTACCTGCGTCCAGACAGCTTGTATGTTTATAGTGGCGATGACTGGATTCTTTTGAACCCATCAAAATTCACACTGGAAGCAGACAAAAACGCAGTCAATGGCGAAGTTAATATCAATCTAATCCTGAACGGTACAGCGCAGGATAAAATCAAAATCGCTGGCGGTGGTGTGACCACAGTGACAACTGGAGAGATGGGCGATATCACGATTGATACCCCGCATCCGGATGAACTGCTGGCTGCACTGACGAATGAAGAGATTGATGCGATCACTGGCGGCATGGTCGATGATAGCGGCAATCCCCTGCCTACGCCGCAGGTTGTGGTGGATGCGACACTGACTGTATCTGGACGTGCTGCTGATGCAAAGGTGACCGGCACAAGGATCTCTGAGGCGCTGAGTATCGCAAAATCGGCTGATGCCGGGCTGACCAATGTACGCACTGAGCTGGACAGGTTGAAGCTTGATTCTGTTGCGGTGGACAAGACCCTGACAAAAGAGAATTTCGCCGCTGATGCCAAAGCTGTTGGTGATGCTCTGGCGAAGAAAGCAAATGCAGAACACAACCACGATGACCGCTATTATACAGAAGACGAAATCAATGTAAAGCTCTCAAAGAAAAGCGATGATAGTCACACCCATGACGAGCGGTACTACCAGCAGAACGAGATCGACGAAAAGCTGAAGGTGAAGGCAAATACGATCAATATCCACACACTGACTATTCCGACTACAAGTTAGCTTACTGACGACACGGTGGACCGATATTCAAAGTATATTGACCTCGACATCGATGGGATTACATCAAAGGATGTTATTTCTATCAGCGTGACACCGGCCAGTGCAAAAGTGGCCTCTTATGCCCAGTTTGCAAACCCGGAGACCTTTGATGGATATGTGCGTCTGAGAGCTGTATCAGTTCCAACGACTGCGATTACAGCTCAGTATTATATCGTGCAAGGTGGCGGGCAAACAGATAGCGGTAGCGGTACTGTTGTTGAGGGATATACCAAAGCACAGGTGGATAACAAGATAGCGGCGGCAATCAAGGTAGCCAAAGAAGAACAGAAGCTGCTCGATCACCCTGTTGGAAGTATTTATCAAAGCGTAGAACCGACAAGTCCCGCTGAGTTGTTTGGTGGAGAGTGGCAGAAAATTGAAGATCGTATGTTGATTGCCGCAAGTAGCACGTATCCTGTAAAGAGTACAGGTGGCGAGGCGACACATACGTTGACAATTGATGAAATGCCAAAACATAGGCATTCTTTGGATAGTCTTAGTTATAGTGCTGGTCCAAGCGAAATTGACACTAATGGAAATGGTGTAGGTTATAAAAAGAGCCCTACATATCCTATTTATGCATCAACTTACGCTGGTGGCGATGCTGCTCATAATAATATGCCACCATACTACGCTGTCTACACTTGGCTCCGTACAGCATAATCACATTGTAAAAGGAGGATTACGAAACATGGCAATCGGGGACTTAAATATCGCAGGGGGGGGGGGGTAGAAGCCTACCCTATTGGCTCGATTTATATGAGTTTTAATTCTACTGAACCAAGTATATTGTTTGGTGGAACATAGGAAAGAATCAAAGATAGATTTATTTTAGCAGCTGGAGATAGTTACACGGCTGGAGCGACGGGTGGCGAAGCGACACATGAACATAATTAGGGTTTGCGATATAACTTGTTTTATGGTGGATTTATGGGCAGAGATAATGAAGTTTTACGTGGATTAAAATATTCTGGAACTAGTATCGCAGGCACTGTCGAAGGTGCAAATACAGGTGATTCCAATGCGATGGTTTCAAATACAGGTGTTGGCAGTGATTATACAACAGACACTCGCAATTCTGCCGGATATAATTTAATTTCAAACACTAGTTCAGCATCTTCTATGCCGCCATACTTGGTCGCTTATATGTGGTATCGCACCGCATGATTGTGGCAATTTTCGCTGCTAAAATATTCGTTTTATAAGGAGGCAAAATATGGCGCTAGGAGAAATGAATAGTGGGAACGAAATGACCACTGAATGGAATGAAGTGCAGAATAAACCATCTGAATTTAATCCATCAAAACATTTTCATAATTTTATTGTTGATGATGGAGATAACAGAGATTCGAATACAGCACCGTCTGATTATTACGGGGACAAAAATAACGATGATTGTCATGGTAAAATGATTTTTCGTGGAATAAAAAGAACTTCAGCTGTCAATTTGTCTGCTGGTGGAAACGGATATTGTTTTTTACTTGGTCTGTGTGGTTAGAAAGACTATACTGGAGGATATTCTTACGAAATAGCTTTTTGTAATGGGAATATTTATTACCGCTATGGCGGGGATGATAGTTGGGGCGACTGGAAGAAAATTGCTACAGCTTAAAGGAGGTATGAATTATGGCTTTAGGAAATATGAATATTGGTGTCGATAGTGAGTTCATTCCGTCCAACCTCAATACGGTTCTTACCCCCCC